GAATGTTTGAGGCTGAACCCGCAGTGTTGAGAATGTTACCATCTTTATCAGCAATCATTACTGCTTCAAACAGTGTGGTACCGTTTGCTAGGTAACTCTGACTATTTTTATTCCACTGTGCCACGATTTAATCCTTTTTCTTGTTCCCTACCGCATCAGCTGCAAAGAATGCAGAGACTAATACGGCAATAGATGCAAAGTATGTGGGTGCAATGTCTGCAATCAAACTCGCTGCCCCGTCTAATCCAAATAACGATGTCATAAAAATTCCAAATGGATATAACAAAAGACCACCTAGTGAAAACCACGCCATTTTACGAATAGCATCTCGTTGTGCGTCTTGATCTTCTAATTCTTTTCTTTTAAATTCAAGATTCATATGTGCTTCAACTTCTTCCATAGAAATATGGCCATCACCATTTAAATCGGCCGCGGCCAAATTATCGTCTACTGTTTTATCTTTTTTTGCTGCCATTTTGATCCCAACCTATTTACTTTTTGTGTGATTTGCTTTATAATCTACTACATACTTAAAAGGTGTATCAATGGAATTTTATACTAACGTCTCCAAATTTAAAGGCGATTACATTTATGTTCGAGGTTTTGATGAGACCGGTAGGTTTCAACGTAAAGTAAAATATGAACCTACTTTATATCAACCATCCCAACAAAATACCGGTTACTATAATATATATGGACAAAATGTAAAACCTAAATTATATGATTCAATTTCAAAGTGCCACGAAGAACTCAAACTATACGATGGAGTTCGCGGAAAAGAATTTTATGGTCTTACCCGCTGGCCTTATATTTATATATATGATACATACAAGAATTTAAATCCTGATACTTCTAAAATTAATATTGTATTGATTGATATTGAGGTTGCATCTGATGATGGTTTTCCTGAGCCATTACACGCTGATAAAGAAGTAACTGCCATTTCGTTAAGAAGACGGGATCTAAAAATAATTCTTGGTTGCGGAGATTTTGTTACAGATGAAAAAAATACTTACTATATTAAATGCAAAAATGAATATCAACTCTTATGTAAATTCCTTGAAATCTGGAATGAATTGGATGCTGATGTCGTTACGGGATGGAACACTGAGTTTTTTGATATTCCTTATCTTGTACATCGTATCCGCAGAATTGTGGATGAAGACGCAGTAAATAAATTATCGCCGTGGGGAATTATTACAAAGAATACTGTTAGACGTAATTCTAAAGAAGAAATAACATACAACATCGGAGGTGTTTCTTGTTTAGATTATCTAGCTGTATATCGTAAATTTCAATTAGATCCTCGCGAATCTTATAGACTAGACTATATTGCTGAGGTTGAACTTGGCGTTAAGAAAATAGATTACTCAGAGTATGGTAATCTATTTGCGTTGTATAAAGAAAATTTTCAAAAATTCATTGAATATAATATTCGTGATACTGATTTGATTTTTATGCTTGAAGAAAAGCTAGGATTTCTTGAACAAATTTTTGCAATTTCATATGATGCTAAAGTTAATTATATAGATGCCCTCGCTTCAGTATTGATATGGGATGTAATAATACACAACTATTTACTTGATAAAAATGTTGTTATCAATCCAAGATCAATATCTGAAATGAATAGAAGTATTGAAGGTGGATTTGTTAAAGAACCTATTACTGGTATGCATAAGTGGGTAATGTCTTTTGATTTAAATTCTCTTTATCCGCATCTTATTCAGCAATATAATATCTCACCAGATACTCGCGCAAGTTCTAATGCTGAATTATATAATCTTACTCGTAATATATCTGTCGATCATTTACTTGATAAAAAAATTGATACTGAAGTCTTAAAAAAATATGATTATACAATGACTCCAAATGGTCAATTTTATCGACGTGATGTTCGTGGATTTTTACCAGCTCTGATGAAAGAAATGTATGATGATCGTACAAAATATAAACAAAAAATGATTGAAGCTAAACAGGAATATGAAAAAACACCAACTAAAGAACTAGAAATTGATATTTCTCGATATCATAATCTACAACTTGCTAAAAAGATTCAACTAAATTCTGCATATGGTGCATTAGCTAATCAATACTTTCGTTGGTTTGATTTAGAAAACGCTGAGGCTATTACTAAAGCTGGCCAACTTTCTATTAGATGGATTGAGCGTAAGTTAAATGAATATCTTAATAAGTTATTAAAAACAAATGATAAGGATTATGTATTAGCAGTTGATACTGATTCTGTATATATTGTTTTTGATGAATTAGTAAATCAAGTTTTACCTAATGGTCAAACAAATGAAATTGTAGAATTTCTTGATAGGGTTGCTAAGACAAAAATTGAATCGTATATTGATAAATGCTATGAAGAACTTGCAGATTATATGAATGCAGTCAGCCAAAAAATGTTTATGAAACGAGAAAACATTGCTGATAAAGCTATATGGACTGCTAAAAAACGTTACATCATGAATGTGCATGATTCTGAAGGTGTTAGATATAATGAACCTAAATTAAAAATGATGGGGATTGAAGCTATTAGATCTTCGACTCCTGGTGTATGTCGGGATTATATTAAAAAAACATTAGAACTTATAATGAATGAGTCTGAAACTGTAGTTCAAAAATATATTGCAGATATCAGAAAAGAATTTAATACATTAAAATTTGAACAAATAGCTTTTCCGCGTAGTGTTAATTTTTTAACGTGGAAAGAAACTAGTGATGGCCAAAGATATCCGGATACGTATGCTGATAAAAAGAATATATACAAAAAGGGTACACCAATTCAAGTGAAAGGTGCATTGATATATAATCATTATTTAGATAAATATAATCTCACCAAGAAATATGAATCAATTAACGATGGAGAAAAGATTAAATTTTCTTATTTAAAAAAACCAAATCCTTTACACGATATGGTTATTTCCTGTCCAGATACTTTACCTACAGAATTTAAGCTTGAAGAATATATAGATTATGAAATGCAATTCGTTAAAGGATATTTAGATCCAGTTAATGTTATTTTAAATACTATTGGTTGGAATCACGAAAAGAAAGCAACTCTTGAGGATTTTTTCAATGACTGAACCTATTAATTTAGAACCATTTGATTTTGGTTTTAGTATTGTCAACGAAGAAGAATTACAAACTGTACAACAAGTTAAGCAAGAAATTCAACAAACAACTGATGAAGCAGAATTTTGGAAAGCGCGCGCTGAACATTGGGAACATACATCAAATTTATTGTATGAACATACTATACCGCTATTAAATAATTTAGCTGCAAATGAAGAAAAAGAATACATTTATTGGCCTAACCGTACAGATAAGATTAATGCTTTTAAGTTAAAATTACTTTCTATTTTAGAAAACTAAGGAGGTATAATGCAACCTTCACTACCAATAAGCTTAATGGCTTTGGGTATGGGTATTTTGTTATCTGCAGTTGCTGGTTATTTTTCTGTTATAGGTATTGCTACAATTTTTTCAGGTGCATGGTGGTCTGTCATTATAATGGCAGGTTCTTTAGAGGCATCTAAAATTATAGCAGCTTCTTGGATATATAGAAATTGGATAATCGCACCATTATTAATGCGAATATATATGATTCTAGCTGTTATTGTTTTAGTTATAATAACATCTATGGGTATTTTTGGTTATCTATCTAAAGCACATTTAGATCAAACGATAAACCAAGGTGGAAATAATGATATACAAATTCAGTTACTTGAACGAAGAATTGAATCTGAACAAAGAAATATTAGATCTGCAGAAACCGTACTTACAAGTCTTGACCAGACAGTACAAACTCTTGTCGAGTACGATAGAATACGAGGACCTGAAGGTGCGCTTGCAGTTCGTCAATCACAAAAAGAAGAACGTGCTGAAATAGAACAATCATTAAGAAATGCACAAGAAAGAATTGATGAGTACCAAATTGAGCTTATACCTTTAAAGAAACAATCAATAGAATTAGAAGCAGAAATAGGACCATTAAAATATATTGCAGAGTTAATATATGGAGATCAAGCAAAAGATTATTTTGATGTGGCAGTTCGATGGATCATTATTTTATTGGTTTCTGTTTTTGATCCTCTGGCCATCTGTTTGTTACTAGCAGGAAATGCTGGATTAGTTCATTCTAAAAAACCTGTTATTATAGATGGAAAACACCAAATAGATGATAATAAGATTATGAAGATGGATAGTTCCACCGACGGACATAACTTAGGATTGGACGGACAAACAAAATGAGTATACTAACAGAGCTATCAAAAATAAAACAAGCAGAATCCTGGGGATCTCATATACCAGTTAATGCTGCACTATGCAGTACGTATAATATTACAGGTGTTATTGAATTAGGGTGTGGAAACTTTAGTACTAAAGTTTTTCGCAATTACGCTAATAAAGTTTTGTCAATAGAAAATGACGCATCTTGGTATGATAAAGTTAGAAAAGAATTTGGTGAAGATGAAAATAATAAATTCATACTGCACACTCTAGGCGATGGTATTCGTGTTCATACTAAAAGATGGGAGTTGACAAAAGAAAAAATAAAAGAAGTTGAAAACTATTATTCAAATTTAAATACAGATGGTTATAATTTTTTATTTGTAGATCAATACGCATCAACAAGAAGAAGCGCGCTTGATGTGTTACACCATAAATTTGATATTATAGTATATCATGATTGCCAAAATAATAATCCTACAAGACCTGGCCACACTAATCATTCTTATGAGATGGATCCTGATGTTGGAACATTTATTCCGCATGAAGATTATTTTATGATACATGATAAAACTATGACGAATGGACAATGGACAGGTATTCTTATACATAAAAATTTAATGCAGGATTTCAATGATTTTTTAGTTACGCATCAAAAAATGTGTAGTGAATTTACAAACCATAAACCATGTATGGATATAGTATATGAAAGTGGACCGAGGACTAATAATTAGAAGATTACAAGTTCCATTATCAATGGAATACGCACAAGGATGTGCTGATTCGTGCAAAGAACATGGATTAAAATATGAATTTATTGATGCTGTAGAGTTTTTAGATTGTAAAAATGCATTTAATTCTGTTGGTATAAAAATGCATAGACATTATAAAAATACAGATGGAAATTGTTGCGTCCATTCTAGTATGATTAAATGTTGGAAAAGAATTATAGAATTAGGAAAGCCATGTATTATATTAGAACACGATGCTATTATTCTTGGTGACGTAAAAACACTAGACATTCCGGACATGAGTGTTGTATCATTTGGAAATCATGTAATGGAAATAGAACATTATAAACCAATTGGTCCAGCACAAAAATTAACAGAGATAAAAAGAGGAAAAGGTTGTCACGCATATTCTATTACGCCTGCTACAGCGCAGTTTCTTATTGACGAAATAGAAGAACATGGAGTAACTCTTGGTGTAGATAAAAGATTAATGATGAAACCCACAATGCCATTATATTTGTGTGATCCTCCTCAAGCTGTAGCGTGGAATAGAAAATCTACAAATGGGTTAACGAGCGTAGACGATATACCAAGAGCACCAAGAATTAAAAATCCTAAAGAAATGGAAATAGAATCTTGGTTAGCTGGTTTACAAACAAATCATAATGCAGTATAATATACAAACTATATATTGGAGAACTACATGAGTGTATTAGATAAACTTAAGAAAAATTCAACTATTAAAGATTCTGCTTTATTAGTTGACTCTAAGTTTTTTACAGAAAAAGATATGATCCCAACATCTATTCCGGTTATCAACATTGCATTGAGTGGTAAACTAGATGGTGGTTTAACGCCTGGCCTTACAATGTGGGCTGGTCCTTCTAAACATTTTAAAACTGCATTTAGTTTATTGATGGCTAAGTCATACCTTGACAAGTATGAAGATGCAGCTTTACTTTTTTATGATTCTGAGTTTGGTACTCCGCAATCATATTTTGACTCGTTTGAAATTGATAAAGATCGAGTATTGCATACGCCTATTACTGACGTTGAGCAATTGAAATTTGATATTATGAAACAACTCGATCAACTTGATCGTGGTGAGCGAGTCATTATTGTGATCGATTCTATTGGTAACCTTGCTTCAAAGAAAGAAGTTGAAGATGCTTTGAATGAAAAGTCAGTTGCTGATATGTCGAGAGCAAAACAAATCAAATCATTGTTCCGCATGGTTACACCACATCTTACATTAAAAGATATTCCTATGGTAGTGGTAAACCACACGTACAAAGAAATTGGTTTGTTCCCTAAAGATATTGTTGGCGGAGGAACGGGCTCCTACTACTCCGCTGATAATATTTACATCATTGGTCGTCAGCAAGAAAAAACTGGTACCGAAGTTACTGGTTATAATTTTATTATTAACGTAGAGAAATCACGCCATGTTAAAGAAAAGTCAAAAATACCTGTCAGTGTTTCTTTTGACGGTGGTATTTCTAAGTGGTCTGGTCTCTTGGATATTGCTATGGATGGCGGTTTCGTAGTAAAGCCCAGTAATGGTTGGTATTCTAGAGTGGATATATCAAGCGGGGAAGTAGAAGAAAAGAAATTTAGAATCAAAGATACTGATACTTCTGAATTTTGGAAACCCATTCTTTCTTCCAAAGAATTTCCAGAATTTGTAAAAACAAAATATCAAGTAGCACATAGCACGATTATTCGTGATAGAGAAATTAATGATTTTATTGAGGGCAATGAATGACGAATATAGACATTGAAAATTTAATCTTATCGAGTTTAATCAATGATGAAAATTATATTCGAGCATCAATACCATATATTAAAGAAGAATATTTTATAAACTTTGATCAGCGTACAATCTTCAACACAATTAGACAATATTTTGATAAGTATAATATGGCACCATCGTCTAGTGCTATAAAAATAGAATTAGATGAAGCTAATATTAATCAAGATACATATGAAAATTGTTTAAAAACACTAGAAATTATTACTACAAAAAATGATGTTGATTATGAATGGTTGATATATCAAACTGAAAAATACTGTCAGGATAAAGCAGTATATAATGCTATAATGGAAAGCATACAAATTATTGATAATAAATCTAATAATGATAAAGGTGCTATCCCACAAATATTACAAGATGCATTAGCAGTTTCTTTTGATAATCATATTGGCCATGATTTCTTAGAAGACTTTGAAGAAAGATATGACTTTTATCACAAGGTCGTAGAAAGATTACCGTTTGATCTTGAATATATGAATGAGATTACACGTGGAGGTGTACCTAGAAAAACTCTTAATATGATTTTGGCGGGTACTGGCGTAGGTAAAACATTAATGATGTGTCATTTTGCTGCATCTAATTTAATGCAGGGCAAAAATGTTTTATACATTACGTTAGAAATGGCTGAAGAAAGAATTGCAGAACGTATTGATGCTAACTTAATGAATGTTGCATTAAATGATTTGGAAACATTACCAAAAGATTCTTATTCAAAAAAATTAAATATAGTACAAAAGAAAACAAATGGTAAATTAATTGTCAAAGAATATCCTACAGCTTCAGTAGGATCTGGTCATTTTCGACATTTATTAAATGAATTAAAAATGAAGAAAAAGTTTACGCCAGATGTTATTTACATTGACTATCTTAATCTTTGTATTTCATCAAGATTAAAAATGGGATCTAATGTAAACACATATTCTTATATAAAATCTATTGCTGAAGAATTGCGTGGCCTGGCTGTAGAATACAACTTACCTATATTCAGTGCTACTCAAACAAATAGAACTGGTTTTACAAACTCTGATGTTGGACTTGAAGATACGTCTGAATCATTTGGTTTACCTGCAACCGCAGATTTTATGATAGCAGCAATATCAAATGAAGAGTTAGAATCTTTAAATCAGCTGATGATTAAACAATTAAAAAATCGTTATAACGATCCTTCATCTAATAGAAGATTTGTTATTGGTGTTGATAGATCAAAGATGAAACTATATGATGTAGAACAAAATGCTCAGCAAGGTATTGTTGATGATAAACCAGTAATGGATAACACTTCATTTGGCGAAGGATTAAAACGAGAAAAAATAGATAAAAATGTATTTGAGCTTTGGAAATGACACAATACATACAACTCAACGATGGTAAACAGATTGATGTAAGAGATTTACTTTATAAGCATATAGAAGCTGGATATATAGATGGAGAACATCTTTTATATTGTTGCTTAAGATATATGTCTGCAAGTGATATAAAAGAAATGTTGGAAATCAATCAATTAGAAAAATATTTAGATATAATTCAATAAGGAGAAATCTAAAATGGAAGGACAAGCTGTACCAAACGTGACATTTAAAACAAGAGTAAGAAGGCCAGAATTAGACGAAGAAGGGAATGAAATTCCTGGACAAGAAAATCCCTATGTATGGGAAGACGTTACTACTTCTGATATTTTTTCAAATAAACTTGTAGTAATTTTTAGTTTGCCAGGTGCATTTACTCCTACGTGTGATACTTACCAATTACCAGAATATGAACTTCATGCTCAAAATTTTCGTAATGAAGGCGTTGATGACATTTATTGCGTATCTGTAAATGATTCATTTGTAATGAATGCTTGGGCAAAAAGTAAAGGTTGTGAACGCGTTAAAATGATTCCTGATGGATCTGGATTATTTACTGAAGGTATGGGAATGCTAGTTGCAAAAGATAATCTAGGGTTTGGAAAAAGATCTTGGAGATATGCAGCAGTCATTAATAATGGAGTAGTTCAAAAAATGTTTATTGAGCCAGGCAAGCAAGATAATGCAGAAAACGATCCATTTAGTGTAACATCTGCTGCTGAAGTGTTTAAGTATCTTAGAGATTATAATGCTGTTGAATAAGCGTAATTAAATCAATAGCTTATACGCTATATATTTTTTCGGCCAATTTGTATAGAATAGCCATATAAATGAGGAAAAGATATGAAAAGAATTATTGTATTTTTAGTTAGCGTTTTTGCTATATTTGTGTGTAATCAAGCAGCAGCAATTCAAGCTGAGGTGATAAGATCACAACCTATTGAACGTAACTATTACGAACGCGTTCCTTTAGATGATGTTATTGAAGTTTGTGAAACCAATTACGTAGCACGTGGCTGGATAGAAGATAGTTCTAGAAGAGTATTTGGTAGTTCTACTGGCGCTCTTGGTTCAGCTATTGGTATTGCGATTGGCGATAAAATAGGTGATGGCCGAGGAAGATATGGCGCTATGGCTGTTGGTGCTATTCTTGGAAATAAAATTGGTAATGATATCAATGATAAAGTTGAGAACGCTACTAAAAATTGTGAGCTTAGGCCAAGTGGTAGAACTACAGTTGTTACTACCACAGTGGTCGAAGGATATAAAATTCGTGTAAGATTAAACGACGGCAGTCGTTATACTGTTACTAGACCAATTATGTATCAACCTGGTGAAATTATTGACGTACAAATAATGGGAGTACAATAATGGATTTTAGAACCTGGTTATTACAAATGTGGGAAGAACATAAATTAGAAACAGAATCTTGGGAAGGCAAACCTCCATGTTATGATGCTGCTGAGTATTTCAAAAAATACAAATGGTGGTTAAGACGTGAATATAGATATCAACAATCATGGAAGAAATAGATTATATTATTTTTGCTTGGTTAGCAGCTACTTTCATATTTAAACTAGCAATTATTTCTTTTGCAATTGGTTTATGTTTTATGGCTCTAGCTAATTTTGGCGGCTTTATTATAAAAGCTATTTTTTATGGATTTAGTGGTTTACTTTTTCTTATACTTATGGTAGTATTAATATTATGGATGATTACTTAGAAAAAAAGTGGAATAGTTTAACTGACTTTAAAGAATTCTTAGAAAAAAATAAATTAGAAGAAATATTAGATTTTTCTGGATACCAGTTAGTAACTAATAAACGCGTTTATAGTTTATATAACAGTAAGTTAGCTTATAGAAATAGATAATGAATTTATTTATCCTTGATTATTGTCCCGTGTGTGCTGCTGAACAACAGTGCGACAAACATGTACCTAAAATGATTGTCGAATCTGCTCAAATGCTTTGCACTGCTCATCGTATGCTTGATGGCTTTGAAACTAGGAAACCATCTAAGTCTGGTAAGACTATGGTAAAATACTATGAATTAGAAGATGATAGCGAAGAACTATTTTACAAAGCCGTTCATTTCAATCATCCGTGTACAGTATGGACTCGTGAAACCTTAGCTAATTACAATTGGCATTACAAACACTTCGTTGCTCTCTGCGACGAATACACTCATCGTTATGGCAAATTACATCTAACTGATCAGCTATTGCGTGAACCTCTCAAAACTCCTCCTCGTAATATACCTAGAACTCTTGGTCAAACGCCTTTTCCATTGGCAATGAAATCTAATCCGGAATGTATGTTCCCTAACGATCCTGTCAAATCTTATCGTATGTTTTATCAAACTAAGCAGCATCGCTTCAATATGGTATGGTCAAAGCGTGAAGTACCAGAATGGTTTGTGTACGTATAAATTATGCAATACATTATTGTCGATGATTTTCTATCACAAAAAGAGTTAAATGAAGCTTTAAATTTTTGTAAAACATTAAAGTTTTTCCAGGCCCCACATCAAGTTCAAAGAATAATGAGTATAGACGCAGATTTTATGTCGTCTTTAAATTCAAAAGATGAAAGAACAAGATTGGGCCAGGCTTTCAAACAGCATGATCAACGTAATGGTCTTAATAAATGGACAGAGATTAATAAATCAAAGTTGTCAAAATTTTTAAAAGCAAATAAAGAACAAGCAAACGCACAATTATATTTGTACAGATTATTTGATGAATATCAAAAAACTATATATGATTTTCTTTTTCAGCTATTACCTAAACAGTATAATGTTCCAACTACACGTATGTATATGTCTTTAGCGTCTGCTGGTTATGGATACAAATATCCTCCTCATATAGATCTTTATGTTAAAATATTATCTGTTGTGGTTTATTTGAATGACGAAAATCAAGGAACTATATTGTGTGATAAAGATGGTAACGAGATAGAAGAAATAGAATGGAAAAAAAATCGTGCATTTATATTTTTAAATAATGATGCAAATGGTTATCATAAGTATATTTCAAATAATAAAAATGAAAATAGATATACTTTAAACTTTAATATTAAAACACCTCCAAAGCGGCCGCTGGTCGATCCCTTGCCTGTATTAAATGATATTTTTATAAATATATAAAAATATTTAAGGTATTCGCATGGCCGAATATAAAGTTTTACAACACAATGATTTGCGTAAACGTGGCGGCGAAAGATTAAAAATTTTTGTAGCAAAAATTAAAGACGGTACTGAGTTTTTTACAGCTAAAGGTAGCGTTATCTTTGATAAAAAACAATTTGATGGTTTATATGCTGCAATGGATATTCCTGGTTACAGCGGTTCGTTTAAAGGTAAAGTAGTTGGTGGAGGACCAGTTGTTGTTGAATATCCAAAAGAATTTTTTAAAACACCAGAATTTGGTGGCAAAGGCGCTGGTTCAGGCACAGCGGCAGAAGATTTTTATTTAACTGAATTTAAAGGTAAATTAAACGCCGTATTTGAAATTGAAAAAACATCTAGTATAAGATTAAGATGTGGTGGAAGAATTATAAATTGCGCAGGAATTATAAGTACGCCTCAAACTGGTAGACGAGCACCAAAATCTGATTTTAGTATTGTTGATGTCGATGGTAATCAAACTGGTTGGTTATCACACAAAGCTGGAAGAAAGCCAAGTGATTTTCAACAATATGGTGGATTATCAGACTCTACATTTAATAGTAGTACTGAAGTTAAGAAATTTATGAAGGATTGCGCTAAAAAATTTCCTAATGGTTTACCCCCAAAAAGTTCGGTTGCGAGATTAGTAAAAGATAATTCTATTATTACTAAATCAATTTATGGTGTTAATTATGGTGCAGCCCGCGGAATTGAAAATGTCGATGAATTCCACCAGGGAAGTATGACTCTAAAAAAGAGTGGTAAAGTTTACGAAATAAAATCTAATCATAAAGGAAAGAACGGGGATATACCTAAAAGCGGTGGATATGAATGTATTTATTTTGCTAGATATACGAGTGACCGAGGGGCACGTGTCGCTGGATTGTTTGTAGGAAATGCAAGGATTGGTGTATTTCCAGCTGGAAAAATTGTCGGAACGACACAAAGTATATAACAAAAAAGAATAAGTATATAATAAAACAGTCTAAAAAAATGGTGTACTTTTTCATAAAAATAGTGTAGAATAGTAACATGTTAAAATTTAATTCATATCTTATCGAAGCTAAAAATACTCACATGGAACATGTTGAAGATCTAATCTTCAATGAAGGAGTTAATGGAACTAGAAAAGCGATTAATTTTTTACGTGATTTACGAGATATGTTGGCCGGTCATTCTAGGACTCAAATATCACGCACTGTCAAGTGGGATGGTGCACCCGCTGTATTCGTCGGTGTGGATCCTTCGGACGGAAAATTCTTTGTTGCTAAAAAAGGCGTATTCAATAAGAATCCTAAAGTTTATAAAAGTGTTGAAGACGTTAAAGCAGATACTTCTGGAGATCTTCAGGCAAAACTAATACAAGCGTTCAATAGCTTTTCTACTTTAGGCGTTAAGTCTGGAGTTTATCAAGGCGACTTGATGTTTACCAAAGGTGATCTTAGTAAAACTAAAATTGATGGCGTAAATTATATTACGTTCCAACCTAATACTATCATGTATGCGATTCCCGCGGGAACGCCTGCAGCACGTCAATTATTAGCTGCTGATATAGGAATTGTTTGGCATACTACATATACTGGCAAATCTTTTGAAACAATGTCTGCTGCATTTGCAAAAAACATTACAAGTAAGTTTAAACAATCTCCTAAAATTTGGCAGATGGATGCCACTTATCAAGATCTTTCTGGCAATGCTACATTCACGGTAGCTGAAACAAATCAAGTAACTTCAATTTTATCTCAGGCCGGCCGCATATTTAATAAAATTCCTGCTGCATTATTAAATGAGTTTAGTACAAATGAAGAATTACATATGCGTACAAAAACATTTAATAATACGTTTGTTAGGCAACAGAAAAAAATTAATCCTAAAACTCATGCTCGTCTTTTAAGTAATTATATTATAGATTATTATAAAAAAGAAATGTCTAAGAGAAAAACACAGGCTGCTAAAGATAAGATTGCAGAAAAACAAAAACAAGCATTATCGGTATTTACTAAATATAATGCGTCTCAAATACAATTAATCTTTGAATTGATGAATCTATTGGTAGACGCTAAACAATTGATCGTAGATAAAATGAATCATGCTAGTAACATTGGTACTTTTCTTAAAACGCGCAAAGGATTTAAAGTTACTAATCAAGAAGGATTTGTTGCTATAGATCATCTTACAAATGATGCGGTGAAGATAGTAGATAGAATGGAATTTTCCTACGCTAACTTTTCACCTGAGGTGATTAAGGGTTGGGAAAAGTAGTAGGGAATAGAATGGCAAAAGAAGAAGTTGCGTTTGTCGTTGCAGGCATTCAACGAAGTGGTACTAATTTTGTTGAAGCATTAATTAAGCAAAACTTAACTGGCGGTTATAATGGCAATTGTAGAAATACATATAGAAATGGTGGATTTTGGAAACACGCTTGGGCATTAGATAGTCCAAATGGAATACCTGGACCCAATCCCAGTAACGTAGATTTTAGTTTCCAAAAGTTAGTAGATAAAATAGATAGTGGTGAATTAAAAGTATTACATCTAGTTAAGCATCCTTATGCTTGGGCTTATAGTATAACTGATAAGCAAGTCGATATCAAAAAAACATATCCTAGAGTCACTAGGAAAAATAAACAAAACCAAGATGAATGGAATTTATTTTCGAGAAATGATATTAACATAGCGGAAGCTATTAGATTATGGCAAGAACACACTATATGGTGGTGGGAATTTTCGCAACGTAAAAACATACAAACATTTAAATACGAAGATATAATTACTAATACGAAATATGGCGCGCATAGTTTTTTGTCAAAAGCATTGCCGCATTGGGGTGTACGTTACGAAAGACCAATGGACGAAATTAGCATACCTGGTAAAGTAAGTCAATCAAATGATTTTACTCAAGAAAGAAGAGATTATTATGCTAACTTTAAAATTAAATTAGATTGGCATGTTATAGAAAAAATAAATTCTATTTTAAATCCACATTTTATAAAAGAACTTATTGGTTATAACTTAATAACCGATTATGATGAATTCTTAAAATACAAAATTTGATAAATACTTTAATACAGTTTAGGCTATGGCAGACCTGTATTTGTTTGGATAAGGCTAAGGCAATCTCCGGAAACTATGAAAGAAAAAAAGATAATTACTCCTCAAACTGATGGTCAAGGGCGTACCATCACAGATGTCAAAACCGACACTTCGTTGATATCCGAAGAAATCGGGTCTGCCGTAGTCCTTTCGTTTGGAAGAATGAATCCTCCTACAATTGGACATCAAAAATTAGTTGATAAGATAACATCAATAGCGCGTTCAAAGAAAGCGCAACCTCATTTATATCTATCCCATTCTCAAGATAAGAAAAAGAATCCTTTATCATATAACGATAAGCTTAAATATACACAAAAAGCTTTTGGTGATATTGTAAAGCGTTCTAATTCTAAAACAATATTTGACGTTTTAAAAGAAATACAAAACACTTTTGATAATGTTACTATTGTTGTTGGAAGCGATAGAGTTACAGAGTTTACCAGAATTGTAAATAAATATAATAATAAAGATTTTAAATTTAAGTCTATTAAGGTTGTTTCAGCTGGAGAACGAGATCCTGATGCAGATGATGTATCAGGTATGTCAGCGTCTAAGCTTAGACAATTAGCTGTCTCTGGTCAATTCTCTGAGTATAAGAAAGGATTACCTAGGAAAATGTCAAATCAAGAATCAAAAGAAATGTATAATAAGATTAGATCAGCAATGGGTATTTCTGAAGAATTATCTTTAGATGAAACTTTAACATTGCAGCAAAGAATGAAGAAAAAAATTATTATGCGTCGTATTGCCGGCAAAATTAAGCGCGGTCGACGTATTGCGAAAACTCGCATGGCCCGCCCCGAAAAACTACAAACTAGATCAAGAAGAAAAGCACGAGATATTTTAAGAGCTAAACTAGCAGGCTCTCGTGGTGCTAATTATAAAAACTTACCAATCAGTGCAAGGATAGAAGTAGACAAAAAGGTTGAAAAGAAAAAAGCATTGATTGGAAGACTAGCAAAAAGATTATTACCAAAAGTTCGTAAAGCAGAAGTAGAAAGATTACGTAAAGCTAAAGGTGGTAAAGGAAAAGTTTCTAGAGTAACTGATGGTCCTAAAAAAGAAAGTTTAGATTATGATGCTTTAATGTCGATGGTAAATGAATTACACATTAAAACTATTAGTCAAAATGTAGAAAAAAATCTTCGTAAAAAAGCTGATAAGTATAACATTGCATATGAAGATATCAGAGACATCTATATTAATTATAAAAAAGAATGGGATCCTACGAATACGCATTTAGACGAAGAACAATACGCTTTCAATAATCTGAATTATGAATTAGCTATTAGTGAAGATGATAAGCCAAATAAAAGAGGAGATGATTCAAAGGGTCACAAGAGACCTACTGAAGACGGTGCTGGTTTAACGAAGAAAGGCGTAGATGCTTATCGTAGAAAAAATCCTGGTAGTAAATTGCAAACCGCTGTAACTACCAAGCCAAGTAAATTAAAAGCTGGTAGTAAAGCGGCTAAAAGGCGTAAGTCTTTTTGTGCCCGTATGAGTGGTATGAAAGGACCTATGAAAGATGAAAAGGGTAGGCCGACACGTAAGGCTATGTCACTAAAGAGATGGAATTGTAACTAATGAAAACTTTTAACGAATTTGTAGAAGGTTATGTATCAGATGCCCAAAGAAAAGCTGTCCATGCTGCGAAAGCAGATGGTGGAAAAGGACATCCTGATAAAAAGAAAAAATCTAAAATAAATGAAGGTAAGAAAAGATCTGCCCAAAATGAAAAAATTCTTAGAGTAATTGGTTCTGCTCAGAATATGGATCAGGCTATTCAAATGGTAATGAAGTCTCATAGTGCCGATGAAAAGAAAGCTAAGATGTTGGTTCATAGAGCAGTGAAGTCTGCTTTTTATGGTGAGGCAGTAATGAATGAAGGGGAAGCAGAAAAAAGAGCTAAAGTTCGAATTTCTCGTGAACTAAAAAATGATAAGCGTCGACACGATCGTATGTTGGATTCAGCACGATTACAAGACGCTCAAACTAAAAACAAAACAACACAGGTGAAATAATTATGAGTGATCCATTGAAAGATTATCCTAAAGGATTAGTAAGTGCAATTAACGATGTTTTATCGAAGCAAAATGATTTGTATTCGGCAGGCTTAATGCAAAAATATGGAATTGAAATTCCATCAGCAGAAATTCCCGCGCCAGTAGAATCAGAAGATTTAGGCCAAGAAGTTTCTGCAGAAGTACAAGATGTTATCAGTGACGCCGAAGTAGAAACTTCTTCTGAGGAAGAAGAAAATGCAACAGACATGGAGTGATGAATACGGAGAAGTATTAAAAAATACACATAAAAATAAACCGGGATGGGGAAATGGTCCTAAATCTTATATACGAGATCTTTACGTAACTCTTAATGATCTTCACTATCGTGATACAGTTTTAGATTATGGTTGTGGTAAAGGAGCGTTAGAGAGAAGATTAGATATTCCTTGGATTGGATACGATCCACATGTAGAAAGATTTAATGTTGAACCAGAACCACAAAATTTTGTAATGTGTTTTGATGTTTTAGAACATATTGAACTTGAGTATTTAAATTTGTTTTTAACACAATTAATGAGTAAAGTTAAACTCAACGGGTATTTACTTTTAGGTATTAGTTGTGTTCCAGCAAAACTTATATTAGAGAATGGAAAAAATGCTCATGTTACGGTTAGACCATATTGGTGGTGGTTAAGAAAATTAGAAAATTATCCGGTAAAGTTTATGAGGATGAAATTTCAACAACACAAAGAAGGATTTAGTATCCTCCTTAAAAAAACTAAAAGACCATTAAAATGAAAATAGAAGAAGCATTAGATAAAAATAAATTAAAAAAGATTGCTAAAGAATTAGAATCTTTAGCACGTACTGATGTTAAAGTACGTAGAGTTGTTGATAAATTACAAAAAGGTCAAATGCCAGGGAAAGCTGAAATTAAAGTTCTTAAGAAAAATGATGATGTTGCAATGTCTTTCGCTAAGCATTTAGGCCCAGAACAAACTATGAAAATTTTTGAAGCAAAATTTAGCGTAGACATCGATGGATTTCCACGTTTTTATATGGATGCAGACACTGCATCAGATGTTAAAATTAAAATGCGTAAATTAATTAAGAAAGCATCTTTATTAAAAGGTGTTGATAGAACTAATGATGCTAAAATAAGAGCAGCATTACGTAATAGAATCTCAGGAAAAGAAAATTTAGCTGGAGATGAAATGGAAGAGTCTTTAAGAAAAAATATCGCACAAAATTCAGGAAGATTTCCTGAAGGATCTACAGTAATGACTAAAGATGGCAAAAAAGGTCGAGTTATGACAGTAGGTAAAGACTTCGTAAAAGTAGCTTTTGGAAATAAAATGAAGGATTATAGTCCAAGTTCTTTATCAGTTGCTTCAGCAAAAGATAAAAGACTTCAAAAACGACAAAAGTCTGCTTCACAAAATAAATCATTTGGTAATGTGAGAAATCGTCTTGCGAAAGAAGAAGAAGCGTTAGATGAACTTAGAGATAATAGTAATACATATAATATGCGTGGTAAAAAAGTTGCAGTAAAGCATTACCCCGACACTGGACATTATAGCGTAAGTGTCGACGGACAAAGCCTGGGCAAATATAAATCTCAACGTGAAGCAATGCGAGCCGCGGCGAAAAAGCTTTATGTACAAAAAGAAGATATTACTCCTGCTCAAAAAATTAAATTAAAAAATTTAGAAAAGCGAGCAAAATCTAATCCTCAAGCGCAAAAAAGATTAGACGCACTTAAGCAAGAATTGGGTATGGTAGTTGATAAGAAAAAATCTCCCGCAAAGCCTACGCCTTCTAAAAATGCACGTGGTTCATACGATAAAGCAGATAAAAATATTATTATGCAATTACGTAAAGCAGTAGATGTTAAAGGTAATATGGATGTAGAATTTCATATGGGTAAAACTGGAAGAGTATCAGAAAAAGATGCTGCTGATGCTTTGAAATTACATGATAGACTTCCTCCTGCAGGTAAAAGATTATTAAGAATTAGATTAGCAAAAGGTGGAATAGCAGCAGTAAAACAAGCAGCTGATACATGGAAGAAATCAGGACTTAAAGAAGAGGGTGGTTTGCAAAGGATTAAACACGCTCACGGTCAAGGTTATACGTCGAGTAGTGAAAAATCTCAATTTGGAGGCCACCGCGCGCATTTAAAAGATAAAAATGGTAAAACAACATATCTTGGATCTCAGGCATATAAGAAGAAAGAACACGCAAAAGGAGAAGCAGATGCATATCACCGCGCGTATTTTGGACATCCTAGCATGAGAACAAATGATAAAGGTGCTCGTAATGCTGTAGCTGATTATAGAAATAAAAACAAACAACATCATTATCAAAAAGAACAGACATATCGTGATAATCGTACCGAGACTGAAAAGGCTCAGGCCGAAAGAGAAAAACAAAGATTAGGAAATAAAAAGAAGCCTGGCGTTAAACCTACTGGCGTTGAAGAAGGAAATAAAAAAATGAAAGGAAAAGATCCATGCTGGAAAGGTTATGAAATGGTAGGTACAAAAAAGAAAGGAGGAAAAGAAGTGCCAAATTGTGTACCAGAAGAAGTTTTACGTAGTATTTTAGATTCTTATTTTGAAGAAGAATCAATAGAAATGTTTATTTCTATGCTAAAAGAAAATAATGTTCAAGCTCAAGAAAAAGATTATACTTCAGTAGTAGAAAAGTATATGTCTTCTAAGAAAAAAGCAAAATATGAAGATACTGACCTAGTAGATAAATCACAAGCATTGAAAAAATTTAAAAATCGTAAAGATAAAGATGTTGACAATGATGGTGATGAAGATGAATCAGATCGATTTTTACATAAGCGTCGTAAATCAATTGCTAAAAAAGAAATGCAAGACGAAGCTTCATGCGGAAGTGAACCTTCTAAGAAGAAAAAATAATGCCTATTATTAGAAATACAAATGATGAAAGAAGAGCTGCAGTAAGAGGCTGGAAAGATGCTCGAGCTGCAAGTCATATTGAAAGAACTGATGTTGGTGAATGGGCTAGACCTGATAGGCCTAGACCCGTTATTGAAATTGTCAATGAAGTTGTAAAAGAAATTAGAACTGGGTCGGAAGAATTAATAAATAAAGAATATAACGTTGACTTTTCTAGATTAAATCCGAACGAAACGTATTTAGTCCATAAAGGTCAAATAAAATTAATAAGTAAAAAATCTAAATATCTTTTAGATATGTTAATCATAGAAGAGGAAAACTAAAATGGCTCAATGGGGAAATTCTGACGCTGCGTCTAATTCAGCAGTGTTTGCTACTATGCAAGTTAGTAAGCCAGTATCTGCTTCAGAGCGTAATGCTCTTTATGGCAATACTACTGCTGATGCATATCAAGCAGGCGTAACAGTTGGACAATATGGCGTTGATAGAAACGAAATTAAAGCGTTACGCGCTAGTGGCTCATCAAGACCAGCTTCACCGGGTTGGGCTTTACGTACAGAAGGTACTGGTGGTCGTGCAGGACGAGTTCATTATGAAACATTAGTTGCATTTTCACACAATGCAATGCAAGGTGATGGTGCTGATGATGCAGTTGTACCTGATTATCTCATCAGTATTACTGGTCAATTTATTGATGCGTCCGGTTCTGCAAGTGGTAATGAGCAAATTAACTTTGCTTTAGTTGCTGCTACAGCTCCTACTGGATTTGAAAATACTCTTTCATATGCTTGGGAATATACTACTACGCCAGGAGATACTGGAACATTTGCTACTGCAGATGGTGTATCAGGATTCTCGGGTCAAGGTACAAATACATTAACAGCAGATGCTAATACGATTGCTGACCAAACAATTGTTCGTGTAACAGTTTCTGGTTCAGGTACAACACAAACAGTTGTATCTGATAACGCAACACTTACTGTTACAGCTTAATTGAGTTTAAAGGGGGCTATTTAAATAGCCCCTTGGTATTGCTATGAGAGTATTGAATGAGAACAATTTTTTATTATATGCATCTGCGAATTATATAAATTTGCAGTGCTATGATATGCAAGAATTTGACGAGGATTTACAAAGATTTAAATATATAAAAAGATTGTTTTCAAGATATCATGATAAAAAAGAATTAAAAGAAAGATTGATATTAAATCATTTAATTACTTTGTATAATGTATTTGAACATAAAGCTAATACTAGAATGTTATTCTATAAGGTGGAAGAAAAACATTGGTATATATTGAAATCGTTTTTATTATTTTTAAATTATATGCCTGCAGCTTTATACGATATTGAATACGAAGATAGAATAATAGTGACTAGTTCTATACCAATAGATCTAAATGTTGTTAAAATTTTAAGAGAACTATAATGGCAAAAGGTGTTTTAGACATTTATTTAATTTACGAGTTTTTACGAAGACTTGTAACACCTTTTGAGAAGTGGGATGCATATAAAGCAGGTGTTATTGATAAAGATGGTAAGGTAATTTTAAATAAAGCAAGTCGTACTCCAGCGCAAGAAAAAACTTGGGGTTACTACGATAAGTTACTAGCAAATCTAAAAAAATTATTAGGAAAAATACCAGGCGGTAAAACACGAATTGCATCTTTTGCCGCTGCATTATTATTACTCAAAGAAAAGAATTTAGATCCAGATGATTTAGAATATTTAGAAGAATGTATTGAGCATTATATGGTGGAAGCTAAAACATTAATAGAAGAAGTTCCCGTCAATAATGTAGGTGGAGGAGCTATTTCGGGAATAATTCCAGGAGAAGATCCACCAGTTAAAAAGAAACCAAAAATTATGAGAAGAAAAAAGGTTAAAGTATAATGCCATATGTTATATTATTGTGTCTTCTTTTATTGGGTGGTGGATATGCTTATCATTCGGTTACCGTCTCTAACTTAGAGGCAGCAAAAGCACAACTAGAGGCAAACAACCGCACTCTGAAAGAAAATCAGGTGCAGATGGAAATGGCAGTGAAAACTGCTCAAGAGTCACTTGCTGCTGCGGAAGCAAACGCAAAGAAATCAGAGGCGGCAATGTCTGCACTCACCGCAAGGAATAATGAGTTACAGCGAGAAAAAGACAACGCGATGAAGATCTTTAAAGATCACAATTTGACAAGATTAGCAAGAGCTAAACCTGGTATGATTGAAAAACGAATGAATGCAAAAACAGAACAAGTTTTTAGGATGCTAGAAGATGATACAAAAGAACTTATGGATGCTGACGATACCCCTCCTATTGACGGGGTGCAACCTAATGCCCAGACTGGAGTGGGGACCGAAACCGGAGATAATCCAACCGGAACCACAGATCGTAACAGTGACGGAAAAAGTGCCGCTGAGAATTTATCAACCGCCGTTGCCGGCTGAGATTGATCTTCTCAATGTTAATTTTTTTGTAATTACAGAAGAAAATTATGAAGAGAAGAAAAAAGAGATCGAAAAAATTCTCGATGGTAACTTTGTAGTATTTGCGTTGACTCCTGATGGGTATGAAAAAATGGCAGAGAACTTTCAAGAAGTTCGACGTTATGTGAGACAACAGAAAGAACTGATTCTCTATTATCGTGAAGCAACAACAGAATCTGAAGGAACCACTGCTGAAGAGTGGTTAGAAAATAATCCGAACAATTAGGATCTCACATGGTTGATACAAATTCTACACGTTTAGATCGTATTGAATCTAAGCTAGATAAACTTTCTGACGCAATTGTTACTTTAGCCCGTGTAGAAGAAAAAATCGCGGATTTAGAACAACGAAGAGTAGAAACACACGAAAGAGTGAATCGTTTATCACGTAATATAGATGATGTAAAAGATTCTATGTATCGTGTTGAAGAACAAATGAAAGTTGTTAATAAAGTTATGTGGTTTCTTATTGCTACGGGAGTAACTTTAATTCTTTCACATTTTCTACAACAAATGGGTTGACATTTTCGCTTACTTGCGTATAATAGAACTGAGTTCATTGAAAGTAGTATCTAATATATTATGTGGCTTGAAGAAAAATACATTGGTTTAATTAGTTCTCGTTTAGAAAGATTCAAACGAGTTAATAATAGATTATTTAATTGCAGGTGTCCGATCTGTGGAGATTCTCAAAAAAATAAATTCAAAGCTCGAGGATATCTCTTTCCAAAAGACGATGGTGGATATTTGTATCACTGCCACAATTGTAATATTACTCTTGGAGTTGATAAGTTTTTAGAAACTCTAGATCCGGTTATTCATAAAGAATATTTAAAAGAAAAATTACAGAACGGATTTGGAAAAAAACAAAGAGTACTTTCAGACGTAGAAGTATTCGCAAATAAAATGAAGACTCCCGTTTTCATTAAAGCAACTCCACTTAAACAACTCAAAAAAGTATCTCAATTACGTTGGGATCACCCCGTAAAAAACTACGTTAACGCACGTAAAATTCCCACACCTTATCAAGCCAAGCTTTTCTATGCGCCAAAATTTAAAAAATGGGTAAATGATATTATACCCGGTAAATTTAAAAGTATAGAAAATGATACACCGCGACTTATTATACCATTCTTAGATGAAAATAAAAATCTATTTGGTTTCCAAGGTAGAGCTTTTTCTGATGATGAAATAAGATATATTACTATTATGTTAAATGATGAAAAGCCTAAAATATTTGGACTAGATACATGTGATCGTTCTAAACCACATTTTATTTTAGAAGGTCCAATTGATTCTATGTTTATTGATAATTCAATAGCAATGGCTGGTGGATCTATTGATTGGAATTACGTTAATGAACAGTCTATATTTGTTTATGATAATGAACCAAGAAGCGTTGAAACATGTAAAAAAATTCGAAAAGTTATGGATAAAGGGTGTCAAGTAGTGATCTTTCCTGATATAATAAAAGAAAAAGATATCAATGATATGGTATTGGAAGATATTAATGTTAATGAACTTCTTAGAAATAATATAAGTAATAATCTACAAGCAAATATTAAATACACATCATGGAAAAAAATATGAATACGATCTCTGAATATTGGTCACATGATCAAAAAAGACATGCGTTAGTGAAACAGAATGAATCAAAAGAATACGTCTTAGAGTGCTGGGAAGGTGATGAAGTTAAAACAAGAACTTATAATGATAAGTCCGTTTATTATGTAGAAGACGCTGCAGAAAACTACGTATTAGGAGTATGGAATGGATGATGTTACTCACACCCTTTTAGTCATTGGAGTTATTTTCATAAGTTATAAACTAGGATCTTTTGTAGGAAAAGCAGACGCGTATTCAGATGGATTTGCAGATGGTTCTAACGCGGGAATAGATAGTATCATGGATTTTTTACGTACTAAGTATAATATGGTATTTGATTACACAGTAAAAATAGAGGAAGAATAATGGCACGTACAGATTTAATTAAAGCTAACATTTCGAAATATAAAGCAGACATGGATAAAGCAATTGCAAATGTACATACTTATATGCATAACTCAGTAGGTATTGGTGAACATCCCGATTTAGTTGAAGCTGTACATGAACAAATCACCGCGTACGCAGACGCAAAAGAATTATTAGATTCCGCGAATGAAATTTTGGACTGGTTTGAAGATTAATTATGGACATAATGGTAACAAAACGTGATGGTTCTAAGGAACCACTTGACCTTAATAAATTTCATAAAGTTGCTGGTTTTGCGTGTGATGATTTAGCAGGAGTATCAGCATCAGATTTAGAAATTAAAACCCATTTGCAATTTTATAATAACATTAAAACCATAGATGTACAAGAAACATTAATTAAAGCAGCCGCTGACCTTATTTCAGAAGATGCTCCTAATTATCAATATGTTGCTGGCCGTCTAATTAACTATGGTCTAAGAAAAGAAGTTTTTGGACAATTTGAACCTCCAACATTAGCTGCACATATTATACAAAATGTAAGTGAAAAAATCTATGATGATATTCTTATGGATGAATATTCCAAAGATGAAATAGATTTTTTAGATACAAAAATTGACCATAGCAGAGATTTCCTTTTTACGTACGCTGCAATGGAACAATTTCGTGGAAAATATTTAGTAAAAAATAGAACTAATGGTAAAATATATGAAACGCCTCAAATGGCTATCATGTGTATTGCAATGACATTATTCCATAGCTATCCTAAAGAAACGCGATTAAATTGGGTTGTTGACTTATATAATGCTATTAGTTTATTTGACATCAGTTTGCCAACACCAATTATGGCAGGAGTTAGAACTCCTCAAAGACAATTTTCATCATGCGTTTTAATTGAAACTGATGATTCACTCGATTCAATCAATGCAACCGCGGGGGCTATAGTAAAATATGTTTCGCAAAAAGCTGGAATTGGTATTGGAGCGGGTAGCATTCGCGCTATCGGTTCTTCGATTCGTAATGGAGATACTTCTCATACTGGCGTTACTCCATTTTTCAAATATTTTCAAAGCGCTGTTAAATCGTGCTCACAGGGCGGTGTCAGAGGTGGCGCAGCGACTTTATATTATCCTATATGGCACTACGAAGTCGAAGACATCCTCGTCCTTAAAAACAACAAAGGCACAGAAGAAAACAGAGTAAGACATTTAGATTATGGCGTTCAATTTAATAAAGTAATGTATGAACGTTTATTATCAGGTGGTAACATTACTCTATTCTCACCGAATGATGTACCAGATTTATATGATGCTTTTTATGTTGATGTAAATAAATTTAGAGAATTGTATGAAAAATATGAACGTGCATATTCTATTCGTAAAAAGTCAATTCCTGCAATTGATTTATTTTCATCATTCATTCAAGAACGTAAAGATACTGGCCGTGTATATTTAATGAATGTAGACCATGCAAATGATCACGGTGCTTTTATGAAAGAATTAGCACCAATTAGACAAAGTAATTTGTGTTGTGAAATTGATTTACCTACAAAACCGTTAAAGCATTTATACGATGATGAAGGTGAAATTAGTTTGTGTACATTGGCTGCAATTAATTGGGGTAAAATTAAAAAACCAGAAGATTTTGAAAAACCATGTACTCTAGCTGTTCGTGCATTAGATGCATTATTGTCTTTCCAGAGTTATCCAATTCTTGCTGCCGAATTATCTACAAAAAATAGAAGGCCTCTTGGAATCGGTATTATTAATCTTGCGTTTTGGTTAGCAAAAAACGATACTACATATCAAAATCCAGATTTAGAATTATTACATGAATATGCTGAAGCATGGTCATACTATTTGATTAAAGCATCTATAGACTTAGCAGAAGAAATTGGTCCATGTGAATTGCCGTGTGAAAGTAAATACGGAAATGGCATTTTACCTATTGACACTTATAAAAAAGATGTGGATGAATTAGTACAGCCAAAATACAATATGGATTGGGATACACTTCGTAAAAGAGCTTTTGATATTGGTCCACGTAATAGTACGTTAATGGCACTCATGCCTGCTGAAACATCGGCGCAGATAAGTAATAGCACTAATGGAATCGAACCTCCGCGGGCTTTAGTATCAGTTAAACAGTCAAAAGATGGTATTTTAAAGCAGGTTGTACCGAGTATTCAAAGACTCAAAAACAAATACGATTTATTGTGGGATCAAAAATCGCCGGAAGGTTATTTGAAAATTTGTGCTGTACTACAAAAATTCATAGATCAAGGAATTTCAGTTAATACTTCATATAATCCATTACATTATGAAGATGAAAAAATTCCTTTATCAGATATGATTCAACACGTTTTAATGTTTTATAAGTATGGCGGTAAGCAATTATATTATAACAATACGTTTGATGGTGCTGGAGAAATGGAAGTAAAAGATTTGCCAGAACTAGAACAATCTATTTTAGAATCAGACGAAGATTGTGAAAGCTGTAAGATCTAATGGATGAATTAATTTGGAAAATATTTAAGCAATATGATAGGTCTAAACATTTTTTCAATGATCCTTTTCCCCATATATTTTTTGAAAAGGCTTTAACTGAAGAAGAAGTAGAACACGCTGCAGATAACTATAATACTCTTCCATTGTGGAGAGATAACTATAAAGGTGATTGGAGAATAGATTATCTTGCAAACGGAAAAGAAAATTTTTATCAAAAGTATTTTGATTCTTTAACGGAAGAATTTTCTTTTCCAATGTTAAAAGGTTTATCCGTTGAACCTATTACACTTAAAAATAAGAATACTCCTAGAAAATTATATACGCATTCTACTAGTTTTTCTGAACAAGAAAAGAAAGAGATATACTTAAATTCTATTTCTACATTTTCAAAATATAATCAAGAAGTATTAGCAAATCCTAATGCTACTAATTTACGAAGTAAAGAAAGGGTTAACGCATGTTTACCTCATCATGATTTACCTACTAAAGTTTTTGTTACGTTATTATATTTAAAACAAAAAGATGATGATTTAGGAGGAGATCTAGAATTATATTATGGTCTCCCGTGTAAAAGAGGAAACATAGTTGATGATATCAATACAGTAGTAAAATGTAAAACAATAAAATACGAACCAGGAAATATGATTATATTTCCAAATAGTCCAGTAGCATTTCATGCTGTTACTCAAAGAAAAACTGGAATTCATAACAGATATATGTTTTGTTTAAGTTATGATACTAATTACGCGGCATGGATTAACAGATGGAATTTTAATAAGGAATAAAATGTCAGTCTTTAACACTAGAAAAATAGATGCTGTAAATCAACCTGCGTTTTTTGGACAATCGGTAAATGTTGCAAGATACGATAAACAGAAATATCAAATCTTTGAAAAATTAACTGAAAAACAATTAGGATTTTTTTGGAGACCAGAAGAAGTAGATATTAGTAGAGATAGTAAAGATTTTAAAAATCTTACAGAGCATGAACAACACATTTTTACATCAAATTTAAAACGTCAAATTGTATTAGATTCAGTACAAGGCCGAGCTCCGGCTGAAGCGTTTTTACCTGTTTGTTCTTTGCCAGAATTAGAAAATTGGATTTTAACATGGTCTTTTAGTGAAACAATACATTCAAGAAGTTATACACATATTATTAGAAATGTATATCCAGATCCTTCTAAAGTGTTTGATGAATTATTAGATATTAAACAAATTGTTGATTGCGCTGATGATATTTCGAAATATTACGACATTTTAATAAGTCAAAATAATGAAGAAATTATGAATAAAAAACTGTTAAAGTATAACGAAAATAAACATAAAAAATCTTTATGGTTAGCATTAAACGCAGTTAACGCTCTTGAAGGAATTAGATTTTATGTTTCGTTTGCATGTTCATGGGCATTCGCTGAACTTAAGAAAATGGAAGGTAACGCTAAAATTATTAAATTAATCGCAAGAGATGAAAATGTACATTTAGCATCTACACAACATTTACTTAAAATTTTACCAAAAGATGATCCATATTTTGCAGAATTAAAAGAAACATGTGAAGAAGAAATTATTAACATATTTAAAAACGTAGTAGATCAAGAAAAAACTTGGGCCAAATATCTTTTTAAAGATGGAACAATGATTGGCCTTAATGAAGATATTTTATGCGAATACGTAGAATGGATCGCGCATAAAAGAATGTTAGCGGCTGGAATTAAATCTCCGTATAAGGGTGGAAATGATCCATTGCCTTGGACACAAAAATGGATTAGTGGATCTGATGTTCAAGTAGCACCGCAAGAAACAGAAATTACATCATACATTATTGGTGGAATAAAAAAGGATATTGATACTGATAGTTTTAAAGGATTTGAATTGTAATGTTTAATGATATGATGACGTATGTGGTTGATCGTGCAGATGAACTTATACACAATGAAAATAAAACCGTTTGTGATTTTGGAAATCAAACTCAAAATAATAGAAGAATACTTCAAATCCTAAAGGCTGGAAAACGTCCTTATTTGAAAGATAAGTATGAATCTACCAAACAATTTTATGAAGCGTTAGGTTATAAAAAATATGTAGCAATTGATGTAAATACAAAATTAGATGCTATAGCTTTAGATTTAAATAAAGATTTAAAAACTCATTATAATTGGACCGAACAATTTGATTTAGTTACAAATAATGGAACAAGTGAGCACGTATTTAATCAATACGCCGTTTTTAAAAATATGCATGATTTAACTAAAGTTGGCGGATATATGATACACGTGCTTCCATATTATAAATGGTCAGATCACGGATTTTATAATTACCAACCACAATTGTTTGCGTGTCTTGCTGCTGAAAATGAATACGTTGTAGAATTTTTTTGTATTTCAGATGATTTATGTACACAAATGAAAATTATACCTTTGACTATGCAACAAACTGGTCTAGATGAATTGCCGAAAAAATTTAAATTAGATGAATGGAAAAGAAGCCCAGGTGGTGGAGATCCAATGATCGGTGTAATTTCTAGAAAAGTATATGATAATGAATTCAAAGTTCCTATGCAATTTGGTTATTCTCGAGGAAATATTGAGGTCAGTGAAATTTCAAATTCATACAAAACTGGTGATCCTGAGGTAGCTAAAAAAATATATAGAGCAGGAATATATTCAGAACCAGAGGATAGAGTATGAAAACACAAATTAATTGTTTATCGTGTGGATATGTAACAGATATTTTTGTACATGAATATGATGAAGAAAACGGACAACTTTTTTGTCCAATTTGTAGCTGTGAAGTTGAAGATTATTTGTATGATGAAGAAGAAGATTAATGGAAGCACATTGGAAATTTAGATTTATGAATTTAGCTAAACATATATCGGAATGGTCAAAAGATCCATCCCGTAAAGTTGGCGCAGTTATTGTAGATGAATCTCGAAAAATTGTTGCGACTGGTTATAATGGATTCCCGGCCGGCATAGAAGATAATAATCGCTATGATGACAGAGAAGAAAAATATAAATACGTCGTACACGCTGAAATGAATTCAATTTATAATGCGTGTTTAAATGGTGTGTCACCGAAAGGTGCAACATTATTTGTTTGGGGCTTACCTGTTTGTAGTGAATGCGCTAAAGGTATTATACAGGTAGGGATTAAGAATGTAAAAATACCAGCATTATCAATGACTGATCCAAAATGGAATGAAAGCTTTAATTTATCAAATGAAATGTTTAAAGAAGCTGGGATAGAAGTAGAAATATTATATGAACACCCAGAACCCTATGTACCAAAATCCCTGGAAGATCTCAGGAAACATATTCAACAGTGAAGACATTGGAGAATATTATGGAATGGTATATCTATTAGAAAATACCAGCAATAATAAATTATATGTTGGTAAAAAATTTTTTTGGACTACGGTTACACGTCAAAAAAATGGTAAGCGAAAAAAAGTAAAAGTAGAATCTGATTGGAAAAATTATTACGGTTCTAATAAAAAATTAAAAGAAGAAATTGATAACATTGGGGTTGACAAAATCAATAGAACTATATTAAAATTATGCTATACTAAAACACAGTGTGCTTATTACGAAATGGAAGAACAAATAAAAAGAAACGTATTATTAGATGAGGGTTATTACAATGAATTTATTGGTGGAAAAATTAACGGAAAAAATTTAAAGGAGATATAAATGCACGCAACAATTTACACCAAAAACCATTGTATACACTGTGAAGCCGCGAAAAGATTAATGAGAATGAAGGGTATGGTATTTAATGAAAAATCTATTGATAAAGATAGAGAAGGATTTATTAAAAAATTTCCGCATGTTAGGATGGCCCCACACATTCTAATTGATGGCAAAGAAATAGGTGGGTTTGATAAATTGAAGGAATATTTTAATGAAAACAGATTATAATGAAGATATCCAAAAAGTAAATTCTGCATTTGTCGATAAAGATGTGTGGTATTTAAAGAAAGGAAAACGGCGAGTATATATGTTATCAAAAGGGAATAAGCATTCTAAAGTTCTTATCCCTTTTCCAGCTGGCCATATAAGTAAAGCTGGACTACAGGGTGAAGTTGCTTCTGTAAGAACAGAAAATTTAATTAAAGCTAAGGAAATGTTATAATGTCCCAAATTTATAATGGTGAATTCATTCGTAATGAAACAAATGAAAATTCAATGGGTGGTACTGAATTATTATCGCAAGCGTTAGTAAATAATGTTGATAAAAAAATACTAGAAGATGTCCAAATTGTTGTATCTAGAATGAGAGATGATTTGGATGAAACAAAGGTTAGATTATTTTGGGCCCATGATTTGCCGGGAGATCCTGAATCTGATTTTTTAAAGAAAAAAGAAAATCATAATAAATTTCATAGATTTATTTTTGTTTCAAATTGGCAAATGCAAGCCTATATGCAACATTATGGATTGCCTTGGTCAAAGTGTCAAGTTATTCAAAACGCTATTGATCCTATTGCACCAATAGAAAAACCAGATCCAAAAGAAGAATTAAATATAATTTATACGCCTACCCCGCATCGTGGATTAAATGTCTTAGTACCAGTTTTTGAAAAATTAGCAGAAGAACATAAGAATCTAAAACTACATGTTTTTTCTTCATTCAAATTATATGGATGGGAAAAAAGAGATGAACAATACAAAGAATTATTTGATAAAATTGAAGCGCATCCCCAGATGATATATCACGGTACGCAACCACAATCAGTAGTTAGAGAACAATTACAAAAATCTCATATCTTTGCTTATCCATCAGTATGGGCTGAAACATCTTGTATGTGTTTAATGGAAGCAATGAGTGCTGGATTAGCATGTGTTCATTCAAATTATGCTGCATTACCAGAAACATCAGCAAATTGGACACATATGTATCAATTACAAGAAGATGCTAATGAACACGCAAATTTATTCTATCAAATTCTTAAAAGTGTTATAGATAATTATACTAACGATAGCGTTCAATCTAGATTGCAACCAATGCAAACATACGCAAATGTATTTTATAGTTGGAAACAGCGATCTGTAGAGTGGACTGCATTTTTGAAGTCATTAAGCCTAAATATTAAAGATCGTTCAATTAAAAAGGCAATGTTTACAATTAACACAGGAACCTAGCATGGATAACGTAATTCAGTTTCCAGATCTTAAGAAAATGAAGAAGCGTGAATTTAGAATTCCAACAGATGCAACTCTTCCAAAAGAGTTACCCAATAGACAGAGCCATCGTTATCTAGAAGAAATTTCTGAAGAGCTAGCAGGAATGCTGATTCATCATATGACAGAATATGGATACGTTTTTAATAACAAAAAAATGTTGTATGATATTTCATTTTTATACGAAAATATAAGATCAGTTTTATTTAAGTGTAATGATATGAAACATCCAATCCAAAAGCTAGCTGTGGAAGTATATGAACCATATGTAGAGAAAAATGAAGAAAATCCTCAATTATCTTTTGATTTCAATTATTTAGAAGATTAGTTGACATTTTGATGTTTATAGTGTAGAATGTATCTTTTGTAAAGATAAAAAATTATGATTATATTAGATTTAAACCAAGTAATGATTGCTAATTTGATGGCACAATTAGGAGGCCATTCAATAGAAGTAAATGAAAATTTACTGAGGCATATGATTCTTAACTCAATTCGTATGAATCGTGTAAAATTTAAAAACGAATTTGGCGATTTAATTATTGCGTGCGATGACAAGAATAATTGGCGCCGGCAAATTTTTCCTTATTATAAAGCTTCCCGCCGAAAAAATAGACAAGAATCCAAATTAGATTGGAATTCAATTTTTGAAAGTCTAAACAAAGTCAGAGATGAACTTAAAGAATTTTTTCCTTATCCAACAATTCAAGTCGACACTGCGGAAGCTGACGATATCATTGCTGCATTATGCAAAAAATTTGGCAAAGACCTCGGCGGAGAACCTATTTTGATTCTTTCAGGAGATAAAGATTTTGTTCAATTACAATGTTATTCTAATGTTAAACAATATGATCCTGTCAGAAAACGTTGGTTATCTAATTCTGATCCTTATTCATTCCTTTTTGAACATATAATTAAGGGTGATGTAGGAGATGGTGTTCCTAATTTTTTAAGTGCTGATGATGTATTTGTTAGTGGTTCTAGACAAAAACCTGTGTCTAATAAAAAAATGAAAAATTGGATTAGTGATTTATTAATTAAAGATCCTTCAGACGTATTTGAAGGTGAAGAACTTAGAAATTTTTATCGAAATAAATCACTCATTGATCTTAAGGAAGTACCTGAAGAAATTAGTGATTCTGTATATGTACAATTAGAAAATCAAGCATCTAAAGATAGAAGCCAACTTTTTAATTATTTCATTAAGCATAAGCTAAAAAACTTAACCGAAAATTTAAACGAGTTTTAATATGAAACCACCACTAGTAAGCGCTGTTTTAGCTGAAGTACAAGCTAAAAAAACTAAAAAAGAAAAAATTGAACATTTACGTTATCATCGCGGAAATCCTGTGATGAAAGAATTTTTTAAGTACGTTTGGGATGATTCAATTCGGTTCCTTTTACCGGAAGGAGATCCTCCCTATAAACCAAATAAAGATTTAGATGAAAGTGGTTTATATCAAGAATTGCGTAAAATGTATTTGTTTATTGAAGGTCAAACAAATCCTGGCCTCAAGCCTGTACGTAGAGAAGTTTTATTTATTCAGCTTCTTGAAGGAATTCACGCAGATGAAGCAAAGCTTTTATTGTCAGTTAAAGACAAAAAAATGCCCTATAAATCTATTACTAAAAAACTAGTTGAGGAGGCACTGCCTGGTTTACTATGAGTAAGTCAAATAAAAAGCGTTCTTTTATGAATGAAGAAGATAGATACACAGATGGAGTATTTAAAAAGAAGAAAAAGCGAAAAAGCTTTAAAGAATTTAACGATAAAAATTTTAAAAATAAATTAAAATCTAATGATATTAATGGTTTTTTAGAATCTGAATATTATAAATAATTTTATGCCGACATATACATTTAAAAATGAAACCACCGGTGAAACGGAAGAACACTTCCTATCTATCTCTGAATATGATAGATTTAAAGTCGAGCACCCGCATTTAACACGTCACTTTTCAGAATTACCACCGACAGTAGCTGGCATTAGTGCTAAACCTGACGGCGGTTTTCGTGAAGTATTACAACGAATCAAAGCAGCTAATAGGGGGTCTGATATAAACACTTTTTAAATTCAACAACCACAAAGGAAGCTTATGTCACTTTCAAAGAAAAAACGCCGAGCAATTAGAAATAATGATTTGATGATTGAGCGAGGTAATAGCATACAACAGAAAGGTATGAATATTAAACCGGTATATCCTAAAACCTACAGCCAGCAAGCTACATTTGACGCGTATGATTCCGGTTCGCACTTATTACTCCACGGCATGGCAGGCACTGGCAAAACATTCATTTCAATGTACTTAGCATTAAGTGAAATCTTTAACGACATACACTCAACCCATACGAACGTAACACTTATCAGAAGTGTAGTACCCACTAGGGATATTGGATTTCTTCCTGGTAAAGAAGAAGATAAAATTAAAGTTTATGAACAGCCCTATAAATCAATCTGCAACGAATTGTTTAGAAGAGGAGACGCATACGATATCCTTAAATATAAAGGAATTGTTAATTTTATGTGCACATCATTTGTACGAGGATTGACACTTAACGACTCTATTGTTATAATAGATGAAGTTAACAATATGAATTTCCACGAATTAGACTCTGTTATTACTAGATTAGGTGACAATTGTAGAGTAATATTTTGTGGTGATTTTAGACAAAGCGATTTAGTTAAAAAACAAGAACGTGATGGATTATTAAATTTTATGAATATTTTAGATAGTCTCAATGATTTTACTCATATAGAATTTGATAAAAACGACATTGTTCGTTCAGCATTAGTGAAGGAGTATATCATTGCACGAGAACAACTCGGGCTTTGCGCTTAAATTATTTGAGCCAAAGAAACTAAAACAAATAAATGAAGATGGGAGAAGATTGTACGTAACGGAAGGAGGAGAAAAATATCCTTCCGTTACTACAGCTTTAAGTCTTATTGGTCGAAAAAAACTTAATGAATGGCGCCGACGTGTAGGCTTCGATAAGGCTAATAAAATTGGCCAGCAAGCTGCAAGGGCGGGCACTGCTGTTCATAACGTCGCAGAAAAATATGTTCTCGGCGAAGATATAAGTAAAGAAAATCCTATTGCTCTTAGTAAATTTAATACGATTAAACCATATCTTGATAATAACGTCGATGAAATTTATGGCATAGAATTACGTATGTATTCTGACGAACTCAAGACAGCAGGCACCGCTGACTTAATATGTCGGTACAATGGTAAGAATACTTTACTTGATTTCAAAACGTCAAAGAGGCGTAAAAGTAAAGAAGACATCCTTAGTTATTTTTTACAGTGTTCAGCGTATTCAATTATGGCTAAAGAACATTATAATTTTGATGTAGAACAAATAGTTATTCTTATGACGATTGCCGAAGAACCAACCCCAGAAATCTTCGTAGAAGATATCAACAATTACATAAATAAAACTCGCAAATATTTTGAATATTATCACCAAGGATTATTAAGTGAAAGTTGAAACTCTATTTTCTGAAGTAGTACATTATGAATCCATCGACGCTGATGTAGACTTGTTAGCCAAACAAGCATTAAAGTATGCAGAAGAAAATGATGGAAGAATAGCTTCCAATAGAGGTGGTTGGCAGAGTGGTTATAATCCTAGAATTAGTCCCGAATATGATGAATTGATTTTCCAAATTGAAGATCTTGGAAATAAAGTTGCAAAAGAGTATCAACTTCAAAAACCACTTCAATTAGCAAACTGTTGGTTGAATATCAACGATCAATATGATTATAATCTTGCGCATAGCCATGGCACTTGTTTTTTATCTGGTTGCTTTTATATAAAAACAAATGAACTTATAGAAACAGATCAAGAAGGTAGAATTAGATTTGAAAGAATGGATGCTAGGTATATGTGGATGACGCATAACATGGAACATTTTCTAATTGACAATACGTATGAATTTTATCCAAATCCTCTTAACGTTGAACATCGTAGTATTGTTCCACAAGAATCTACCGCTTATTTCTGGCCAAGTTGGATGTTCCATGGCGTAGAACCACATAAAGACGAAAATCCCCGCATAACCCTCGCTTATAACCTAATCGTCTAACCATATTCAAAAATAATCTAAAAAAAGTCATTTTTTTTCGCAAAAAAACCTATTAAAAACAATAACTTACAATCATAAAAAAAGCCCTTTAAAATCAATAACTTAGAAGTGTACATTTGCGTGTGACCGTGGTAGAATAGCTACCATAAATTGATAAAAGGAAATTAAATAAATGATTGATTATTTAAATATTGCTAAAGGTGCTATCAGATTGTATCAAGGTGATACATGTGTAGCTTTGAGCAATTCAGCTCACTATCTTATCGGTGTAATTCGTGAAAGAGGTGGTCTGAAAAAGCATTACATGGCTTCCTCAACGTTCATTGAAGCGTTGTGTGGTTGTGATGAGTCAGCTGAAGAAGCTGGTTTTGAAAGTTCTTATGAATTTCGTCAGATTTGGAATGAAGTTGAACATGTTCTCTGGAAAAACCAGGAGTTAGTGTAATGACTTTGCAAGAATTCACTAATATGCTCAATAGTCATGATTGGTATTTTAACTATTCTGACGATTCTAAGTGGTATAATCGCGGTCTTCAACAGCGTAAAGCTATTGATGCCGCATATCAAAATTTAAAAGCTCAGGGTCTCGAACAAGAAGCTAAAGACCTTTTTAATGATCTTTCACCTGATGGTTTTCAAATACGTGAACCTCGTAAAATTGATCCTGTAACTGGCAATTGGGCCGACTTATCTTAATTGGAGAAAAAATGAAACTTTTAGTAATTGCTGCTTTGTTGTTAATGACTGGTTGTACTGCAATCAAGCCCTGTGAAGAAAAATGGACTAAACTATATACTGCCAAAGGACAGGTAATGTACGTTTTAGAAGAGTCTAACTGTGTTTCTGTGTCTTTTAAGGAGGCTTATACAAATTGATATCAATGAATCTTCCTTGGATTGTGTCAATCATTGATTCACGCGGGTATCGTTATGCCGCTGGCTATTACGATACGCTAGACGAAGCAAAAGAAATGCATGACACTATTACGTATGGATGTTCTTTTTGGAAAAATATGAACATCACCATATCATCAACTACAATCCATAAAATGGAGCCACATTAATGCTAAATTATTATCAAGAAGTGACTGATAAATGGACTACCGATTATCGTGTTCCATTGCATACTTACATTTTTGATGAGAAAAAAAGACTTGTAGGCTATATTCCTGAAGGTACAACCACTGAGAAATGGCTATCAAAGCCTTCCTCTCAATGGTCTGGCAACCGTAGAAAGTTCATAAAAATTAAATCAATACAATAACTTATGTGCTGGTTTACTTTTTCGCAAAAAATGGTAGAATGGTACTATAAATTAAATAAAGGTATAGATATGAATAGAGTTAAGTTAAACCATGAAGTTGGATCTTCATATATCAAGTTGGAAGAACCTAAAAATGACATTGTAGAATTTGTAGTTAGTATTCTAGCTTGTTCAGCAATGGGTGGATTGCTTGGTTTAATGCTGGCCTACGGCCTACTTTTTACAGGAGTTTAAGATGAAATTCCAAGTTGGTGAGTTTGTTAACGTTGGTATGACTAGTCTTCGTGGTTATGTTGAAACTTCTTATGATGCTATCGTAGCTACATTTGGTGAACCTACTTTTTTAGGTTCAGGAGATGATAAAGTCGACTTTGAGTGGGATATTCAATTTAATGATGGTACAGTGGCTACCATTTATAATTGGAAAGATTACGATGGTGGTTGGAAAGCTATGTTGGCAAGTGAATATTGCTGGCATATTGGCGGCCGCAATCAAATTGCAGTCTCAAACGTATTAGAAGCATTAGGAGAAGATAATGTATAGAGTGCACATGTTGCATACATCTCAAGAAGATTTCTGGGCAGATTCACTCAATGATATTGTAGCTGAAAGTGAACGTGACTATTACGAACATATTCGTGACATCGCGTGTGATTACGCTAAAACACTTAGGGTTCCTTCTACAGTAGAAATGGGTGATCCTATGGATGATGGGATTATTGCTGCGTATGTTTGGGTTAATGGTGTTTGCAATACTCAAGTAATAGGAGAACCCGTAACATGGTGAGCAATGTAGTTAGTCTTATGGACTATAAACAAAAAAAGCTAGACAAACTAGCAGCAGCTGCAAAAGCATATGAAGAAGGTGTAGATGTTGCAGACATTTTTAAAGAAATGTCGACTGAAGAACTAGAAAGATTTGTAAATTTCTTACAATCTGTTGTTGATGATGACACTGGAACCGTAACTTTAACAGTGATAGACGATGAGAATAACTAGAATTCATAAATCTTCTCATCAAACAAAATGGATGTTTCTTAAAAGGAAAGAAGAATTGAAACAACGAACAAAACAAAAAATTCTCGAAGATGCCGATGAATTCTATGGACTAGGATTTAAAAATCCTTTAATGGTTTTGCAATTAGCGAAAATCATTGATTCCGAAGGAAATCCTGTAGAACTCAATAGCGTTCAAACAGACGATGACAAAACGATACGTGTGTCAATGGAAGAAGCTAAAATACTACATTCTCTGTATTACATGGTGGACACTAAAAGGCGTCGTGAGTTTACTGAAGACTGGCAAAATAGTGAAACTTTTACGAAGTATCTTTCAAAATTAAAATGAAAAAATTCTGGACAATTTGGAAATATGCACTAGGTGGATTTTCGGATGATAAAACGGAACCTTATGATAATTACGTTGCACTCCTTCGTACTATTATTGTGGGCGTTAATTTTCTTACGTGCTTTTTCATAATGGCAAATGTAATACATAATTGGTAGCAAAAACAATAACTTATGTACTGGTTTACTTTTTCGCAAAAATACAGTAGAATATACTAGTAAATTGGAAAAAGGTAATAAAAATGATGGATGGATTAGATTTTTACGACTGTTTTATTGAGCCTCTGTTGGACTTAGATCCGTCAGACCTTGCTAAGGTTGCTGACCGCACGTTGCCTAAAAATTGGTTTTTGACTCAGGACGGTCATGATGATACGGCCGATAAGATTGCCGAAGTGATTTGTGCTCAGTATTACGACTCGGGTGCCTCTGAGATTTGGGGACCTACCACGTTTTTCAACTGGTATGTCGATGGTCTTCTTAGTAAAAAGGCGGTGCATTAATGAAAAATTTGGTAGCAAAATATGCACGTCGTTACAATAAAGCTGTTGTGATGGCGGATAGAAAAAAACTTGCAAAACGTGGTTATCGTAAACATAAAAAGGAAATAGTGTAATGTCACACGAACTTGAAATTGTAAATGGAAAAGCATCAATGGCGTATACTGGTGAACTACCTTGGCATGGCCTTGGTGTTAAAGTTGATTCTAATATGTCGCCAAAAGAAATGATGCAAGCGGCAAACTTAGATTGGACTGTTGAAAAGGAAGATGTATTTTTCCAACTCAATGGTCAAATGGTTCCTGCTCCAAAGAAGAAAGCGTTGATTCGTACAAATGATAACGCTTACCTTGACATTGTCTCAGAAGATTGGATTCCTGTCCAAAATGAAGAAGCTTTCGAGTTCTTCTCTGAGTACGTCAAGAATGGTGATATGACGATGGAGACGGCAGGGTCTCTAAAAGATGGTCGTATCATCTGGGGACTCGCACGAATCGGCGAGTCTTTTTCCCTGTTCAACGGTAAGGATGAAGTGACCAACTATCTCCTTTTGTCTAATCCTCACCAGTTTGGACGCGGTGTTGACATACGCACTACACCAATTCGAGTCGTATGCAACAATACCATCTCAATGGCGCTGCAAGGGAAAGCAGCCCTAGGCATTAGCCTAAGTCATCGTAAGTCTTTTGACGTAGATAAAGTCAAAGCAACCTTGGCTGAAGCTTCTCAAATGCTAGGTAATTACCGTGAGGTGGCTGAGTTCCTTTCTAAGAAAAGGTACACTCAGGAAAGTCTCTTTGAATACTTCACCAAAGTATTTCCAAAAACATCTAACGCTAAAGGTGAGGTGTCATTCAAAGAGCTTATGGCTAGCTTCAAGAGTGGTGATAGTAAACTTGCATCAAGAAATGCTATCAATGCAATGGAAGTAGTCGAAACTCAGGCTGGTGCTGAGTTCGGCAAAGGAACATGGTGGTCAGCTTACAACGCTGTCACTTATATGACTAATCACACAATGGGTCATAATCCTGATACTCGCATGCAGTCACTCTGGTTTGGTGGGAATAAGAATCGCAATATTGAAGCGATGGGTCTCGCCCTTGAGTATGCTGAAGCAGCCTAACACCGGGGGGCCTTCGGGCCCCCCTATTTTTTGACATAAATATAATTGGAATCTTATTGATGTTAAATATGCAAAAAGTAATTGATGACACAATCAAATCAACTAGAACAGGTCACTTTTTATCTGAACTAGAAAGATTAAGGAAAGTAGACAACATTGGATATCTCGACGCAATCATATATTATTGTGAAATTTATGACGTTGAGATCGAATCTATTGCTAAATTAATTAAGAATGATCCTGCATTATTAGCAAAGCTTCAAGAAGAAGCGGAAAGTCTTAACTTTCTAGAAAAAATCTCAAGACTACCTATATGATTATGGAACCATTTGACGCTTATAAGAAATTTCAAGCGCTCAAGTTACATTTTACAAGCGATTCCTATGATTATTTTAAATATAATGGGAGCGTTAAGGTTAATAAGATTTCTTTTGAAACTAAGAATGATAAGTACTATTACTATAGGCTCAGCAAAAAGCCTGATCTTGAGTTGTTCTTAGCATCTAATTTTATTGAAGATGACAACGTATGGGTTGGTAATATCTTTGATGAAATCCACGAAACGCGTTATAAAAATGCAAAAAGAAAACATGAGTCGCTATCCTATATGGTAAAAAGCGAATTGAGTAATTATGAATCTTTAAATGACGCCCTAGTGGTAACTAACGGGAACTATCCAAAAATACTGAACGACTATAATCGTGGCTCAGTATCAGCGGAGACTCTCGTTGTGTTGGATCGTACTCTTAATGTATTTGATTACTGGTCAAACAATATTAGTGACACAGTCGTGTGGCCACGTAAGAAGATGAAGCTATTAAAGTATGCTCCATTCCTACAGTTCGATAAGAAAAAAATGAATGCTTTACTGGTTGACATTTTTAGAGAATCGGTGTAGAATAAATACTCTTATATAATGAATAATGTGGATAAACTGTTAATACATTGCAAATACAAGGAAAATACGTATGAATACATTCGCACAAATGAAAAAGTCCCGCGCCGAGCAATTCGAAAAGCTCGCACAAGCCGCTGAAAAAGTCAGCAATCCACAGCAAGGTGGAGGTGTTGATGAACGTTTTTGGAAACCTACAGTTGATAAAGCTGGTAATGGCTCAGCAGTCATTCGATTCTTGCCTGCACCACAAAATGAAACTGTTCCATTCGTTCGTTACTGGGATCATGGATTCCAAGGACCAGGTGGTTGGTACATCGAGAAATCTTTGACATCTCTTGGTCAGCAAGATCCTGTATCTGAGTTTAATACCTCACTTTGGAATTCTGGTGTTGATGCTGACAAAGATCAAGCGCGTAAGCAAAAGCGACGCTTGCATTACATCTCAAACATTTTTGTTATCAGTGATCCTGGTAATCCCGCAAATGAAGGTAAAGTATTCCTATACGAATACGGCAAAAAAATCTTTGATAAGCTCAATGATTTAATGCACCCTCAGTTTGAAGATGAAGATGCAGTGAATCCTTTTGACCTATGGGAAGGTGCTAACTTCCGTCTTCGAATTCGTAATGTGGAAGGCTATCGTAATTATGATAAGTCTACATTTGACTCGCCTGAAGTCCTCCACGCTGATGACGAAGTCTTGGAAAAGATTTGGCAATCACAACATGCTCTCGAGGAACTTGTTTCTGAAGATAAATTCAAGACCTATGATTTCCTTCAGGAAAAGCTTCAGCGAGTACTAGGCGTTAACTTCTCCCCTAATAGTGCGATGGCACAAGAAACAGAGGTAGAAGATGAACCAGCATGGACTCCACCCACTGCTGAATCTAAGCCTGCCCCTTCGACTGCAGCTGAATCTCTAGATGATGACGATGAGTCACTTGATTTCTTCAAGAAACTCATTAATGAATAGACTTGGGAAGCTGGACGACTAGAGGGGCCTTCGGGCCCCTCATTTTTTCTAATATAAAAACAATAACTTATGTGCTGGTTTACTTTTTCAACATATGTGGTAGAATATACTCATAAATTGAAAAAAGGAATAAAAAAGTATGACATTCTATTATGAATTTTTAGATGAGCTGAGAGCATCTGGTGCAATCAATATGTTCGGTGCACCAGCAGTTTTGAGAGAACAATTTGGTATGACAAAGCAAGAAGCTTTGGATATATTTAAAGGTTGGACAGAAGATCGTTTTGGAGAAAAAGTATAATGGAAATCAAACAAAATCGTAAGTCAAGCTTTTACGTTTGTACACTTGATCCTATGTCTGCAGTAGATATGGGTGATATCTTATCAGCAATTAAGAAAACGATTGCAGTTCATAATCAAAATGTTTCTTTAGATTTACAATGTGCTTATATAAGAAACACTAAAGCGATGTATAAGCGTATCAGCATTAAAGGTCGAAAGCCCATTGATGGGAAAAGGACATTTTTTGGTGATGTTCGCAATAAGTTTACTAATGCACGTGAGCTTGACATATACATTCACGATGATACGTCAAGAACTTATAATACTCGTTATAAATTAGGTATCATCTAAGAATAGTGTGGATTAGAAGAGATAAAACTATCTCTTGCTACAGCAGAAGGTCTCGTCTCAAGCGGGACCTTTTGTCCTATTGGGATTCCTTGATTAGTTACAACACTACGAGCAGGTTGCTTAACTACAATAAGATCCCCTCCTCTATCTTCTGCCGGTGTGTACGTAATGTTATTAGTACTACGTACTTGACCATCAGGAATTTCCATACCAATCGTTGGTGCCGGTCTTTGAGGATCTCCAACTTTCCATTCAGATCCATCAGCACCAATGATAACGTTTTGCGACATAGGTGTTTCTTCATTGACTGGAGACTCTGCAATCTTTTCTTCTAATTTTACAAGAGCTCTTTCACCTGCAAAACGATTAATCGTTTTGGTCTGTATCCCATCGATTATTTGTTCTTTGGTTAATCTAACAACACCACCTTTAGTATTGACGCGGATTTTTGGAGGAAGCCCAAGATTTGTGTCAACCATATCCATTGCTTTTTCATATTCATTAACACTAAGCTCATCTTGTAAATATTCATCTAATGTTTGATCCTCATTTATCGCTTTAAAATCTTGTTGCAATTGTATCCAATCTTGTTTTGTTTTAACTCTATTCAATGCACCAAGAATAGCATCTTCATCTGTGCCAATACCTTCACCGGCCTTGAGTAAAATATCTGCCGTTGATGTTCCTTCACCATAATTTTCTGCTAATTCTTCTTCGGTCATGGCGATATCAACGCCAGTTGCAGCTAAAGCTACATCTTTTGCAGCTTCTGCCATCATTGCCGGAAGTTCTTTAGTCACCCAGCTTACTAATCCATTCCAACAAGATTTAAGACCATCGGTTTTACCCAATACAATAAAGTCGTATAATGCACTGACTAGTTTATCCATTCCAATTGCGGTATAGATTTTATCTCCCCAAATAACACCAATAATAAGACCAGCAACACCGCCTGCCGCATTTCCTAACACTGGTATTACGCTACCAACTAAGAATCCAATTTTAGCAATGACCCACGGTGCACCAAATAAAGATATAATTTTATTGATCTGTTCTTTATTACCTTTATGCCATTCTTCTTCAGTAATGCTTCCGAGTAATAATAATTCTGTAGAACGAATCATAAACATAATAGCTTCAATTATTAAAGCCCACTTAACGATGTTCTTACCTAAAAACTTTATAAATTGAGCAAATCGTGATGGTAAGCTTTTAATAAAATTCTGTGTTGCGGTAGTCCATTCACCGGCTTTCTTAGAAATTTTAGTAATCAAACCCTGCGCTGATTTCATGTTTGCAAGATATTTTTGATATTTTGCAGCATTATTAATTTGCGGTGGGATAGCTTTTGCAGCGTTTGGAGTTGTTCCAATCATGGGTGTTTTTGGTTTAACTACAGTAAGCTGTGTGCTAGGAGGTTTAGCACCCGGTCCTTTCATTAAATCTGTTTTCAAGTCTTTAGCAACACCGGCGACATTCTTAACGCCTTTAACTAATGGAGATGAAGCTTTTACTGCCTTAGCTTTTGTTTTTTCTGCCATCCCTTTCGCAGCTTCAGCTACTTTAGGTCCAACAGGTGTTCCTCTTAATGCAGCAACACCCATTGTTGCTTTAAGTGCTGTTTCTTCAACAAACTCTAATGTATCAAATACATCATCCATTGGAGTAGTATTATCTTCTAGTTCATCGGCCGCTACTTCACTGCCTGCCCACAACGCAGCCATGCCTGCTATTGCACCATACTTTACTCCCGCTGCAGCACCATAAGCTTTTGCCATTCCAACACCAGCATCAATGATTTTACTGACAGTAGATTGTTCTTCTACTTGCTCCTCGTCATATCGTCTTTCTTCTTTAATTGATTCAGATTTTTGGAACTCAGTTTGTTCATCAATAATTGATGCTACTTTATTTAATAATAAGCTTTGCCTGTATACTTCTTCTTCTAATCGAGCTACTCTTTCAATGATGAGATTTAAGTGTTGTGAATATTGTCCTTCTTCTGGTCCAAGTTCAGGTATGATGTCTTGACGAGGAATGAGCGTGCCTTCCAGTACATCGGCAGCATTAAATTCGGTTCGCTCGCGTTTTTTTGCTTTTTCAGTGTTGGCTGCAGCTTGAGTAACAGTTGCTGGGAGCGTTTGCATTTCTTTTGCTTCATCACCACTCATCATCTCATTAATAGCAGCGCCGAGTCCTCCTAACGCACCCGCAGCAGCACCACCTTTAATATTTTTTGCGGCAGCACCTTTTTTCTTACGAAGTTTTTTACCTTTCCTAAGACTTTTAAATGCTGCCCTTGCTGCTTTTGCTTTACCCATTCTTTCTTTGCTCGTTTTCTCTTTTTACTTTATCAGCTAACATCTCAATATACAAATCCCGTTCAAAAGGAATCATATTCTCAATGTCTATCAATGTGAACCTGTGATACTGAGTTACGTCAAAGTTTAGCTTATAATGTAGATAGAGATCAGTGTAACTCAGCCCAGCGTAAAAAAATCGTCTAAATTCCTAAAATAGACTCTTTTTTCAGTTCCTTCACTATTTTCATAAGTCACAATATGTTCGATCTTAGGTACACGCTCAAAAAATTCATTGATCTTATTATATGCATCGATCGGCAATGAATCTAACCAATCTTCTCTTTCTTTTTCTGATGCCTCTGCCCAAGGATATACTTCCTCAGCATCAAACACATAATCTACACAATGATTAATAGTCGCATATGTAATATCAGCCATCTTTGTCAAACCACGAATTTTATCTGAAATTCTTGGTGTTGGATATTTAAGCATCATTCCCAGATCATCATTAATCATTACTTTCCTTTCAACGTCATCTGGAAATTGTACTTCAACATCATCAAGATCTAACGTTAAATTATACGTTATACCGTCTGTACTATCTTCAACCTGAAACTCTACTGTGTTTGATACACTTGCAGATCTTAATTTAATGAAGATGTATTCCATATCAAAAATAGGAATTTCGTCTACATTAAATCCGGGTGTTAATACACACGCATTGATAATACTTTTAATAGCATTAAAAATATCAACTCTTTCTCCACTTTCTTTCGCCATTAATAACACTTTTTCTTCTTTTACAAGGAAAGGACGAAAAGTAATTTCTTTTCTTGTAGAAGGTTGAATGCAATTAAACGTTATTGACGCTACTTGCGGTAAAGCCATCATTTACTCCTCATTAAGTATATTCATACGTCGAATAATTATAGTCAACGTTCAAACTTAAAAATCTATCTGTTTCATTCCATCCCATGCCTACTTGATCGTATGAGATTGGATATACTTCTTTTACAACAATAGTCTTTGAAAGATCACCTGCACCATTAAATATTTTAATATTCATTGTACCAATATAATCTTCATAGTAAGCAACAAGATATTGTGCTTGATTACCAGATCTTCCTACAATTAAGTCAGACCAATCATAAAACTTTTGTAATGTATCACCGTTTGAATCAATCATATGTGCACACTGAATTGATGTTGGATTATATCCATACGGAATAGAAATAGTTTTGCCTGCACCATATGGGCGATAATTATCAGCACTAAACGATGCAAATCCTGGAATGTTTACACTCTCGGTTTTTAACACCAATTCACGATCATTGCCGAGTATTGCAGGAAAAAACAATTCTACTTCATAATGAGAAGCGCGTAATAATCCATTCTTTCCTAGATTGCTTTTAAATTCGCTTATGTTAAAAGGCATTGCGACTGTCTCTCCAAACTCTATTCTTAGTTGTACGTACAAATCTTTGAGTCGGCAACATTAACGCTACATCCCACGATTCTGCAGGAACCCACAAATATCGACTTCTTACTTGACTTCTTAAATATTTTTTAAACGTTGGCTTAAACCAACGAAATTTTGCTGCACTACTTAATAATTGATAATTCATTCGCAGCTTTTTACTTTTTCTTAGTCCATCATTACGTTGAATCGTATATAAGCTATCCATTAAACGAGCTCTGTAAAGAGGACTTAAATAATGTAAGTTAATTCCCGTGAATCCGTCTGCTGTTACATCAACAACAAAGATGCAAGGAAATCTGTCCCAATAAGGCAACTTATCTTTTGTTTTCGCTGTATAAAAGTACATAAACATTCGTCCAATATCTTGATTTGTGATATTAGATTGAGTTAATGCACGATTCGTCATTTCTTTTCGTATATTCACTGAGTTGATTTCTGATGCTCTATCTCTCAGCCAATCACGAGCTTCCACGCCGGAAACACCAGCAGTTTGCTGCTCTCGCGCTATTTTATCAAAGATGTATGTTGCCATGTTTCTTAAACGTATTTGCTGTAATATTTATCTATTTTTTGCTCATATTCTATTATATTAATTCTTTCTTCATTTGATACATTCATTGGAAACGAAGAATAATGAAACATTAATTGATTATAATGTTCACCAAGATAAGGCTCTCGCCAATGCAATACATCAGGACCAGGATAAACAATCCCATCACCAGGATTTATTTTAAACGATAAAACCTTTTCATCATAAATCATCTTAATTGGCCAAGATTGATCACCATGAATATGCATCGTAATCGAAACTTCACACGCTGGATTATCTCTATGCGGACCCATAAACGATTCATAATAATACTCCGCATGAAAAACATACGTATAATATAAACTTTTTTTTAATTTTTTTTCTATTCGAAGACGAACTTTTTCAATATCATCTTTTCTTCTATATCGCGGACAAGAAACATAAGAAATATTTCCTCTAAACATATGATTCAAGATCGGATTTTCAACACAAGAGAAAAGATCTATAAAAGAAGAATCATAATATTCAATCATTTCTTCGTTTAATACATTACGTATTACAAAAGGCTTAAAACTCATATTTTTATCAAAATTCCAATGAGTACAAAGATAATAATTAATAGTTCGAAGGCAAGAATTGTATGATACCAAACCCATCGAGCTTCATAAATCTTCTTTGCTTGAATATCATTTTTGATTTGATTCGCAAATTTATCCAATAATTTCATCATATATCATCCTTAAAAAGTAAAAAAAGTAAAAAAAACAAATATAAAATACCTATCGAGAGCAACATAATAAAAAAACCGTATTTAAAAGGGGTTCGTCTGTGTTTTCTCTACTATTTATTAATCAAAAAAAACCGTATTTAAAGCCGGTTGCCCTTTGTTTCCTTTCGCGAGAATTAAAATTTAATCCCTAGCTCTTTCTCGGTCATTATCATAAATCTCCATCCTCTTTCTAAACAAAATTTTTCTGCGGCTTTCCATTTAGATATATTTCGTCCATATTCTCTGACTTCATATAAATATCTTTTGGTGATTTGTTTAGAGGGTTTAGGTTCAATTGTCTGAGATCGCGGTTTTATTTCTATGACTACGATTTCTTTATGGCCATCCTTATCGAGCTTTTCTATATAGAAGTCTGGAAAGTATCTGTGGAGACGGCCATCTATGAGAGACCTATATGGAATAAAGAATTCCTCAGAGGCCCACTTTATTATATCCTTATGGGAATCACAGTAGTCCATAAATACTAATTCCCATCGGCTCCTATAGATGATGTTTGTAGGATCGCCTTTATATTTGGATGGATTACGTGGTTTGAATTTGCCTTTATACGCCATGATTAATTAAACACTAAGAGATAAGATATTTATGTCATTCCATAATAACCTAGTAGATAGCGTTAAATCAAAGACAGTTAATACAGTCACACAGGCCGTGACAAGTCCTGCTTCGGCTCTTCTCTCTAAGACGAAGAGAAAGATTTCTAATAACGCATTAAAGGACGTAGGATCACTCACAGGTCAGCTTAAACAAAAATCTTCTTTATTAGAAAAGGCGCAGATCAGCAGTGTCTCTGGCCTCGCTGGATCATTAGGAAAAGCAGGCGGAATTACAGGAGATATCGCAGGGAAACTCTCTTCACTAGGAGGCGGGAACAAGGCAGCTATAGTGGTGGGTAGTGCTCTCGGTGCGAAGCTGGAGGGGGCTGGGGTACCCACAAAGATCGCCTCTAAAATTACCTCTGTAGCCATGAAGGGAATCGCACATAACAAAGCAGCAAAAAATATTACGCGCGCAGTTGCTAAACACACCAAAGATTTTTCGTCACTAGGAAATCGTATACCTGCTAAGTTAAAGTCTACGGTGAATAGTAAAGTAAGAAAGGCAGCAAATAAAATAACAGGTAAACTAGATCTGCCATTCGGAGGATTAATGTTCCCGATGGATTTAGAAACGAATACTCAGGCTTATTTGCAATTAAGGTTCTTAGAATATACGAGAGAGAACGCTTATAAGGGGGGTAGTGTAGGGGAACAGATAGTGGTATATCTGCCTCTACCGGAAAACATGACAGTAGCTCATAACATTATACACTCTCAGCAGGATCAAGCAGCGTTAGGTGCTGTATTGGATTCTATTAATGCGGATGCTACAAGATCAATGTCTGAAGGAAGATTAATGGATAGTGGTCGACAAATTATGAATCAGGCAGGTCAGTTAACTGCTGGAGAAGGTGCGAGTGGAGCAAGAGATGCAGCAAGGTATTTAGCATTACAAAAATTTATGACAGAAGATGCAGCAATAGGTGGGGTAGTGTCCAGTGTTGCAGGGATGGTACCTAATCCTCATCCCACATTATTCTTTAAGGGTTTGAACCTACGAGAATTTAATTGGGTATGGAGATTAATTCCACGTAGTTTTGATGAAAGTGATGTATTACAGCAGATACTAAAAGAAATAAAGTTACACGCTCTTCCTGAATTAAATGGCGCAGGTAAAGCATTTTTGAAATTTCCGAATATTGTACAGCCTAATGTAATAAGGGAGGGTAGTGAAATATATGATTACGGTAACTTTAAAAGATCTGCTATAACAAACATTTCTATTAATTATACAGCAGAAGGATCGAGTGCTTTCTTTATTGATGGAAGACCCGTTTCAATTACATTATCGATGACATTCCAAGAAATAGAACAATATACTTCTGAAGACGAACAAGGTTAATATATGGCAATTAAAAGATTCTTCGAAAGATTTCCTGTAATCGATTATGATGGTACACCTGCTCTTAATATAATGAAGCGAGTAGATATTTCGTCGACGGTCAAAGAATATTATAATCGATTCTATACCTATACGATGGATAGTAGCGAACGAATAGAACACCTCGCATTTAATTATTACGACGATGTGAATTTTGATTGGTTAATCTATCTAGCAAATGATATTAGTGATCCGTATTATGGGGTAGTGCTGAACGAGCAAGATTTCCAAGAATTTATTATTAAAAAATATGGATCCTTTGATTATGCTTTACAAGCAATTGTACAATGGAAAAATAATTGGGAAAGTGACGATACGATCTTGTCTTCCGAACAATATAATAATTTAATTGGAGACCGTAAAAAATATTGGGGTCCTATATATAACGCTTTTGGTATTTCCGGATATGTTAGACAAAAAGAAGATATCGTAGTACCGACAAATAAGTATGTTAGTTTTAATGTCGCGACCGTGGACGCCGCCGCAAGCGCCGGCGATATCCTTATAAAAGACAGTAATAGTTCCGTTTATGGAACTGTAACCTGGGCTAACACAAGTGCGATAACAATACAACATGTCTATGGTGATTGGACCGCCGGTAGTGATTATACTGTAACAAAAAGAGGAGCATCCGATACATATACAGTCGATGCAGATAGTGTATCTACACACCAAGTCATTAATGAAAATGAGGAAGTATATTTTTCTGCGGTCAATGCTTACGATTTCGAAAATGATTTAAATGAAAAGAAACGAGAGTTATTTCTCATCGACGCAGATAATGCATCAAGTTTAAATAAACAACTTAATGATATGATGAATAAAGCATAATGAGTACAGACGTTGGAAGTGTTGATATACTAGAACAAACAATCTGGTTATATAAATTTCCAGATATAGATCCTATTAACATCTATAATCTAGTAACAGGAATTGATATTTATGAATCCCTAGATGAACATTGTATGCAATGTGATATCTACGTAAACGATGGAATTGATTTACTTGACTATTTTCCGGTGGGTGGTGAAGAGGTTGTTGAGTTTGCTATACAGTCTGAAGGTAGAAAAGAATGCGCGTATAAGTTCTTTGTAGAACGCGTAGAAGGTATTGCTCCAAATCCAATGGGTAATGCACAATCTTATAAATTAAAATGCGTCACTCTTGATTTTCTTTATAATAGTAGTATTGTTTTTTCTAAGCGATATAAAGAGATGGAGTTTAGCGATGCTGTGTTACAGTGTATTCAAGTAGATCTGAGATCAGAGAAACCCGTATACGTAGAAAAGACAAAAGGATTTTTTGATCACGCTGTGAATAGAGTACGTCCTTTCCAAGTAATAGATTTACTTACGGAAAGAGCAGTATCTGCAGAATTTGCATCTTCATTTTTTATATTCTATGAAGATAATGAACAATACAATTTTACTACGATTGAAAATTTAATTAAAGAAAGAGAAGATTATGCAGATGATTTCTATTATTTTTATGATACATCAAATCAAGGTGGTGATTTTGAAAAAGTAGTTAATGCTTTTAATATACTAGATTTTCAAAGACTAGATGGGTTATCATCAGTTGATCGTGTATTATCCGGTGGAATACGTAATCAAGTAAGAGCTTTCAATATCTATCACGGCGATTATTTTGAAACACATGATTATACTAATATACACGATGGATTCTCTTTTAATGCGCATTCGGATTCTATAGGAGATCAAAATAGTCAAAACTTTAACGAAAGTGTTCATGAATATCCAGCAATCTCAAGTATGATTGTATTCGATGAATTAAGACCTGCTTCAGATCATATTAAAACTATTCCTTTCAAGCGGGCTTTTAGATCTAAAATGTTATCAACCGGCGTAAAGATAAGAGTATATGGTGATACTGAGATTATGATAGGTGATAGTGTTGGTATTAATATTCCACAATTTGCTGGTGTTACCTCAGGTGGTGAAGACGCTGAATTAATTAATGGAAGATTTATTGTGAAAGATATAAAGCATATGATCAGAAATGGTGAAGATGGACAGATGAGCCATGAAATGATTTTAGATTGTAGAAAGATTGGTTTAAATAAGGGATTAGAATAGTGAGCTATTATAAGTTAGGAGATGTATTTAAATGGTTTATTGCTCGCGTTGTTGATATTAACGACGAGGAAATGCTAGGCCGTGTAAAAATCCGCGTTATTCATGAGCAAACCGGTGAATTAGGTAAGAATAAAAAAAGTTATGGTATATTAGATGAGGATTTACTATGGGCGTATCCTATTTCAGCTATTCAATCTTCTAGTTTAAATCACAAAAAGATAGTTGAGTTAGAAGAATATCAAGTACCAGATTGGATTGATGCTGTTGGTTTATCTCCAACCGGTATTGCTGTTGGTACATATTGTTTCGGTTTTTATATGGATGGTCAAGAATCAAATGTACCAGTTATATTCGGTACCTATCATAAAATGTCAAGATTTCCAGAACCACCTACTGATGAATCAACTGGAAAAATGTTACAAATTGACGTAGGTAGCGATGGAGATGAGTTTTTAAATGATGTAGCTTCAAATGCTAGAGGAACAAACACATTACCAAAAGAAGAAATAGAAGGTGATGCTGAATTAATAAAAGAACCAAAGAGCGCATATGCTGCAAAGTATCCATATAATTTAACGTATACTAGTAAAGGCGGCAATGCAATAGAAATTGATGATACACCCACGTCGGAAAGAATTCACGCGTATCATCCATCTGGTTCTTATATTGAAATTGGAAATGTAGGAGATGCTAAAGGTAGACGTGTAGATAAGATTACAGATAATAACTGGACTATTACAATGAAGGATAATCATTTACTCGTAAAGGGTAATGGTATTGTTGAAATTGATATTGATAGTACAGTTTTCGTAGGAAATTCAAGTTCAGTTGTTATAGTAAACAATAGTGATGTTGCAATTGGCAATAATAGTAATGTTGAAATCGGTAGTAATAGCACAGTAACAGTTGGAGAGAATAGTACTGTAATGATTAAGGGCAATTCTTCTGTTAATGTTGATGGAACAACTAGCGTACATTCAGTAGGAGCAATGTCAATAACAAGCGACGCTTCAATTGCAATGGATGCTCCTACTATTAACGTTACTGGAAGCACTATTAATATTGGTGATGCTGGTGGTAGTATTACTTCTAATGGTATTGAGTTACATACTCATGTACATGATGGTTCACCAACAGCAGGAAGTGGTCCTAAATCTGATACTGGTGCACCTAAGTAATACGTTATAAATAAATTAATATATAAGAGGCTCTTTTTATGGGCGCTAAAATAGAACAGCATAGAGATTTATATAAGCAGAGTGGAGGAAGTCTAGATCTATACAGTGACTTCTTACATTCTTTTAGGCCTCATCCTAATACTGGACAAATTTCTAGAAAGACTAATGTTGAAGCTGTTAAGCTAGCTATTAGAAATTTATTATTAACAAATAAATATGAAAGATTAAGAAATCCTCGATTTGGAAGTAATCTATCTAGATTTTTATTTGAGCCTCAAAGCAAACAAACAAATTTAGAAATTAAACAACATATTGAAAATACTATAGAGCAATATGAGCCAAGGGTTAATATTATAGATATTAAAGTTACTTCTGATGAAGATACCCATTCAGTTGAAGTAAGTATTCTCTTTGCTATTATAACATCTTCTGATACAGAAAGATTAGACCTTACACTATACAGAGTCAGATAAATGGCAGCAAATACTAGCATTAATTTAACATCATTAGATTTTGATACTATTAAAGATAACTTTAAAACGTATATGAAAGCGCAAGATCTATTTAAAGATTATGATTTTGATGCTTCTAATATTAACGTTTTATTAGATATTCTTGCGCATAATACCCATCTAAATTCATTTTATTTAAATATGATTGGAAATGAAATGTTTTTAGATACTGCTTTAATGCGGGATTCTGTAGTATCACATGCTAAAGAATTAAATTATATTCCTCGTTCTTTTAGATCTGCGCAAGCAAAAGTTAATATTGTTATGGTAGATAGTTCAGACGAAGCTATATTATTAATCCCAAGAGGAACATCTTTTACTGGTACAGTAGATAATAAAAATTTTACATTTACTGTATCAGAAAATATTCAAGCCATTAGTGGAAATGATGGAAAGTTCTATTCTAATAATGTAACATTATATGAAGGTGATTATGTATCAGATCAATATGTAATGAATTATTCTAATGATAATCAAAGATTTATTATTAATAATAAAACAGTAGATATTAATAGTCTCTTAGTAACGGTATTAGAAGATAATGGAGCTGAAACATTAACTTATAAGAAAGCTGATAATTTATTTGGATTAAATGCAACTTCGCAATCGTTCTTTATTCAAGCAGCAGAAAATGAAACATATGAAGTTCTATTCGGCGATGGTGTTATTGGCAGAAGACCTAAAGATAGATCAATTGTAATTCTTCAATATCGTCGTTGTAACGGTGAATTACCAAACGGAATTGGTAAATTTTCAGCAGATGGTAAAGTTGGAACGGCAACTATCACTTCTATTACAACAGTTTCTAAAGCTGCTGGTGGATCTATATCAGAAAGTATTTCTTCAATTAAATTTAATGCGCCAAGAGCATTTAATACGCAAGAAAGAGTTGTTACCGCTAGTGATTATGAAACAATTTTAAAAGCTAATTTTTCTGAAATTAATGCAGTGTCAGCGTATGGAGGAGAAGAAGAAACTCCTCCGCAATATGGTAAGGTTATTGTAGCAGTAGATTTAAAAACTACTGACGAACTTCCGCCTTCCAGAAGAAATGTTTATCGTCAATTTATTAAACAGCGTAGTCCATTAGCAATTGATCCAGTGTTTATAACGCCGGATTATACATACGTTTTAGTTAACACTAAAGTTAAATATAATATTAATGAGACTAGCTTATCGACTGAAGATATTAAAGCGCTTGTAATTTCTACAATTCAGAATCATAACACACAAAATATTGACGGCTTTAATAAAACATTACGTTATTCTCGATTAATTGCTGATATAGATGATTCAGATCTTTCTATTGTTAGTAATGATACAGACTTGTTAGCTATTAAAAGTATAAATCCAAATACAATTTCTAGTGCTAATTATGATATAGATTTTAGTATAGCTTTAAAAGATGATATTGGCCAATTGCCGGGAGATCATCCTGAAAACGAACAAAGTATTATTTCTTCAACACCATTTTTTATTGGAGGTAATGAGTGTTTTATTGAAGATGATGGTGAAGGTGTGTTGAGAATTATGTCAACCGAGGGAAATACGCACAGATTATTTTCAGAAATTGGAACAGTAGATTATACTAGAGGATTTTTACAATTAAGTGCTTTTAAACCAGATCAAATCATTGGAAACAATTTAGACATATACGCAAGAACTGAAGAAAAAGATATTACATCACAACGTAGAACTATTCTTGCTATTAGAGATCAAGATATTAAAGTAAGTGTTACTCAGGTTCGTTTATAATGAAAGAACTAGAAAAATACATAAGTCCTTTTACAGAAAGACTATTCCCAGAATTTTATCGGGAAGAAGGACAAATGTTTATTTCATTTGTAAAAGCATATTATGAGTGGTTAGAATCTGAAAATCAGATATATTATCACGCTAGAAGATTACCCGATTATCGTGATATTGATAAAGTTATTGAAGATTTTATAGTTTTCTTTAAACAAAAATATCTTTCTAACATCCAGTTTACTACTGCGTCTAATAAACAGTTATTCATAAAAAATTCATTAGATTTTTATAGATCTAAAGGTACACCGCGTGCAATAGATTTGTTTTTTAAATTAATACACGGATTAGAAGCACAAGTATATTACCCCTCAGATGATTTATTTAGATTATCAGATAATGAATGGGTAGATGTACAATATTTAGAAGTTGTTGAATCACCAACAAATATTCAAATGGTTGGTGAAATTATTAGAGGTAATAAGACTGGTGCTGAAGCTTATGTAGAAAGATTAGTTAAAGTAAAAAAAGATACTAGATTTATTAGCGTTTTATATTTAGCTAATGTTACAGAAACAAATTTTAAAACCGGCGAGCAAGTTTCAACATTATTTAAAGACACAAATGTTACTACTAAAATTGTAGGATCATTAAGTAAGTTTAGTATTAATCGTAGTGATTCTGGATTTGAATTAGGAGAAACTACTTATGTTGAAGATGGTGCTGGGAAAAAAGGTATTGGAAGAATTACTGACGTTACTAGTTATGTTGGTGTAATCGATTTTGAACTATTAGATGGTGGGTGGGGATACACAGCTAACGCTGAAATTATAGGTTCGGATCGTGTTTTAATTACTAGAGATTATACTATTGAAGGCGTAACTGGATCTTTTTATCCAGACGGAAATGACTTCTTATATAGAAGAACCCCGGTAATGCAATTTGAAAATGTAAAGCAAGATTTATTATCAGTTGATTATGATGCTACTGTAGCAGATCCAGAAGAGTTTAGTATAGGTGAAACTGTAACTTCATATGACGTTGGTAATAATATAACTTTTACTGGAACTATTGTAAGCTCTACATATGAAGCTGGAGATACTGAAGGAACTATTGTAGTAAATTATAGTTCTAATACATATTCTGCTGGTAATTTGGGAGATGAAATATATTTAACTGGTAATACGTTTGTTTCTAATGTAGTAAGTTCTACTAGCGTATCTGCGTCTGCTAATGTAATAGGATATTCTAATACAGCAACAATTACATATGATTCTTCTGGGGGTGTATTAAATGCTGGAGATATTTTAGAACAATACTATACAATTAATACCGATGCTGGTGGGAATTACAGAAAATTATTTGCTAATTGTACTGTTTCAAAAGCATATTCAAATATTGAACTCGGTGAAAGTTATGCTGATATAGTTTATGGTGTTGGTTGTATTAGAACAGATTATCCTTTAGAAAGAGAACGAGATGGTGTAAGTTTTCCCGCTATTGGTGCTGGTAATTTTTCAAACACTAATCTAGGAATAATTAATATTGTTAATACCTTTTATAATGGTTCTTGTTATGTTCAAGACGCATTAGGTAATCCAGTAGAAACATCATTTAATATTACAACAATATCCGGCTTTGAAACCGAAGCTAATTTTGAAATCGTAGGGTATAATGAAGAAGTTATTATACCAGAATCTTTTAATGATACGTTAATCAGTGCAATCCCAGAAAGTACTATTATTGGTTCTAACTTATACCAAGTTAATAATAACTTTGATAGAGGATTTAACGATACTTTAGTGCAAACTCTTGGCCCTTGGGAAGATATTACTATTGGTTCCATAGAAGGAATAGTAAGTAGAAATCCTGGTCGAGGTTATGCAGCAGATCCATTTTTTATTATATATGAACCAAGAATGTACCATATAGAAAAATACGATTTTTTTGCAGAATACGAATTGCCACCCGGATCTACACAAGGTCTTAATTTTAATATTGGTGAAGCATTGATTGGACAGACTTCTGGTACTCGTGGAAGGTTGCGAGTGCATGATAGAGAAAATTTAACGTTAAAAATTACTAGATTAGATTTAGACAACAATTTTATTCCGGGTGAAATTGTAACTTCAGAAGATACTAATTTTTCTGCAACTATTATAGAAGGCCCGCCAGAATATTATAATGGTACTTATGTTGAAAGAAGAGAACAAAGAACTGGTTTAAACGCTATAGTAAAATCTGAAGCTTTTACTGGTGATGGATTTGCTACCGCAGTTGAAGTAGTAGATTCTGGATTTGGATATTTTGAAGAAGAAGATTTGACATTAGTATCATCAGATGATTCCAGTAAAACTATTTCAGTTACTGGATATCTAGGCAAACAAGGTGTTGGAATAGGATATCATACTAATAGAAGATCATTTTTATCTTCAGATAAATATCTTCAAGATAACGATTTTTATCAAGAATATTCTTATAAAGTATTAACGGCGTTGCCTTTCGATGCTTATAAAGATACTTTAATTAAAGTATTACATGTTGCTGGAACCAAACCGTTTGGCGGTTATTTAGCTACCACTGACGTAAAATTAGATATTCTATCTTCATCTGAATCTATTGATTTTGAATTGAAATCTACTGTTGCGTTGTTGAATGAGAATATTTTCTATTCTCCAACTATTATTATTAGTGCATCGCAAGATGTTATATTCGAGGACGAAGATGTATTCTTCTCACCGACAGTTCGTAATCAGATTCTTGAGCAACAATACACATTCATTGACGCTGACGATTTCGTAACTTATCCGCATGTTATTTCTAACGCTTAGTATAAATAATCAATTATAGAGATACATTGAATTATGTCAAAAAGAATAGTACCAAGAGAATTTAAAACGCATCTTATTACGCAAATGGTTGAATCTATTTCAGAGCCAGCCAATACTACGTATTACTCTTTTATTGGTGATCATGTGGCCAGTGGTGTTACTGAAGATGATGTTGTTGCTCCCTCAAGAAGTGGACAAGATTTAAATATTGACACGTATAGAAATATGATATTTGGGAAAAGATTAAATCAAAGTGATATGCGAGTTATGATTCCTCGCTACGATTGGCAAGCTGGTAATACATATGTTTCGTTTGATGACGATGATCCAGATCTTTATGATAAACCTTTCTACGTTGTTGTTGATGAAAGTTCTTATAAGCACGTTTATAAATGCTTATATAATGCAAATAACGCAGCATCTACAATTCAACCAACTTTTGGCGATGTAGTATATGATGCTGCTTTATATACTACAGGCGACGATTATTATGAAACTTCCGATGGATATCAATGGAAGTATATGTATAGCATAGACTCTTTAACATTTTCTAATTTTGCAACTCAAAATTTTATTCCCGTTGTTGCTAATACTGTAGTTGAAGCTAATGCAGTTGATGGATCATTAGATGTAATATTAGTAGAAAATGGTGGAAAGAATTATAATAATTTTGTATCTGGACAATTTACTTTAAGTGATGTTAAAGTTCAAAGTAATACTTTTCTTTATAAATTACCAGATGGTTCAGGCACAGCAGATGGATTTTATGGTAATACTATTATACATTTATTAAGTGGAACTGGGGCGGGACAGTGGTCAAGGATAACAGATTCTTTTCTTCTAGAAGGTGTTGGTGTGATTGTACAGGTTGCAAACACTTTTACAATTACTCCAGATTCTTCTACTAGATATGAATTAAGTCCTGAGATTAAAATTGTTTCAGATGGCACTCAATCTAGCAATGCTATAGCAAGAGCCTTAATTAATAATGCAGCGTCAAATAGTATATACAAAGTAGAAATATTGGATGTTGGAGAAAATTATAATTATGCAACAGCTGAAGTATTAACGGGTGGACCTGCCGCTGCTAATGGTGGACCTGCAGGATCTGCTGGTGATATTGTAGTTCCAACAGCATCAACAATAAGACCTATCATTCCTCCACCGGGAGGGCATGGTGCAAATAGCGCGATTGAACTTGGAGGAAAAGCTTTAGGTATATATACCCTATTTAATAAAGATGAAGATGGTACAGTAGAAGCAACAAATACGTTTGGACAATTTGGTATTATTCGAGATCCTGTATTTGCTAATGTTGAAGTACATTTCGTTAAAGCTTCAGATGATAGTGATGGTTCTGATGGAGAATTTTCTTTAAATGAAACTGTAGTTCAGTTTAAAAAGATTAGACTTTATTCACAAGTTACTACTATTGGTGGAAACGTTACTATTACTGCGAATCTAGCAGGAACTGCGTACGATGAATATATTAAAACTGGAGATTATATCTATTTGAATGATACGATAGGAAATTACCATCATATATCAGAAGTTAATAGTGCTTCAGCTGAGGATACTATAACATTATTTGATGCACCTCCGTGGACTTCTTCTACAACAGACGTTTATATTGCGAATAGGATTTGCATTTCAAAAATTAGACAAAAAATTGGAAGCAATAGTTTTTATTTAGATGCAGTAAAAGGAAAATTAGAAATAGGCGAATATATGATTGGTCTATCTTCTGGAGCAGTAGCAAAACCATCTGGCATTGATATTAATGAAAGATATGCTACGGCAAATAGTCAATATAATTTTTCTACTTTTAATCAGATGACTCGCTGTGTAGGCGCAGTTTCTAGTGGAACATTTTTAGCAAATGAAATAGTTTATCAAGGATCTTCTGTTGAAAATTCATCTGCTACAGCGTATGTACATTCAGCAAATTCTACGCATTTAACACTGACAAGAGTATCTGGAAATATTAGTACCGGCGTAAATATTATTGGAGATGAATCTTCTGCGATTTTATCAGCGCCTTTTACTAAATACAATGGAGATTTAGATCCTACTAGTGGAGCTATAGTCTTTTTACAAAACGATGTACCGGTTTCTAGAGATTCAAATCAATCTGAAGAAATAAGAGTAATTTTGGAGTTCTAAAATAAATGTCAATTCAAACAGATTTACAAGCATCCCCATACTTTGACGACGCAGAAACAGCGCATGCAAAAGATTATTATAAAATTTTATTTAGACCAGGCGCTGCTGTACAAGTAAGAGAACTTAACCAATTACAAAGTGTTCTGCAAGAACAAATTACTAAGTTTGGTGATCATGTTATTAATAGAGGAGCTTTATTAGAAGGATGCGATGCAACTTTTCACTATGCTGTTCCTTATATTAAAATTAAAGATACAACATATACTGGTGGCGCTGTTGACGTTGATCGGTATTTAGGTTTATTAGCTGTACAACCATCTACTAATCTTGTGGCTAGAGTAATTAAGTCTGAGTCTGGATTTGAATCACAAAATCCAAATCTCAATACTTTATATTTAAATTATCTTAATAGTGGTCTTGATGGCACTACTCCTGAGTTTTCAAATGGTAACTTATTAACGATATATAATGAAGATTTAAGACTATATTCTATTGATGTTGCTAATGGTTCCCAAGGATTTCTTAATACGGATAGTGTCGTTATTCTATCAGCTATTGAAGTACAAAATACCTCAGGTGGATTAGAATTTTCTAATGGTACATTCCAAGTAGGAGAAACTATTACCCAATCAACCACTGGCGCTCAAGCAGAAATTACTGCAATTGATACTTCTTCTAATACAGAAGCTGTGGTGTTAAGATTAAAACCACTTACCAGTCAATTAATTTTAGCAAATAATTCTAGTTGGTCTTTTTCTAGAACCTTTAATATTACCGGTGGAACTACTAGTAACGAAGCTGTACTTATGGATTTTGTTGGCGGAGGCGCAGTAGCATCTGTTAATACATCTTCTGTAGGCGTTATCAATAATATTAATATGCAAGCTGCTGGTATTGGATATTATATTGATCCATATGTAACAATTTCAACAACACAAGCATCAACAGATCAAGTCAATGCTTTAGATCTAACTCCCAATGCGTTTTTGACAAAAGTTACTGTAGCTACTAATGAATTTACTGATCCAGTCGGTGTCGGTTATGCTATGGAAATTACAGAGGGTATTATATACCAAAAAGGATATTTTTTAAACGTACAACCACAATGGCACATTGTAGAAAAATATGCCAATACACCAAGTAACGTTTCTGCTGGATTTACTACAATAGAATATGTTGCAAATAGTTCTGTAGATAATAGCTTATATGACAATGCAGCTGGATATTTAAATGAAAACGCGCCGGGTGCACATAGATTATCATTAACGCCAGTTTTAACTATTAAAACCGATAGTGAAGCTGAGGAAGATTCTGAATATTATCCTGTTTGGAAATTTTCAGAAGGTAAAGTTACACAAACAAGAGATCGTTCTGAATTAGCTGCTGTTGGTGATATAATGGCGGAAAGAACATTTGAAGAATCTGGTAATTATTTCTTAGATGTTTTTAACATTACAACAAAATCTCCAACTTCTATGGCCGATTCTGAAAACGTATTTAATTATGTTATTGATCCTGGTCAAGCATACGTTTCAGGATATAGAATTAAGACAGATAGAAATACTACTTTAGAAATTTCTAAATCTAAAGATATTGTTACGTATTCAAATACGGCAATAGATTTTAACTATGGAAATTATGTAAGAGTAAATGAATATGCAGGACATCTTTCTTTTACAGAAGGAGATCAAGTAGATCTTAAAAGTTCTGTCCAAAATGCATTATCTGTAAGAGCAGGTACAATACCAAATATTGGATCCACTATAGGTAAGGCTAGAGTTAGGTCTGTAGTGTGGGAACGTGGAGGAGATCTTGGAAATCCTGGTGCAGTATTTAGAATATATCTATTTGATATTAAAATGAATGCTGGAAAATCTTTTGATAATGTTAAAGCAATAAGAACTTCTACGTCTACTGCTGATCTAATATTAGAATCTAAACCAGGTTCTGGTGGAGGAACATCTGTTGCTAAATTATATGGTGTTGCTAATAACGCATTAATGTATAATACGCAATTGCCTTTAGTAGAAACAACCAACATTACGTACAAATATAAAACTGAAGAAACTGGCATTATCGTAGATACTCTTTCCCAATTCAGCGTTGCTGCAGATGCTGGTGCTGCATGGCCATACGTTGGTTCCCTCACTACTGCTGAAAAAAGAGAAATTATAATTACGCCTGAAACTGATTTAATCATATCAGATAGTATTTCTGGAACGTATTCTTCAGATAGTAGTGGAACATTGACTGGATTAAGTACACAATTTACTTCAGAATTGACTGATGGTGATTATCTTAAATTAACCGATGGTGGTTCTAATACAGCTATTATTCGAGTACGAAGTATTCTTAACAATACTTCTTTTAAATTTCAACCCACCGCTGCATTAGCAGATATTGATGCATCTGCAACTTTTGAAAGAATATTACCTGCAAATGTTCCAATTGAGTTTTCAACTAGGGCTAATAGAACTGCTACTGTAAATGGAAATAATTTAGATATTGATCTCGGAGAGAGTTTAACATCTGGGGTTGGAACTACATCAATTATCTTCAATCAAAAAATAACTTTAACTAATCCAACATCAAAAACAGTTAATAGAAAAGTTTATGTCAAGATTGATGTTTCATCTAATGCTGCAGGTACATCTGGACCATGGTGTTTAGGTATACCAGATATTTTTAGACTTCGTGCAGTTTATGACGGTTCTACTACTAGCGATACAAATATTACAAATTATTTTTACGTAAATCATAATCATAAAACAAATTACGCAGACGTTGGTTATTTACATTTAAAGAAAAATCCAAAATGGACAGTAGGTGCGAGTGATGTATATTTAATTGAATTAGATTGCTTTACAACGTCTTCAGAAGGATTAAAAACTATTTCTTCATATTCTTTAGATGATACAAAAACATTATCAGAATTAGATACTGATGGAACTGTAATTAATACATTAGAAATTCCTGAAATCACAGGACCTGAGGGAAACTATTATGATTTAAGAGAAGTTTTAGATTTTAGACCTATCACCTCAGCTACAACAACATATCAGACAGATCCTGCATTAGCACCAACTAATCCAAGTGCAGTAACAGAGTCTACTAGATTTGCTGCTACAGATAAAAGGTTTCCAGTACCAGAAGGTGATATAACACTAAGTTATACTTATTACGATTCTAGAGATGATAGTATTATTTTAAATACTGATGGTACTTTCGATATATTAGAAGGAGAAAAATTAAGACAAGCTAGACAGGCAGATGAGTTCTTATTATATACTGCTGATATTCCTCCATATCCATCTCTTCCTGAAAGATTATCAGAAAACATGACTGAGATATTAGCAGTTAATGTTTATAATGAAACTATTCAAACCGGAAGATTAGAAAGATATACTATTACAACTGAAGCGAGTTCTATGCAAACTCCTGGATATAGTATGGATGAAATTAAGTCCTTAGAAAACAGGATTGCAGCTTTAGAATATTATGTAAGTTTAAGTGATAATGAAACAAAAGTTAAAAATAAAGTATTATCTAGTTCAGTTGATCCTACTTTAGAAAGATATAAATTTGGATTTTTTACTGATGAATTTATTGATGCATCAATGACTAACGTAGACGATCCTGCACAAAACTCTTCAATATATGATTATAGACTACGCCCATCTAAGAATCCTTTAGAAGTTGCATTTAGGCCTGCTAATAATGGTTCAACAAATAGTGATGGTAAAAAGATTAAATTTAAATATAATGTTGTTAATATTGTTAGTCAAAAAAGTTCTACAGATGGACCTGTAATTGTAGTACCTCCACCTCCTCCAGTGGTTCCACCGACACGTGAAAGACCAGTTCCACCACCAGTAATTCCTCCTCCACCTGTTGTAGTAGAAGAGGTAGAAACTAAGTGTGTAGCAATTAAAAATAAAAATAACACTAATGGCCCAGGACTTAATGGCGAAGAATCAATTTTCCCATCAGATTCATACACTTTTACATTATCATCTAATAGTGCAGCCAATGGACAAATATGTACAATATTTTTTGATGTGTATAACGGTGCTGATCGTTTTGAAGTAAAACAGGGATCTACTACTTTATTCACTAGTTCTACTAAAGCGTTTAGAACTCTTACTGCAGCAGAAAAAAGAGAAAAGCCTGGTGGTAAGAGCTCAAGGATTCGCTGGGACGAAGGACCTGCAGGGTCGGTGAAGGCAAATGCAGTATATGATAATAACTATTGGGTTACTAATCTAGGAGCATATGATTTTACTTATAATTCATCTCTTGGAAATAAAATTACAATTACTGTTAGAAGTGGTGTTGGTACAGCTTGGAACGCAGTTTTCTGCTATCCAGCTCCAAAATTAGTGATTGATCCGGTGTATCAAGCAAATCCGGTTAAAGTTCCACCTCCAACTAATCCTCCACCGGTAGCTGTGACTCTTCCAGCAACTCCTCCACCTGCACCGCCGAAGCCACCAACACCCGTGCCTTCGCCACCTTCTGTTCCACCTTCTACAGCTCCAACAACGACTGGAGATGTAGTGGTGTTACCGCAAACAATAAATATTAGCGGTTATGGATTTAGTGCTACTGTACCTATTAACATTCCAATAGCAGCAACGGTGCAAGTAGTTAGTCCGCCTAAGACGCCTAAGGCACCACCTAAAGTCGTGCCGGCTAGACCTCCTAAGCGGCCGCCTAAGACGCCTTCTACAAGAAGAATAATTTTCAGTGAAGATCATAAAGTGGATGCTCGAACTAGAGATCTTCTTGATACGTTTAAGCAGACTGGAAGCGTTAGAACTAGCAGTGCTAGAATAGTGGTTCCACCAAAACCACCAGTTCCAAATCTACCGCCACCGCCACCGCCGGAGCCACCAGCGCTTCCTAAGAAAAAGAGGAAAGTGCCAAGACCAGCTCCACCTAAGAATGTGGTTAAAAGTGTAGATTTATCAAAAGGAATCGTACCACCTGCAATAGCAGCTATTACTGCTAAAATTTCAGGCAGTAAACCAAAAGCACCGTCTACGACAGTTAAAGTAGACGTTACAAAAAACATTGCAATTAAAGGTATTAAAATTGGAAAAATTAATATTGGCAACATTGGAGGCATTTAGAGATGAATATTAATTTAGGTAACTTAGGATCGAATTTTAAATTAGATCTTAATTCTTCATTTAAAGGTTTGAGAGAAACCAGTGACGTTGCTTCTTCAATACAACCAATTCAAAGGCGCGGCCCTTTTACGTTTAAAAATTTAAAACCTAATACAAAATATAAAGTATTTTTTCAAGATCTTAATATTACTGAATGGTGTTATGGTTATGGTGGTTCTAGAGGTTATAAGCCAAAAGGTGTTTCTGGTGATGGAAACAGATATGGTCAAACTTTCTTATGGACTGACGAAGATGGTGATTTATCTTTCTCTATGTATTGGCTTGCTTGGCAGAAAATTCCAAGAGGAACTGTAGAGCAATTAATGAGTATGAAAGAAAAGACTTTATCTGAAGAAAGTATTACTCTAATTCCATTTGGAACAACATTAAATACGACTAATGTTACTATTAACAATAAAACATTAGAAAAATTAAACGTAATTGCACCTACTTCAAATACTGCTCCAGTAAAGATTGCAAAAGATATTGCAGATCAGTTACTTGGAGTCCAAGGAGTAGGTAAATTTGTATTACCTAAACAGCCAAAGCTTGTCAAACGCGCGTCGCAGATTCGTACGCGTACAATAAAGCAAGAAGCAGATTTTGATTATGTACAAACTTTCTTTTTAAATGATGCTAAACTTGGAGGCGCAAAAACTGTAGATTTAACTGGAATTAATTTATATTTTAAGAAAAAACCAAATCCAATTTCTGGTAAAGGTAGAAAAGATAAAGGCGTAATTGTTAGTTTGATTGATGTTGAAGATGGAATTCCAGTTTTTAAAAGAGAATACGAATCTTCTAAAGTTGCATTAACATTATCAGAAATCAATACTTCTTCAGATGCATCTATTGCAACTACTTTTGATTTTGATACTCCAGTAAGAGTTAAAACTGGAAAATATTATGCTTTTACCGTAGCATATCAAGATAATGTGTATGAGTTGTGGACATGTAAAGTTGGTGATAGAAAAACTGGAACTAATACTAAATCTGGTGGTGCACAAAAAGATCATCAAGGTGATTTATATATTGGATATAAGAATAAGCCAAACGCATCAAAATCTTATATTAAACAAAAAGCATCAACTACTGAAGATTTAAAATTTGACATTGAGGGATGCGAATATGAGAGCGCTGTGGCTGCTGTTAATATTGTCAATGAAGATTATGAATTTTTTACAATGGGCACTGTCACTGGTGATTATATTGGCGGAGAATATGTATATAAAGATTCTTCAACATTAACAGGCACAGTTAGTATAACAGGTAATGATCGAATTATAACAGGTGTTAATACAACATTTACTGCAGATTTTAATGATGATGATTGGATTTTACTTACAGATGGAACTGCTGGAAATACTGAAATTTTTGAAATTAGTGATGTTAAAAGTGATACAAGAATAATTGTAAAAAATTTAGCACCATATTCAATTACTAATGGTACTCATAAAAAACCTGTAGTGGCTCAAGTATATCATTGGGATCCACTTGGAGATACTTTAATCTGTACAGATTCCGAAGCTACTTCAACAAATAGATTTGAAGTTGGTTCTACTGTTATTGGAATTGATTCGGGTGCGTCTGGCGATGTTTCTACTTTAGATGTATTACCAATTTCTGCTTTTACGCCAAAATTTGATTTAGATATTCCTTCTAGAACTACAGTTATTGTAGAAGGATCTTTTACTTATTTTGATGGTACTAATTTTAGAGTTAGTACAACGTCAGATTATACAAGACAAATTGAAATGAATTCTCCTAATTTCTTAGAGCAATTTATAAATTCTACATCACAGGCTGTATACACACCATATATATTATCTAGATCTTCAGAAGTAGTTAATGGAACACATTTGTATGATGAAAATGATGATGGTACTGGAGATAAATCCTGTAGAATTAGAATATTATATCGTTGGAATGGTGAAACGGCTACTACATACGAATCACCAGATTTTGACGTAGAAAATTCTTCTATTGCGACTTCTTATTTTGAAATTAATAACGATTATGCAAATGAACACACTAATGATGGAGAAGCTGCTAGTAAACATATTTCTAAAAAATTAGTATTTGGCGATGGTGTTAATGCAGAAGATGTTAGAGTAATATATACTGCGCATAAACCACCGGGTACAGATTTTAAGTGTTATGCTAAAATTATAAACGAATCCGACCCTGATCTTTTTGATGACAAATTTTGGACAGAATTAGAAGTAACATCCGGCAATGAAAATGTATTTAGTGATGTAAGCGATTTAGATGATTTAATTGAAGTAGAATTTGGATTTCCTGCATATCCTCCAAGTGCAAGTACACTAAGTGGAACTGTTGATACTAATGCTGGCACTACTGTAGTAACCGGTGTTAATACAACATTTACTTCTGACTTATCATCTGGTGATGTGGTTAAAATTTATAGTCCATTATTCGAAGAAAATTATGGTATATTTTTAGTAGATACTGTAGATAATGATTTACAAATTACTTTACATGAAGCAGTAGCAAATGTAAATATACAAGATACTGGATTAAAAATTGATAAGATTTCTACGCCATACACTGCGTTTAACAACACTGATAATTTTAATATAGTAAGATATTTTAGTCAAAATGGTGGAGTATATGATACATATAATGCTATTGCAATTAAGACAGTATTATTATCTGATTCATCTACCATTGTTCCTTCTATAGATGATTATAGAGTGATAGGAGTTTCTGCATAATATGATAAATAACAATAGTGATGATTTTATTAAAACTGATGATGGGGCTGTTATTAATACAAACATTGATGATTTTAAAAGATATAAAATGGAAAGGGAAAAGTCTTTTAGACAAATAGAAGTTGATAAAAGACTTTCTAAAATAGAAAAAGATATAATACAAATTAAAAAAATACTTACGGATTTTCACGCAAAGATAGGTTAAATTGAATGGCTCTTTTATCAGGTTTCGACGAATTAAATGCCGCATCAGCTACATTTAGTGATTGGTTAGAAAAAACTAACCAAATGATCGTGCTGATGCGCGATAATGTTATAACTGCAAATACATCTGGTGCTAATACAAATGGTGATGCAGTATTAACAGGACAATTTACAGCGAATGATGTCGTTATTGAAGATAGTTTGCGTGGCGGTAACTATACTACGTCTGCTAATCTTTTTATTACATCAAATGTTGAAATACAAAATACTGCTTTATTAACTATTGTTTGGAAAGATATTAACGTAATTGGAAACGCTAATACATATGCAAATTTGCATGTATCAGAAACTAGTGGTGATTTAAGAGCGTATGGTGATGCTTATGTAGAACAATATTTAGAAATTGGTAGTCAAGTTACTGGTGATGTTAGAAATACTACAGTTGATTCTCTTAAAATTACAGGCGCAAATATTGAGTTTAATACATACTCTTCTAACTCAGTTGGTAAAATTATTACCAATGATGATGGTAGTTTAATTATTGATGCAGACCTTGGTGCAAATGGTACAGCAGATTCGATCTTAAGTTTACGTGTTGATAATAAAGATAGTCTGACAGTTACGAGTGGTAACGTTGACTTTTATGACGCAACTGGTGCATCAGTACAGGCTCGTTGGGAAGGGGCACATGACACTAACACCGGTGGTCTTGGAATTAGAAAGACTGCGCCTGAAGCAAATACAGCACTTGATGTTGATGCTGAAGTTCGAGTCGATCAATTAACAGTCGACGGTTCATTAACATCTAATGTATACGTTGGTAATACAAATTGGACTGATGGTGCAGCGGGTCATGCTCACTGGGTTAACATTCGCAAATCAGACGCCAGTGTTTCTGGTATTGGTTGGCAAACAACATTAGCTGATACGACAAATCACTTAGATACAGTCATTAAAACAATTGACGATGAATCTCTTGTAATATCAGTCGATGATACAGCCCGCGGTGTAACAACAGCTGATATTGATTTTCAAACTAATGGTGTTCGACGACAGACAATCTATGCAAATGGCGATGTTGCATTTACTAATAATGGTGTTGATAGAGTAATCTGGGATGCTTCACGAGGAACTCAAGGATATCTGCGCCATCTCGATAATGTTAGAACTACATGGGGAACAGGTGATGATTTTAATATCTACCACAATGGTTCACATAGTTACATCGTAGATAGTGGAACTGGCAATACTCACATCTGGACTGCCACAAATTTATTAATTCAAAACGCAACCGGCACAGTAAATGCTATTGTCGCTAATACTGCTGGCGAAGTAACTCTCTATCATAATAATACTGCAAAACTTCAAACAAATTCAACTGGCATCGAAGTGTATGGCGAAGCTAATACTTCAACAGCAAGAGTTTTAGGCGATGCAAACTTCGATGGATCTACAGGATTAAACTCTAATAACGTATTCTGGGATGCATCTGCTAATACTTGGCATTATCGTGATGATACAATTGTTACATGGGGTGATGATGATGATTTCACAATTCGTCACGATGGATCACACACATATTTACAAGATACATCTGGTACCGGCAAGGTTTATCTAGATACTAATAATTTTATTGTAAGAAGTGCTGATGGTTTAGAAACATTGATCGATGCACAGGAAAATCTGGCCGTTAAACTTTATTATAATAATGCTAATAAATTAGAAACAACAAACATCGGGATTAATATTGAAGGTGAAGCTAATACCGATACCTTAAGAGTTCAAGGTAATGTCGATTTTGAATCTGATGCGGTATCAACAAATGAAGATGCATTAACATGGACTGCTACAACTAGAACATTTAATTGGAATGACAATGCTAAGGCCACGTTCGGTACAGACGGTGATCTTGAGATTTATTTCGATAATACTGGAAATAATTCTATCATTGCAGAAACTGCAACTGGAAATTTAGTTATTGAAGGTACTAATTTAATTTTAAGAGCGACAGATGATTCTAGATATTTAGAAGGCATTGATGGTGTTGCTACGTACTTATATTCGCCGGATAACACTATTGCATTAACATCAAATAATAATCAAGTTCATATTACTGATTTAGCTAACACAAATACATTGCGTGTTAGATCTACATCGCTATTCGAAGATGATATTAGCATTGAAGGTTCTACAAGCGGTGAAGCTCTTAGTTGGGATAAGTCAGCAAATACTCTTAACTTTAATGACAATAACTATGCTACTTTTGGTACGAGTGGTGATTTATCTATTTATCACGATGCTACTACTTCACGAATTGACAACTCTACTGGCAACATTGTTATTAAAAATAATGCTGATAACGCCGATATTCTTATTGCTACAGACGACAGCAACGGTGGCGTAGCAGATTATATTAGAGCCGATGGTAGTAGCGGTGATGTTGTTCTTTATCATTATGGTACACAAAAACTTGCTACTAAGTCTTATGGTGTTGAAATCGAAGGTGAAGCAAATACAGATACATTGCGTGTTCAATCTAATGTTAAGTTTGAATCTGATGCGGTATCAACAAATGAAGATGCATTAACATGGACTGCTACAACACGTACAATGAATTGGAATGATAACGCGAAAGCAACATTTGGTACAGACGGCGAATTAGAAATTTATTTTGATGCTGCTGCAAATAATTCTATCATTTCTGAGTCAGGAACTGGTTCATTAATTATCCAAGCAACAGATCTTACATTGCGCGCTGCAGATGCGTCGCGTTACCTTGTTGGCGATGATGGTGTTGGAACCTATCTATATTCGCCAGACGATTCACCAGCGCTATTAGCTAATAATAATCAAGTTCATATTACTGATTTAGCTAATACAAGTACACTGCGTGTAAGAAGTACTTCACTATTCGAAGATGATATTAGCATTGAAGGTTCTACCTCAGTTAATACTCTTACATGGGATAAATCAGCTAATACCCTTAATTTTGATGATAATAACTTTATTACGATGGGAACTGATGCAGATCTTTCAATTTATCATACTGGCGCACGAGCAAATATCAATACTGCGATTTTAGATGTCAGAGGTTCCACTAATACAAATTTATTTACTGATAAGCTAGAAGTAAGAAGTCATACCGGTTCAGAAGCATATGTTACTGCAACATTAAATGGCGCGGTCGTGATGTATCACAATAATGCACAAAAACTTACTACTCAGGCCGGTGGAATTACAGTTACCGGTAACGTTGTATCAGATGGTTTCGTTGCAGGAGATGGAGAAAAATTACAACTAGGTGCTTCTCAAGATTTACAAATTTTCCATGAAGCATCAGGCAATTCTATCATCAAAGAATCAGGCGGCGGTTCATTAGTACTTCAAGGTAATAATATGATCCTTGAAAATACAGAAGGTGGAAATTATATTGATATGGCGGCTGGTGGGGCTTTAAATTTATATTATGCCGGCGCTGCTAAATTAGCTACTGCAACAGGTGGTGTTGTTGTTACCGGTAATGTTGTATCAGATGGTTTTGTCGCAGGCGACAATGAAAGAGTACAGCTAGGTGCTGCTCAAGATCTAGAATTATATCATAATGGTACAGCTTCTCTTATTACAAATAAAACTGGCAATTTAAACATTACAAATAATGCTGATAATGCAGATGTAATTATTTCATCAGACAATGGTTCTGGCGGTATTACACCAATTATATCTGCAAGCGGTACAAATACTTCGGCAATTCTATATTCTGCTGCAACCGCAAGATTACAAACAACTAATACTGGTGTTACGGTAACAGGCACAATTATTTCTGATGGTTTAACAATGGGTAACAGCGAGAAAGTTACTCTTGGCACCACGATGGAAATTTTTAATGATGGTACAACTTCATATGTTCGAGAATCTGGTACAGGTTCTTTAGCACTTCAAGCTAATGGTGTAGTTATAGAAGACACTGAAGGTGGAAATTATTTTGTCGGTACTGCTGGCGGTGAAGCAACACTATATCATAATAGTGTTGCAAAGTTAGATACACAGGCAGGTGGTATCACTGTTACGGGTAATGTTGTTGCCGATGGTTTTGTTGCGGGTGATAACGATAAATTACAATTAGGCGACGAGCAAGATTTTCAATTGTATCATAGTAGTGCTGATAACCATTCATACATCACGGAAAATGGTGCTGGAAGTTTAATAGTACAAGGCAATAATGTAGTTATCGAAAATACAGAAGGTGGAAACTACATTGATATGACTGCTGACGGGGCTGTTGAATTATATTATGCAGCTGCTAGCAAATTACAAACGTCAGACACCGGCGTAAATGTAACAGGCACCGCAGTTAGCGATGGCCTTAACGTTGATGGTAGTGGTTATGTTTCATCCAAATTGCATGTAGGTGGAACTGATACTCCAACAGAAGCATTTAAAGTTACTGGTACTGCTACAGTAACTTCTTCTTCAACGCTCACTGGCGCAGTAACATTTGGAAGTACAGCAAAACCGAACGAAACAGGACAAGATCTTGGAGATTCAACTCATAGGTGGGATGCATTCCTTTCTAATACTTCTGTAGCAACATACTTATATCCTGCAACTTCAGGTGATGATTTAGGTTCATCGTCATTAAGATGGGATATCTTTGGTAATGATGCAAATATTAATGCATTAACTGTTAATAATAATACTGTTTTAGGTAGTGATGGCGCTGATACTTTAACAGTTAATGCAGAATCAGATTTTAACGCTAATGCAACATTTACAAATATTATTGTTGAAGGTGTAGCAAATATCTTTTCACTAGAAATTGAAGTATTAACTGCAAACGGTGTTGCTATGTTAGCAACTGAAACCGCAGTTACTGCTACAGGCGATCAAGAAATTGATAGTTTACCTTTCAGTGAATCTCGAGGATTCAAGTATATTGTACAGGGTAGAAATGAAAATGATGCTACGAGTGCGTATGGTGTAGAAATTATGTGTGTACATAATGGAACAGATGTATTTTTCTCCAGATATGGCGAAATAAGTAATAGCATAGATGTAACAATTACACCAACAACAAACAATAGTCATATTATTTTAAATGCAAACTGTCCTGATGCAACAGGAACAGATATACATAGATTTAATGTAGTTAAAATAGAGACAACTTAATGGCAACGAAAGCAAATTTAAATATAGATCAAGGTGCTGATTGGGAAACTGTTATTACATTAAAAGAAGATGGTGCTGCAATAGATCTACAAGGATATACTGGAGCAGGTCAAATTAGAAGATATTATACTTCTTCTACTGCGATTAATATTGGTGTAGCTTTAAGTGTTCCCGACGGTACTGTTACATTAACACTAGATTCTACAACTACAAATTCAATGGAGCCTGGAAGATATGTTTATGATGTTGAATTGACTAATGATTTAGGACTTGTTTCTAGAATTATAGAAGGTATTTTAACAGTAAATCCTGGTGTAACTAAAATTTAATATAAATAATAACAAATAGTTGGAGATTTAAATGGCAGATCAAAATTTTCAAAGATCATACGGTCTTGAAATTGATATCAATAACAGTGCTGGTCGTTTGCAAACAAGCGCCCCTTTAACTTTAAGAAACACTGTAAAGGATATTGTATTGTCTGATTTAAAATCTATTGAAAGCGTAACTGAGGTAAATAAAGTAGATGGAGCCACTCTCCAATATAATTCTAGTAATCAAAAATATGAAATAAAACTAGCTTATATGGATGGTGGAAGCTTCTAAATTAAATTGGAGTCTTAGATGGCAACACAAAACTTAATACAAATTAAAAGATCTGAAACCGTTGCTGAACCTTTAAGTTTAGCCAATGGTGAGTTAGCGTGGTCTGGCAATGGTGACGTATTATATATTGGTAATTTTAGTGCAGTAACTGCAATTGCCGGTGAAAGATTTCCAGGAGTCTTAACAGCTAATCAAGCATTAGTCGCAAATTCAATTTCATTTATTGATGAAGTAAAAACTTCTAAAGTAACGTTAGGACCAAGTGGCACGCCGTACGGTATTACTAGTATCATTGATGATGATACTATGACTACAGGTGTTTCAAATACTTCTATTGCATCTTCTGAATCAATTAAAGCTTATGTAGATGCCAGAGATGCTGCGATTGATCACGATGCTTTAATTAACTTCGTATCGAATGAACACATTGATCATTCTGCTGTTAATATTACTGCCGGTTCTGGTTTAACCGGCGGTGGTGATATTACAATAAGTAGAACACTTACCGTAGGAACTGGTAATGGTATTACTGTAAACGCTGATGATGTAGCGGTAGATGCACAAGACGGTTTATTAGCCAATTCTTCAGGTTTATATGCGGTTGGCGGTACGGGCGTTACTGTAGATGGTACTGGCATTAATATTGGACAGCCAGTTGCAACTACAGATGATGTAACGTTTAGAGATATTACAGCTACTGGTAATTTATATGTACAAGGTAGCATTACCGAGATTACTACGTCAACGTTAGCAGTAGAAGATAACATGATTAAGTTAGCTTCTAATAACCAAACAGATGCAGTAGATTTTGGATTTTATGGTGAATACGATGATACTGGTACTAAATACGCAGGGTTATTTAGAGATGCATCAGATGCAGGCACTTTTAAATTTATCACTGGATTAGCGACTGAGCCTACAGGTGATACTGTAGGTACCGGTACATTAGCTCCAGTAGATATGGGTGCTTTAGCTGCAGCGTCATTAACATTAACATCAGATCTTGCAGTAGAACATGGTGGTACTGGAAAATCTAGTGTAACAACAAATTCTTTATTGTATGGTCAAGGTACTAGCGCTCTTGCTGAGGTTGCTGGTGTAGCATATGACGTATTACAATTAGATGCAAGCGGTGTCCCGACATTTACAAGTTTGGACGGAGGAACATTTTAAATAAAAGGTGAATAAATTATGGAAGCTGGACAAGTTGATTTTATTAACAAATATGTACAAGTACAACAAGGAAAACTAAACGCAGCATTAGCTGATGTTATTAACTTAGAAACACAATTACAGGTTGCAAAAGAAGTTATTGATAACTTACAAACACAAATTAGTCAATTAACACCACAACAAACTGAAACAGAAGAAAAAGAGGAAAAAGTAGATGGCTAATGCGATATATCCAGATTATAAGCAAGCATTATTGAATGGAGATTCTGATACAGCTCTTAGCACTTCTACCGTTAAAGTTTCATTAATTGATACTGGTGTTGCTGGTGGAACGTATGATCCAACAGATACTTTCTATTCAGATATTCCTGGTGCTAGTATTATTTCTACAATAACTTTATCTAATAAAACAGTTACAGATGGTATTTTTAACGCTGATGATGTATCGTTCTTATCTGTTCCTGCCGGCGATCCATGTGAAGCATTACTCATTTGGATTGACACATCAGTTACAACAACATCTAGATTAGTAGCGTGGTTAGATACTGGTATTACAGGTTTTCCAATTACTCCTAGTGGCGGTAATATTGACGTCACTTGGAATACTTCTGGCATTTTTAGGATCTAATAAATGGCAAATCAAGCAATAAAATTTGAAGTATTAGAAGGCTTAACTACAGACGGCGACGTCGTTATAGGTGATGCTAATATTACAGTAAACACTAATAAATTTTATGTTGATGGTACTAATGGCGTAATGTCGATTGGGCAATCACACAGTGGAAATACACAAAATGCTATTGAAGCTGCTGCAAATGTTGTAGCGCCGTATTTCTTTGGAAATGGTTCTCAATTAACTAATGTAAATGGATCTGCAGTCGGAGGTTTATCTTCAAGCCAGTTTTTACGCTCAGATGAAGATGATGAATATTTTGGTACCGCAGAAAAAACATTGAGTTTTGGTGATGTTTCTGATCCTGATCCTGAAAATCATATAGCTGCAAATGTTCGTATGAGAAAAGGTAGTGTTACTTTAGTTGACGATCAAGCTATCAACTTTGGAACTGGTTCAGACGTAGTTTTTAAATATCTTTCTGCAGATGAAGTACTTAATGTTACTGGTGGAAATACAGTATTTGGTGCTGTTGCAACTCCAATTTTACACGTTGATACAACTGCAACTAGAGTAGGCGTTAATACTGCTCCCGGCGCATATGCTTTACATGTTAATGGAAATAGTAGAATCGTAGGTGCACTTTCTTGTACCGGTGATGTTACAGCGTTTGCTTCTTCGGATCAAAGATTAAAAGAAAATATTACTCCTATCACTGATGCTTTATCTAAGTTAGATCAAATAAATGGATATGAATATGATTGGATTCCTTTTCCAGATATTCATCAACAAACCGGTCACGCTATTGGTGTAATTGCACAAGAAATTGAAGAAATACAACCTACATTAGTTGAAACTCGTGAAAATGGATTTAAAGCTGTAGATTATCAAAAACTATCTGCGTTTTTAATATCAGTGTGCAAAGCACTCAAAGCCGAAATAGATGCTTTAAAAAATACATAAATAGTATTTTATATTATGGAATTATATTATGCCATTAACGCCCTATCCAGAAAAAAAATTATTATGTCAAGAAGATTATTTAATTTTTGAAAATGCTATGCCAGAAGACGAATTAAATATTTTAGAAGAATATTTTAATTCAACAGATCCTCAAGCAATAAGAAAAGATGGTATCGACAGTAGTGATGGAATAAAAGACTCAAAAATTAGATCTTCTAATTTAAGTTTTTATAACTACGATGATACAAATGAATTATCTATTGCTGCGTTCCATTCTCTCTATACATTAACAGAAAGTATCAATGATGCTTATTTTGGATTTAATCTAACTGGTTTTAATTTTATACAATTGACATCGTATTATAAAGGTCAACACTATTCTTTACATTGTGATAAATTTTCAGATTTAAATACAAATTTAGAAATGAATTCTGCAATGCATAGAAAATTAAGTTTTAGTTTAATTCTATCAGATCCAGAAGAATATAAAGGTGGAAAATTCCAAATAATGGATTCTGGTGTACTAACTACGTTAGAACAAAAAAGAAATACTTTAATTGCATTTCCTTCCTGGACTTTACATCGAGTTGGTAGAGTAAAAACTGGACTAAGAAAGTCAATTGTTTGGTGGGTTTACGGGCCAAAGTTTGTATAAATAAAATAGGGTAACTTATATAAGTTATTGTTTATATCTATATAGAGAACAATATGGCTACTAAATTTCAAATAAAACGCACAAATGTTGCGGGCAATCTACCAGAAGTTGCAAATACTGAAGATTCTGCATTTATTGATGTCGGCGAATTAGCCATTAACGTCAATGATAGAATTCTTTATTCTACAGATGGAACAACCCTTTTCGAAATAGGTGCAAATGTTTCTTCTTTTCAAATTGGAGATTATGCATTTCCAACATCAGATGGCGCTAATGCACAAATTCTCGTAACCGACGGCGAAGGTACTTTAACTTTCCAAACAGTTTCAACCACAGATAATTACGTCGACGGTGGAAGTTTTGGAACAGGAGATGGCAATCTTACTCTAACAAGATCTGGACAATTATCAGACGTTGTTATAAATTTAGATGGAAGATACGCAGTCCCGTCTGATATTAATGACGCATTACTTGATATAAACCAAGGCACAGAGATTGCTCTTACTATTACTGGTGGCGATTTTACTGCAAACAAATCAACAGAAACTGACATTGTTATTAATCACGCTGATGTAACAAGATCAGATCCAGCTGCAGGCGCAGATACACTTACACATGAAGGTACATTTAGCGCGATTACTGGTGTAACAACAAATGCTCGCGGGCATGTTACAGCAATTCAGGCAAATACATTTACACTACCCGCTGGCGCTGTACCTAATGATGGTTTATTGGATATTAACGAAGGAACAGAAATAAGTTTAACAATTACCGGCGGTGATTTTACAGCCGATAAATCAACAGAAACTGACATTGTTATTAATCACGCTGATGTAACAAGATCAGATCCTACTGCGGGAAATAATACTCTTGCTAATGAAGGTACGTTTACTGCTATTTCTTCTGTCACTACAAATGCAAGAGGTCACGTTACTGCAGTTCAAGCAAACAATTTTACTCTACCAACTGGTGTAACAGATTTAACCGCAACTGCGAATGATACTGCTTTAGAAATTACAAGCAGCACTGGAACAAACGCAAGTATTCCTGCGGCAAATACTTCTGCATGGGGCGCAATGACGGACGAGCAAGTAACAAAGCTCGAAGGTATTGAAACTAACGCAACAGCAGATCAAACACAAGCAGATATTAATTCACTAGCAATTACTGAAGTAGGTACTATCACTTCAGGTACTTGGCAAGGTACAGCGATTGCCGATGCTTACATTTCATCTGCTGCTACTTGGAATGCAAAACAAGATGCGCTTACATTTGGCATTGCAGATACAAATAGTGTAGTTATAAACTCAGCGACAGTAGCTGACAATGACTATGCTAAATTTACAGCTACAGGTCTTGAAGGAAGAAACGCTTCTGAAGTTAAGACTGATCTTAGTCTTAACAACGTAGAAAACACTGCACTATCTACATGGCCAGGATCAACTAATATAACAACTCTTGGTACTATTGCAACAGGTACATGGCAAGGTACAGACGTTGCCGTTGCCCACGGCGGTACTGGCGCTTCAGATGCTGCTACTGCAAGAACAAACTTAGACGTAGATCAAGCCGGAACTATTAATTATATTCACCCAACACCCACCAGATCTGATACAACTTCTACAGATGCTCCAGCGTATGGTGGAACATTTGAGGCTGTTACAAGTGTAACGTCGGATGCTAATGGACATATTACAGCGATTGATGTTTCAACTGTAACAATACCAGCGAGCGATAATACTGATGAAGATGTCAGTGTTGCTAATTTAAGAACACGATTAGGACAAATTAGTACTGATACTACAATTGGAGATGCTGCTGACGTTCAACTTACTATGTCAGGCGATGTAATAGTTAGTGGTAACTTGACTGTTTCTGGTACAACAACTACAATTAATTCAAACGAAGTTAATATTGGTGATTCGATACTTATTTTGAATTCTGATGAAACAGGAACTCCATCACAGAATGGTGGTATTGAACTTGAACGTGGAACATCTGCAAACGTATTATTACAATATAATGAAACTAATGATCGCTGGGAATTTACAAATGATGGTAGTACTTATCATAATATTGCAACTGGTGTAGAAGATGGTGCAACAGCAGATCAGACTCAAGCTGACATTAATGCATTAGCAATCACACAAGTTGGTACTATTTCATCTGGTACTTGGCAAGGCAGTGTTATTGCGTCGGCTTATCTTGATTCTGATACTGCTCATCTATCGGGTACACAAACCTTTACTGGTGCAAAAACGTTCAGCGGCGGAATTACGTTAGATACAATCACAGGATCTACTCAAGCATCAACAATTGATTTTGATGACGACGCCAGTGGAAACGGTACAAATGCAACTTCTATTAAATCACTTGCAGGTTTAAATTTATATTTTGATGCTAATGATAACGATAGTTCAGAACTACAAATTTTTCATGGAAGTGCTGAAATTGCAGCTTTTGACGCTAGTGGAAACTTTACTTTAACAGGAACAGTCGACGGCGTAGACATTGCTGCTTTAAATACTACAGTGAGTGGTAAACAGGATGCACTTACCTTTGGTATTGCAGACACTAATAGCGTAGTTATAGACTCTGCAACTGTTGCTGATAATGACTATGCTAAATTTACTGCATCCGGATTAGAAGGAAGAAGTGCGTCAGAAGTTAAAACTGATTTAAGTCTTAACAATGTAGAAAATACAGCACTATCTACTTGGGCTGGCAGTACTAGCATCACAACACTTGGTACTATTTCATCTGGTACATGGAACGGTAGTGTTATTGCTTCAGCATATCTTGATTCAGATACTGCCCATCTAACTGGTGCACAAACATTTACAGGCGCTAAGACGTTTAGTGGAGGACTGGTTGCTAGTGGCGGTATTAGTGGGTTTGATATTAATAACGGCATTTCTGGAACGAATTTTAATATAACTGGAGTTAATCAATTAGAAATTGCAGATCCCGGTGAAGGTTTTGTTTTTAAGGCTGGTGCAAGTGGTGATATGACCCTTGCTATAGTTGATGATTCAAGTGATAATATACTTCGCTATAGTGGCTCAGGCGCTGTATTTGATGTCCAAGGAAATATTACTCTTACCGGTACCGTCGATGGCCGAGATGTTGCAACTGATGGTACCAAGTTAGATACCATCGATACTAATGCTAATGCTTATACACACCCCAACCACACCGGCGACGTAACATCAACCGGTGATGGAGCAACTGTTATTGCTGATGATGCTGTAACATATGCTAAAATGCAAAATCTTGTTACCGGTAATAGATTATTGGGTGGAACAGCAGCAGGTTTGATTGGAGAAGTTCAAGTAGCTGCAGAGATGATTGCTGATGATGCCGTTTCAAATGATAAACTTAGTAATATGTCAAATAATACCATCAAAGGTAATAATACAGGATCAGCAGCAAATCCTGTAGACCTTACTGCTGCTGAAGTAAGAGCATTGATTAACGTAGAAGATGGTGCAACAGCAGATCAGACACAAGCTGACATTAATGCCTTAGCTATCACACAAGTTGGTACTATCACTTCAGGTACTTGGCAAGGTAGTGCAATTAGTACAGCATATATTTCTAATCTTAGTGGTACAAACACTGGTGATGAGCCAGCTGCTAGTACGACAGTTTCTGGTATCGTCGAGTTAGCAACTATAGCCGAAACAAATACGGGCACTGATGCCACTCGGGCTGTAACACCCGACGGCCTTGGTGGGTGGACAGGATCATCGAATGTGACAACTTTGGGTACAATTGCTACAGGTACATGGAACGGTAGTGTTATTGCTTCTGATTATTTAGATGCTGATACCGCACATCTTACAACTACACAAAATTTTACTGGTGCGAAAACATTTACAAGCGATAGTGGTATTACTGTTCGTTCTGCTACAAATGGTGCTGGGGCAACTATTGATTTTAGTGACCATGCTTCGGGATCGTATGGACAAGTAGGTACTATTCAATATTTACATTCTGATGGCGCGGTTACAACTACAGGCGGTAATAGCACTGATGGATGGATATTTTCTGGAACAGAAACACGAACTGTAGTCAAAGTTGTAGGAGATATAGAAGCTACTGCGGATATGTACTCTGGTGGAGATATAGAGCTGATAACTAACGGAAGCGCTGTTAAAGTTAATAATACCCCAGGAACATGGTCGATGTATGAGGATGCGGCCGGTGATTTGATATTCGATTTCGCATAATATGACTAGTAAATTAATTTATAGAAAAAATTATAATGAATTAACTTTGGTCAATGGTACTAGTGGTGGTGGAGAAATTGATACTACTGCAAGTTTGCCAGCTGGCCAAATGAAGCTTAAATCGAATGGTGATCTTCAAGTATATGATGTAGATGAAGGGTATGATATAATTTATGATAAATCACCTACTAAATCTCCAGATACTGGAACAATTGGCGGAGATTATGGTACATATACACAAGCGAATATATCTGTATCGAGTCGTGAACGTAATACTATAGCAGGCAATCGTTATGGGTATGTCATTAAAAGAGCCCCAGATATTGCGAGTAGTAATACTTGGGGAGGGATGCGTTTATTTCCGGATCCAACTACTTTAAGAACTGATGGGAAAAAATTTAGATTCAGTTATGACTATCGCGGATATAGTGGTGGTTACGGCATGCAGAATTATATTGCATATACTGTTGGATGGTCTTCAAATGGAGTTAATTTAACATCACCATGGTCGTCTACTATATCAGCATTTGATACTTGGGAATGGCAGCATTTTTCATATGAATTTACGGTGAGCAATACTTATTTAAACTGGGTAGCAGGAGCATATGATTGGAACTCAACTACTCAATATCCGTCTGGCGGTGATTATGGAATTCGTTATAATGGAAATTTATATAGAAAAAGGGATGCACGACCCGCACCAACACTAGGAACAGATCCAGAAACAGAGTGGGTTAATAACCCAACCACTGGAGCATATGACGCAAAATATACAGGGGGTGCAGCCGCAGGATATTTTAATTTATATAATGATTTAAAAATTGGATTTACGTATCAAGCACAAAATGCACGAGGAACTCATGTTCATATTGATAACTTAGAGTTAACAGAAATTACTGAGCCTACATATACGAGTAGGTTTAAATATGATAGAAGTATTGATACGCTGTTAGCAGATAGAATTGTTGAAGGCACTGAAATCACTGCAACCGGAACAGCGGGTGTTGGCCAGGCAAGAAGCGATGACGGTACAGACGTTTTTGCTGTAGAAGGTAATAGAGCAGTTACTGTAAATGGTTCTTCGACCGGTGTTGCAACAGGAAGAGGATTACAATTAACTGTCGTAAATGGATCTACGTTTGGAATAGTTTCAAATACAACGTATGATATACATGATTCAGGCACTGCAGCAGATAATTTAGCAAGTGCTATCAATAGTGTAGCTAATGGTAATTATTGGATTCTAACATCCTACGATGCAATAGGTACTGAATTATTGCACGATAATAATCCAAATTTACGAAATTTATTAGTAAATGCCGGATCTTTTATGTGGAAAAAAGGTTATGGGACAATTTATCTATGGAATACTAATGCTGCTGATGTAAGAAATACATATGCAGCAATAGGTATAAACACGGCAGGAACACCGAGATTAATTAAAGAAGATGGTTCTGGCGCTAGTGATAGTACGTATAAACGTAAAGCGTATTTGAGGGTAAGGGTATGACACAAGAAGAAATCGATGCAGCATTAAACGAAATTGGTTTTATAAATACTCAAATAGATCTAGGAAATACTGAAGAAGAAAGACGATCTATTGAAAATCAATATATTGAAAGAATGCAAGAATTACTTAATTTAATAGAGAATAATAATGTCGAAACTTAGAACAGGAACAACTATAGGTGGTTCACTTGTTTGGCACGCCGGTAATGATGGGCCTGGGTCTGGATTAAATGCAGATACGGTGGATGGAATTGAAGGCGCAAACTTTTTGAGAAGTGATGTTGCAGATACCGCCGCAGGTGCGATGACTTTTTCTGCAGGAATTTCAGTTACTGGCAATATTACTGCAACAGGCGATATAACTGCGTTTTATTCATCTGATTCTAGGTTAAAAGAAAATGTAAGAAATATTGAAAATCCTATTGAAAAAGTAAAAGCTTTAAATGGATATAACTTTGATTGGACTGATGCCCATTTAGAAAGTGTAGGCGGAGTTGATGATTATAATATTAGAAAAGCAGATGTAGGAGTTATTGCACAAGAATTACAAAATGTTTTACCTGAACTTGTAGCAGAAAGAGAAAATGGATTATTAGCCGTAAAATATGACAGAATAGTAGCTTTGCTCATTGAAGTTGTCAAAGAACAACAAAAACAAATAGATGAACTTAAAACTATAAATAGTTAAATATATAAGAGAAATTTAAATGGCGCTACAAGGTTCAGGCCCAATATCAATGTCTGACATTAATGTCGAGATGGGTAATACTAGCAATAGTAGTATCAGTCTAAACATTAATTATGTACGACAATTTCCAGATCCAGCTAAACCTACTGGCGCTATTTCTTTAGGTGATTTTTATAATGCTACAATTGATACATTATTCCTTACTACATTCAATACGAATCGTACTACTCTTACTGCTTTCGTATCAGCATTTAATACCGCAGTAGCAACCAATAAAGCTACAGTAACTGCATTTATTACCGCGTTTGATACTGCAGTAGAAACTAATCGTAATACGGTTACTGCTTTTGTTTCAGCATTCAATACTGCAGTAGAAACTAATCGTAATACGGTTACTGCTTTTGTTTCAGCATTCAATACTGCAGTAGAAACTAATCGTGATACGATTACTGCTTTTAATACGGTGTTTGATACTGGTCAAGATACGACAATTGATACTACTAGAGATACGGTTACAGCGTTTAATACTGCAGTAGAAACTAATCGTGATACGATTACAGCATATGAATCGGCATTCAATACTGCAATAGAAACCAACAGAAATACGATTACAGCATTCAACACTGCAGTAGAAACCAACAAAAATACGATTACAGCATACGATTCAGCGTTTAATACTAATATTGCTACTACTAAAACTACACTAACGGTGTTTAATACTGGTCAAGATACGACAATTGATACTACTAAATCTACTATTACAGCATTCAACACTGCAGTAGCAACCAATAAAGATACGATTACAGCATTTGATACTGGTAAAGATACTAATATTGATACTACTAAAAATACTATTACAGCATTCAATACCGCAGTAGAAACCAATATAATTACATTAACAGTGTTTGAGACTGGACAAAATACGACCAAAGATACTACTAAAAATACTATTACAGCGTTTAATACTGCAGTAGAAACAAACATAGAAACATTAACGGTGTTTGAGACTGGTCAAGATACTAATATTGCTACTACTAGAACTACACTTACAGCGTTTGAGACTCTAAGAGATACGAATAAAGATACGATTACAGCATATGAATCGGCATTTAATACCGCAGTAGGAACTAATAGAGCTACAGTTACCGCGTATGAATCAGCGTTTAATACTAATATCAATACTACTAGAACTACACTAACGGTATTTGATACTGGCGCCAATACGACCAAAGATACTACTAAAACTACACTTACAGCGTTTGAGACGGGTTTGAATACTAATATTAGTACTACTAGATCTACATTAACAGTGTTTGAGACTGGACAAAATACTAATATTGCTACTACTAGAGCTACATTGACGGTATTTAATACTACAGGCGCGCAAGGACCAAATACGATAGTCGCCGGCTCGTATGTTTGGGCCCAATCAGGTACTGCGACCACCTCTGTTATCTGGGCATCGGTACAAAAATACAGTGGCCCACTGATCCTGAGCGGCTATGCGCATCCTGATGGATTTACTTATTACAAAGGACCGTTAATTCAATCTGATAAATTTGGTGGCGGGTCATTTCAGATCAATAGGGCCACATCCTCTGTCTCAACTAATAGATCAACTGTTACGGCGTATGATTCGTCATTCAATACCGCAGTAGAAACTAATAAAGCTACAGTTACCGCGTATGAATCAGCATTTAATACCGCAGTATCAACTAATAGAAATACAGTTACAGCATATGAATCATCATTTAATACCGCAGTAGGAACTAATAGAAATACAGTTACAGCATATGAATCAGGATTTGGTACTAATATTAGTACTACTAAAACTACACTAACGGTATTTGATACTGGCGCCAATACGACCAAAGATACTACTAGAACTACGTTAACTGCATTTGAGACTCTAAGAAATACGAATAGAGATACGATTACAGCATACGATTCAGCGTTTAATACCGCAGTAGAAACCAATGTAATTACATTAACAGTGTTTGAGACTGGAAAAAATACGGATAGAACTACTGTAACAGCGTATGAATCAGCGTTTAATACTGCAGTAGAAACAAACATAGAAACATTAACAGTGTTTGAGACTGGACAAAATACGGATAGAACTACTGTAACAGCGTATGAATCAGGATTCAATACGGCAATAGGAACTAGTAGAACTACGTTAACGGTATTTGATACTGGTTATAATACTGATAGACAAACTGTAACAGCGTATGAATCAGCATTTAATACTGCAATAGCAACCAATAGAACTACTGTAACAGCGTATGATTCAGTATTTGGTACTAATATTGCTACTACTAGAACTACGTTAACGGTATTTGATACTGGCAAAAATACGGATAGAACTACGTTAACGGCATTTGATACTGGTCAAAATACGACAATTGATACTACTAGAACTACGTTAACTGCATTTGATACTGGCAAAAATACGGATAGAACTACTGTAACAGCGTATGAATCGGCATTCAATACCGCAGTATCAACTGATAGAGACACTGATAGAGTTACATTAACAGCGTTTGATACTGGTTATAATACTGATATAGATACTACTAGAACTACGCTGACCGCATTTGATACTGGTTATAATACTGATATAGATACTACTAGAACTACGTTAACAGCGTTTGATACTGGATATGATACAGACAGAATTACTACTAGAGCTACGTTAACGGTATTTGATACTGGTTATAATACTGATATAGATACTAATAGAACTACGTTAACAGTATACGATACAACGTTAGATACATTAATTCCTCAGACTTGGGATGGTAATACTTGGACACTATAAGGTGAATTATTATGGAAAAAAGTTTTGAAACATTAGATAATAAATTTGAAGTTATGATTACAATCATTATGGAACATTTTAGAAAAGTTGATGATAGATTAAATGAATTTGAAAAAGATATTATAGCATTAGAAAAAAATATTGAGGAATTAAAAAATGCCACTAAAATTTCTAGCGAGTGATGACAATTTAGGAAATATATCTGCACATTTTTTTAAATCTGGTACCGCGTTAAGATCTGTTAGTAATGACGTTGAATTAACAAAATTACGAGAAAAATTACCATTTAAAGAAATTGAAGAAAGAAAAACGAAATTAGAATATGATGTTTCTTATTCCTCTCGAAATGATAATAAAATTTCTGGATATTTTTATACAGATTGTTTAGGTAAATTTGTATATATTAGATGTTCATCTAGATTAAGAAATTCTGAAATAATTAAAGAAAGTAAAAAGACAAAAATTAATGAAGATGGTGAAAATATTTTCAACATTTTATATGAGAAACATGTCGACAAATATTCATTGAGACCTACGCGAAATAAAGATTATAACGATTTTGTTATATTTTTACCCGGCAACAATATTTACAATAAAATTGTAGATGAAGATAAAATAACGCAATTAATAAAAAGTGAAAATGCTAAAATAAAGTGTCATCCTATAACACCTGAATCTATGTTATCTCATCTACAGTATAAATTTGGAAAAAATAACATTATCAATAAAGAATTGTCCGGACATGAAATTCTTGCTAATTGTAATAAAGTTGGATTTTGTGAAAATACTGAAATGGGCCTTATCGCCTTTATTAAAGGGTTAGATACAGCATACGTTGGAAAAGAACGTGGATCATATACTTATTCCAATTTTTATAAGCATATATATTTTGATAAAAAAAATCCAAACGAAATGAAAAAAGAAATACAACAAGATTTGAAATCAATATTTTCTTGTAATTTTAACGGATTGATTTCAGTTGATAGTAAAAATCAAGAAGAAAGAATTTATAATTATTTTAAATATTTTGAGGATAAATTTGAACATGAGCAACATTCAAAAATTTGATGTTATCATATTAAATAATGATAATGATCTTTTACCTTTAACTATTAATTCTTTGAAAAAAAATACTCCAGATTGGAAATGGTCAATTATTCAATGTGAAAATAATAAAAAAGTTAATACTGTATTAAAAAATTGTACAAGACCAACTATTGCCTTGGCCAGTGGAATTATATGCGATCTAAATTTAATTAATTTACAATATAATTCTATTTGCAATTCGAATTTTGCGTTTTATAAAAATAAAAGATATACTTTTTCAAAAGATTCAAATCTTGCAAGTTATTATAATAATTTAAGAATAAAAGCAAATCCTGGAATAGCAGATTTATCATTTTTTATATTAAATCCATTCTTATTTAATTATATTCCTGAACAAGATTCCGGATTTTTAAGTAAAGTGGCAGTAACAGATATGCCAATAAACTATTTACATAAAGAAGATCCTTTAATAGATCATGCGTTTGATGCTAAGAACTGTTTAAATTATGGCGTAAAGGGATTAAGTGCTGTATGTCATGATTATAGAAAATTTGTAAAAACTGGAAGATGTACTGTTGCAGAAGCATGGACATATAATTTTAATCGTTTATTAGAGTACACAGATCATTTGAATTATAAATATATTAGAAACATTGAACAAATTGCAAAAAAAGAATCAGATATGATTCTAAAATTAAAAATGGATATAAATGAAAAATATTTACCAATTAACAATGGTAGATGTTTAAAATCTAGAAATAGCGCAGGTTAAAAATGACAGTTAGAAATATAAATTACGATTCACACACTAATATTGCTTTTGGTCCGGGTGTAACGGTTACAAAAGGTATGTTTGATGTTGATGATCATCAGATATATTGGAGGAATTTAGTAGTATTAAAATCTGTTTTAAGTGAAAATCATTATATATTATGTGCAGGAGATGATCCCGAGATTGATTTAAGAGAAAATATGCACTTATCTAGCACTATAAGTGACGTAAATATGATTAGAAAAACGCCTATATTGAAGTTAAATATAGATGACGTATATACAAATCATTCTTCGTATAATCCTGAAATCTTGTGCCCATGTTATCATATAGGGATTATTAGGGGAAATGGAACGCACACTTTAAAATTAAATTCACAAGAAGATATTATCATTCAATATGATACTGGAAATCAAATTGAATCTACAGTGTGTGAAAATGGATTAAATTTAAATCCAGAATCTTATTTTCGAAATACTGGAAGTAAACTAGTAGCCGGAGTAGGCGGCTGGGAGTGTTGGCAAATAGGTGTACCTCCAAGCTTACAGACATTAGATACTCCAACTCAACTGTGGGATTGCGCGCAACTTTCTTCTTCAGAAACAATGAACACAAAAGTATTTCCAGGTGCAATTGGTGGTAGAATTGTATGTTTAAATGGTTCTTTTACTATAAATTCTGAAAACGTATCAATAAATCAATACGTTGATTATGATCCAACAAATTCACAAGAAATTATTGCAACAAGTGACGATACAATTTTAGCATTTATAGCTTTACATGGCAGTGTTAACATGGATGAAATTACACTTTAACTAGAGATACAATAATGGCTAATCCAACTACAAGATCTGAATTTAAAGAATATTGCTTAAGAGCTTTAGGTAAGCCAGTAATAGAAATTAATGTAGATGATGATCAAGTAGATGATAGAATTGATGAAGCTTTAAGATTTTACTATGATTATCATTTCGATGGAACATCAAAAGTTTATTATAAGCATCAAATAACTCAGCAAAACATTGATGATAAATCTATTACTCTTCCGGAAAATATAATGGGAGTTGTAAAAATATTTGAAATGAGTGATCCTGCAACTAGTGCTGGTGATTTATTTAATATACGATATCAAATTGCTTTAAATGATTTATATACATTAGTTAATGTTGGATTAATCGATTATTACATGTCAATGGAACATCTTGCGTTAGTTCAAGAAATTTTAGTAGGTAGAACTCCTATACGTTATAATAGACATAGAAATATATTACACATTGATAAAGGCGAGGCTGCTTTAGAATTAGACAAATATGTTTTAGTAGAAGCTTACGAAATCGTAGATCCAGATACATACACAGATGTTTGGAATGACAGATGGCTTAAGCATTATACTACGCAATTAATTAAAAGACAATGGGGTTCTAATTTAACAAAATTTGAAGGGATGCAATTGCCTGGCGGTATAACCTTTAATGGCGCTAAACTGTACGATGATGCTCAAGCAGAAATTACTAAACTAGAAGAACAAATGATTAATAACTACTCATTACCAGTAATGGATATGAGAGGATAATTATTATTAGCTCAATAGCTATTATACGCAAAAAACAGGAAATGTCAACCAGTTATGGCTACTAATGTATTTTTTAATAACTTTGATAGTTATGCAGAAAAAAATTTAATAGAAGATTTAATTATCGAGTCTATTAAAATGTATGGCCACGACGTTTATTATTCTCCGCGGCAATTAGTAGCAATTGATTCTACATTTAACGAAGATAGAATTTCTAGATATGTTAATACGTATTTGGTTGAAATGTATATTAAGAATATTGAAGGATTCGAAGGAGAGGGTGATTTTCTTTCTAAATTTGGTGTTCAAATTAGAGATGAAATTACGTTCTCTATTGCACAAAGGGTTTTTAATAATGAAATTGGTGCTATTGAAATACAAAGTAGACCAAGAGAAGGCGATTTAATTTATTTACCATTAACAAATCGTGTTTATCAAGTTAAATTTGTAGAGCATGAGGCAGTATTTTATCAAATGGGTGGGTTACAAACATATGATATTCGTTGTGAATTATTTGAATATAGTAATGAAGAATTGAGTACAGGATTAGATGCAATAGATTCAATTCAAAAACAATATTCATTAGATGCTGGAATTCTTGATCGGGGTGATTTATACGCAAATGGTGATATTATAATTGATGTTGATACGGGAAGAATACAAAACGCAAATACATCATTTATTTCAACTGATCCTTTTGCAGATAATGTAACTTTAGAAACAGATGGTGATAATATTATTGATTTTAGTGAAACAAATCCATTTTCTGAAGGTAATATTTAATGTTTGGCCAAACTTTTTACCACGAAATGATAAAAAAGTATGTTATTCTATTTGGCACACTATTTAATGATCTTTGGATTAATCGAAAAGATAATAATGGTAAAGTAATTCAATCTATAAAAATACCTATAGCATATGGACCCCGTGATAAATTTTTATCAAGAATTACTGGCGGAATAACTGGTTATACTGGTGCACAAAGTGATGAAGATCCTATGACTAGGCCTGTTGCTATAGTTTTACCTCGCTTAGGATTTGAAATTGTAGGAATGAATTATGCGCCAGAAAGAAAATTATCTACTATTAATAGGTTTATTGTTAAAGATGTTACAAGTGATGATACTAGCAGAAAATATACATACAATCCGGTTCCATACGATATAAATTTTTCACTTTCTGTATTTTGTAAGAATACAGAAGATGGCACTGCAATTGTTGAACAAATTTTACCATATTTTACTCCAGAATGGAATACTACGGTTAAATTAATAAATGATCCTGATATTGTTTTAGATGTTCCTTTAGTTTTAACTGATGTTTCTCAAGATGATGTATATGAAGGAGATTATGACAGTAGAAGATCTCTTATTTGGACTTTAAATTTTGTTATGAAAGCACAATTCTTTGGTCCTATCAAAAATTCTGGAATTATTAACGTTGCAAATACAGAATTATATGATTCATCATTATATAATGATATTGATTCATCTTTAGTTAATGCAATAGCTTCTGTTGATGTCAGCCCAGGATTAACTGCAAACGGTGAACCAACTTCTAATTCTGCATTAAGTATTTCTGCCAATAACATTTCATCGGAAGACAATTATGGATTTATTGTAGATATACAAGACCCTAAGGACATTGAATAGTGAGTAAAGATATAATTAGTGATGTTTTAAATATGAATCCTATTGAAATAGAAAATGATACGCAATTACCTACAGCTTATAAACCATCTATTCAAACAGATCATGAAGCAGAACAAGATTTAAAATACGTTAGACAAAACTTATATGATATTATAGAGAAAGGACATGGCGCAATGGATGAGTTAATGTCTATTGCAGATCAATCTCAACACCCTCGTTCATATGAAGTTTTAGCTCAAATGATTAAAACTTTGGTTGATGTAAATAAAGATTTATTAGAAATACAAAAAAAGAAAAAAGATTTATTAAAACCAGAAGAAATAGCAGGAACAATTAATAATAATTTATTTGTTGGAAGCACCAGCGATTTACTAAAATTAATGAATAAAGACGATGCAACAAACAATTGAAGATATTGATGATTATAAATCCTATTTAGGAAATGTAAATCTTAAAAGAAAAGGCGTAAACATTAATTGGACCGAAGAAATGGTCCAAGAATTTTTAAAATGTGCTGCTGATCCAATTCATTTTTCACAAACATACATCAAAATTGTTCATGTTGATCGTGGATTAATACCTATAGATTTATATCCTTATCAAAGTGAAATTATTGATACTACTAGTAATAATAGAAGAACAGTAGTAGTTACATCTCGTCAGGCAGGTAAAACTACTACTGCTGTTTGTTTAATATTGCATTATATTTTATTTAATGAGCATAAAACGGTCGCTTTATTAGCAAATAAGGGTGATGCTGCGAGAGAAATTTTAGAAAGAATTAAAGTTGCGTATGAAGCATTACCAAAATGGATGCAACAAGGTGTAGTTGAATGGAATAAAGGAACTGTTGAATTTGAAAATGGTTCTAAAATTATAGCTGCAGCTACATCTTCTTCAGCTATTCGTGGTAAATCTGTATCTTTCCTTTATATAGACGAAACAGCATTTGTTGAAAATTGGGATGAATTTTTTGCTTCTGTATTTCCAACAATTTCTTCTGGTGATACTACAAAGATATTATTAACATCTACACCAAATGGTTTAAATCATTTTTATAAAACGTGTGAAGGTGCAAAAGATGGAAGGAATGGATATAAATTTATTGAAGTTAAATGGAATGATGTTCCTGGAAGAGACGCAGCCTGGCGAAAAGAAACTCTTGCTGCTATGGATTTTGATGAAGAAAAATTTGCGCAAGAAATGGAGTGTGAATTTTTAGGTAGTTCTGGAACATTAATTGCTGGATGGAAACTTAAAGAATTAGTATATAAAGATCCTATTCATGAATCGCACGGGGTTAAAATGTATCAATCTCCAAAAGCGCAAAGATCTTATGTTATGACTGTCGATGTTTCTCGTGGAAAAGGACTAGATTATTCAGCATTCCAAATTATTGATGTGACTAAAATGCCATATTTGCAAGTATGTATTTTTAGAGATAATATGATTACTCCAAGAGATTTTACTGATATTATCTATCAATTAGCAAAACACTATAATGATGCACAAGTATTAGTAGAAATTAATGATATAGGTGAACAAGTATCAGTAACTTTATTCGAGGATTTAGAATATGAAAATATGTTATTTACGGAAAACATGGGTAGAAGTGGTAAAAGATTATCTGCAGGATTTTCTGGGCAAGCGGATAAAGGTGTAAGAACAACAAAAGCTGTTAAATCTTTAGCGTGTTCTTTATTGAAATTATTAATAGAACAAAACCAATTAATTATAAGTGATTTTGAAACAATTAAAGAACTATCTACTTTTAGTAAAAAAGGAAGTAGTTATGAGGCCGAACCAGGGAATCATGACGACTTAACAATGTGCCTAGGTTTATTTGCGTGGTTAAGTAATCAACAATATTTTAAAGAATTAACCGATATAAATACTATAAATCATCTTAGAGATATGAATAACGAACAAATTATGAATGAATTGGTGCCATTCGGCATAATTGATGATGGGCGAGATGAATATATTGAAGAAGTTATTTATGCTGTCAGTGATTTTGATCAGTTTTTAAGAAAATAAGATTTTTATAAATAACTATAATGATTCCAATTCAATATTGAATACAAAGCCTATAGGGAGAAAAACAATATGCCTTTTCAATTAAGCCCAGGCGTTAATGTAACTGAGGTTGATCTTACTACAGTAATTCCAGCGGTAGCAACCACCGATGCAGCTATTGGTGGTGTTTTTCGTTGGGGACCTGTAGAAAAATCATTGCTAATTAGTTCAGAAGACGCTCTCGTTTCTCGTTATGGTAAGCCTTCGAATTTAAACGCAGAAACGTTTTTTACTGCTTCTAGCTTTTTAGCTTATGGCAATAAATTAAACGTAAGTCGTGCTTCACATTCAACAGGAACTGTTGTAATTGAAGATTCTGAAGTAGGTGATACCACTGCCATCACAGTTCAAAGTTTAGATCTTGGACTTACTGGTGGTGAAGCAGTTTTTGGACAATATATTCCAGATGGAACAACAGTAGTTTCAGCTACAGAAAATGGATCTAATACAGATATCGTATTAAGCCAAGCTGCTATAGGCCCAAATACACCAACAACAGTTCAATTGCAATATTTTGATGCTGATTATTCGCTCAACGCTATTGCAAACTCAAATGTTGCGTCTTTGCCGGGTCAAATCGTAAAAAACGATGAACACTATGAAACAGTAACTTTTGATGCAGACGTACAATGGGTTGCTAAATACCCAGGCGAATTAGGTAATTCATTAAAAGTATCTGTGTGTGATAGTGCGGCCGCGTTTGAAACAGAAACAGATTTAACTGCAATTGATGCTGCTAATACATCTTCTGCTACGTTAAGTATTTCAGTTGGTTCTAAGGTTGCAACAATTACTATTGCTAACACCGCAGCCGGAGATGCTAACTCAGGCGCCGATTCATTACAAACTGCGTTAGATACAATTATTGTAGGAGACCAGGTTAAACTCGGTAATACAACTATTGGTGTTCAATATCTTCAAGTAGAAGAAATTAGCGAGATTACTAAAGTTGAAGCACTCGCCGTTGAAACTGGTGTGGTTACTGCGACTATTACATTTAAAGATCCATATGGTTTATCTACAGATTTTTCTGATACAAAACTTTCTAGAAAGTGGGAATATTGGGATTCAGTAGAAGGCGCGCCAGGACAATCTACATATCAATTTACACAAGGTAATACATCAGCTCAAGACGAACTTCATGTAGTTATTGCTGATGAAGATGGTGGATTCAGTGGAGTTCCTGGTACAATCTTAGAAGTATTCCAAGGATTATCTCGTGGAACAAATGTTAAAAGTGAAGATGGATCAACTCTTCATTATAAAGAAGTAATCAATCAATCTTCAAAATATTTGTGGTGGGCCCAGGATCGCAGTAATTCAGGTTCTGCTACTGCGTTAAATCTTACTAGCTCAACAAATGTTAATCCATATACAAAATCTTTGGTTGGTGGACGTGATACAAAGGGCGAAGATACTGTTGCTATTGCAGACTTAATTAATTCTTATAATTTATTTAAATCTGCTGAAGATATTGATATTTCATTAGTGTTAGCAGGTAAAGCACGTGGTGGTACAAACGGAGAGCAACTTGCTAATTATATCGTTGATAATATTTGCGAAGCAAGAAAAGATTGTATTGCATTTATTTCGCCAGATAAATCAGACGTTGTAAACATTACTACCGGCGATACTGAAGCTAGAGTTGTTGAATTTAGAAATTCATGTCGATCTACTTCTTATGCTACATTAGACTCCGGTTATAAGTATGCATATGATAAGTATAATGACATTTATCGATGGGTTCCATTAAATGGTGATGTTGCTGGTCTTTGCGCTGCAACAGATCAGGCCCGCGATGCTTGGTGGTCTCCAGCAGGATTTAATCGTGGTGCTATTAAAAACGTTGTTAAATTGGCGTGGAATCCTAAAAAAGCAGAACGCGATATCATTTATAAGAGCGGTATTAATCCTGTTGTTAATTTCCCAGGAAATGGTATTATCTTATTTGGTGATAAAACATTATTAGCTAAGCCATCAGCTTTTGATAGAATCAATGTTCGTAGATTGTTCATTGTATTAGAAAAAGCTATTGCTACTGCAGCTAAATTTACATTATTTGAATTTAATGATGCCTTTACGCGCGCAAGCTTTGTTAATTTAGTTACTCCTTTCTTAAGAGATATTCAAGGCCGTCGTGGAGTATATGACTTTGCTGTTGTGTGTGATGAAACAAATAATACTGGTGAAGTAATTGATAGAAACGAGTTTATTGGAGATATTTACATCAAACCAGCTAAATCAATTAACTTTATCCAATTGAATTTTGTTGCAGTTAGAACCGGAGTAGAATTCTCCGAAGTTATTGGCAATTTTTAATAAATAAAATAGTTAAAACAAATAGGAGAATAAAATGGCTTTTAGCGTTACAGATTTTAAATCAAACGCCATTCAAAGGGGTGGGTATAGACCTACCCTTTTTGAAGTTGATGTTACATACGCTGGCTCTCAATTTGGTTTTCTTTGCGCAGCTACTGCTACTCCTGCATATACAATGGGTGTAATTGAAGTTCCATATTTTGGTCGTAAGGTTAAAATTGCAGGAGATAGGACTTACGCTGAGTGGACAACGACTTTAATGATGGAAGAAAACGACGATGTTCGTTCTAATTTAGAGCAATGGTCAATGGACATTAATTATGGCGATTCAAACGTAAGATTACTGACAGGTGAAGAATATAAACAAAATGCTACAGTAAAATTATTTGATAAGCAAGGAACAATTATCCGTAGGTATAGTTTGGAAGGATGTTGGCCAACAGATGTAGGCGTAATCAATTTGGATTGGAACACTACAGATACAATTGCAACGTATGAAGTTACGTGGGCATTTGATTACATGAACGAAGGGTTCTAAGATATAACTCATCTAATTTAATAGTATGGTGTGGGGGTTATATAAATAACTATATAACTCCCATTATTTTTTTGGAGATGACTCAATGGCTATAGAATTATTCGGTTTTGAAATAAATCGAAAAAAACAAGAACAAGAAGAAAAAAAATTAGTTTCTTTTGTATCCCCCAGTAATGATGATGGTGCAATGACTGTCGCTTCAGGCGGCGTTTATGGCACATATGTTGATCTAGACGGTTCAGTCAGAACAGAAGCAGAATTAGTAACTAAATATCGAGCATTAGCACTAGATCCAATATGTGATTTAGCTATACAAGACATTTGCAATGAAGCCATTGTAGAAGATTCAGACGAAGACACTGTTAGTCTTGTATTAGATGATATTGATATACCTAAAAGCATTAAAAGTAAAATTAATAATGAATTTGAAAGTATTTTAAATATTTTAGAATTTAATAGGATGAGTTATGAAATATTTAAAAGATGGTATGTTGATGGTCGATTATATTATCATGTTCTTATTGATGAATCTAAGCCAAATGAGGGTATTAAAGAAGTAAGATATATTGATCCTCGTAATATTAAAAAAATTCGTGAAGTTAAAAAAGAAAAAGATCCTAAAACTGGAATTCCTTTAGAAAAATTAATTGGCGAATATTATCTTTATAATCCTGCTGGTTTTATGAAAAAAGCTGGTTCGCAAGCGACGTTTGGTGCTTCGAATGCTGTTGAAGCAGAAGGAATGAAAATTTCAAAAGATGCAATCGTATATTGTACAAGTGGATATATGGATGTAGATAATAAACTCATTCTTTCATATTTACACAAAGCAATTAGACCATTAAATCAATTACGTTCATTGGAAGATTCTGTTGTCATTTATAGAATTTCTCGAGCACCTGAAAGAAGAATTTTTTATGTAGATGTTGGTGGTTTACCTAAAGCTAAAGCTGAACAATATTTACACGATTTAATGACTAAATTTAAGAATAAAATTGTTTATGATTCTAACACTGGTGAAATTCGTGATGATCGTAAATTTATGACTATGCTTGAAGATTTTTGGTTACCGCGTAGAGAAGGTGGAAAAGGTACTGAAATTACTACGTTACCAGGTGGTCAAAATTTAAGTGAAATTGAAGATGTTTTATATTTCCAAAATCTTTTATTTAGATCTCTTAATGTTCCTGCTACAAGATTACAGCCAGAATCTTCATTTACTTTAGGTAGAGCAACAGAAATATCTCGAGACGAAGTTAAGTTTTCAAAGTTTATTGTTAGATTAAGAAATAAGTTTGGTGAATTATTTACTAAATTATTAGAAAGACAACTTATTCTTAAGAAAATTTGTACTGCAGAAGAATGGAAAGATTGGAAAACACAAATTAATTATGATTATGCTATTGATAACTATTTCCAAGAATTGAAACAAATGGAAATTCAACGTGAAAGAATTGGCGTATTACGTGATATGGACGAATATGTTGGTAAATATTTTTCACATGAATGGGTTAGAAATTATCTTTTACAACAATCTGATGAAGAAATTACAGAAATAGATAAGCAAATTAAAGCAGAAAAAACTGATCCGCGGTATGCTGAAGAACCTCCTGAAATGCAAGGACCAGAAGATGAAGAAGAACCCGGTCCAGTAGAAATAAAAAGTGAACCACCAGATAGTATAGAACAAGATCAAGAAGAGGAAGAATATATTCGTGATGAGGATGCTTTAAAAGAAAGCCAACTCAAACTTATAGAAAGTATGACTAAGTACTTAGATGAAAAATAATATTGATCCTATTATAACTTCATTTGCTATTGCAGCAGCTAAAAAAGAAGCAGCAAAAGTAGAAGATAAACTATCTAATATCTTTGAAGATTTACAAGCTCTTCAAGGCCCACAAGGATTTCAAGGAGAACGTGGGCCCACTGGATTGCCTGGTCCTATGGGAATTCGCGGAGAAAAAGGAGAAAAAGGTGATAAAGGCGATCCAGGAATTCAAGGTGAATCTGGTGAACAAGGTCCGCAGGGTTTGCAAGGACCGCAAGGAGAACCAGGCATTGATGGACAACGCGGCCCTCAGGGAGAACGCGGTGAAAAAGGAGAACGTGGCGAACGCGGTGAAAAAGGTGAACAAGGAATTCCCGGGTCTGTTGGCGAAACTGGCCCGCGAGGAGAAAAAGGTGATATCGGAAACGTGGGCCCCCAAGGAATCCAAGGTCCAAAAGGAGATAAGGGAGATAAAGGTGAATCTGGACCTAAAGGTGAAAAAGGAGAAAAAGGCGAGCCAGGAGAAATAGGACCTGCTGGACCTGCTGGCGCGGCCGGGCCCGATTTTACTTCTCAGTTCAATAATTTATATTCTGAAATTAATACAAAAATTGAAGAAAGTGAAAAAAGACATTTAGATTTTATTGAACAGACCAAAGAAGAAATAAATACATTAGAAAAACAGTTAAAAGATAATTTAGATAATTCTAGTTCTTCAGATACAAAATTTAAACGTGAGCTTGAAAAACAGTTCAACGATTTTAAACAAAACATTAACACAAGAATGGGCCAATGGGCATCTTCAGCTGGGGGTGGTTCGGTAAATATCCTACAGATGGATGATGTTCAGTTTCAAAAGAGACATGAAGTAGAAGGTGATGCTATTTTAATATTTGATGCAAATATAAAGAAATTTGTATCAGAATCATTTAGCGCTATTATAGATAGGTTAGAATTAAATATTGGGACGGCATTAGAAGTGCAATACGATAAATTAGTTGATCAAGAAGGCAATTTTACTTATATTGGTGAAGCAGAGCCAGGTTCTGCACGTGACGCGGCGGTATGGAGAATTAAAAGAGTCTATGAAATAGGCGATGATATTGAAATCATTTGGGCAAATAACACTGCCAATACAGAATTAGTATGGGACGATCGAGCAACATATGAGTATAACTAATGTGTAATCCAAATTGTTTAACAACTCTCAATGACGATACACAAAAAGAAATCGCTAGCATTTCAATCGGTGATGTTATTAAAACAAAAAACTATGATACATTAGCAGATGTAGAAGCAACTGTCACTGGTAATACTGTAAAACTAGCAGATCAAATTATTTTTTATTATACTGATGACACATTACATCAGTATGGAACTACACAAGAAATATACACTGACGATGGATGGAAATTAGCAACAGACATTGTTATTGGAGATACGCTAAATTCTGGTAGTAAAGTTGTACAATCATGGGAAATTGAAAAAAATAAAATAGTTACAGATGTTATTTCATCTGAAAATACTTTTATAGCAAATGGATTTTTAGTAAGGTGTAGTGTCTAATGGCTATCGGAGGAAACCCAATTGTTGTCGATTCGTCTGCTGCAAGTGATACTGCTCCTGCTCAAACACAAGCGACAACTGCATTTGAATTTGTCGTATCTGATACTTTTGCAAACCTAAACAACGGTGATATCGGAGCTGGAACAGTTGGACCAGGTTCTACATTTGTTGGTAGATTAGTTTGTATTAGACCACATTCATCAACAGAAGTGATACGTCGTGTTACAGCTGATACTGCAGGAACTGGCACAACTCGAATTTTAACAGTGTCACAAGCATTTGCTTCAGGAGAAGAACCTGCACAAAACGATGAAATTCAATTTTGTTACAGAGCCGAAGATTTATCAACCGCAACAGGTTATACATATCGAACTCGAACAGGAGTATTTGAAGCCGGTCGAAATTTAATTATTGGTGATAATACAGCTCAACCAGCCGCCGGCACTTTTCCTTGGTTAGCCGTACTTGATTCAGAATTGCTAGAAATTAACGATGCTGGCGCGGCAGGTACTGGTCTTATTATTGGCCAACGATCACGTTTTCAAAGTGGATTTAAAGTTGCAGATACACCAGTATCAGGTGGTACAATACTATTTCTCAGTGCATCTGATGGTGAGAATGCATTTGAAATGGCTAATACATGTTCAATGCAAATCTATAATACTTCCTTGATTGCACCAGTAGCAGATTTGAATAGTATTGTATATACCGGTGATACTGTAGTTACTCCTACTTTGTATAGTGAATTTGAGAATGTATTTATTGCAAATCTGACAAATAGCTTGTCTTTAAGCGGCGACAATTTCAATATAAAAGATGTTAGTATTACAGGTTCAGATAATACAACATCTTCAGTGCAAACAATGGATAACTTCGCTGGTAGTACTACAGGACCGTTTGAAAATGTTATCTTTAACACATTAAGTGGATTAGCATTTCCATTTGGTGGGGGTGCCACACTAAGAAATTGTCAATTTGTAAACTGTGTTGGAAATATTAATGATACAACCGTTCTCCAAGCTGGTCCAGTTAATATTACTGCTATCGATTGTCGATTTAGTAGTAACCCACCTGATTTAAATTTAGTATCAAATGGTGGAGATGTATTTAGAGCATTAAGTTCGTCATCGTCTGTTGATAGATCACTTAGATTAAATCTAACAGTACAAGATATAAATCAGACTGCAGTAGATGCTCGATATAGAATTTATGAAACTACTCAAACAGACGGCCAAGTCGGCGATTCGGTGCCTATTGGTACAGATGGTGTTGCTAACACTTCACTTACTGCTAATACATATACGTATACGTCAGGCACCACTGTAAATACACAAAACTTTAATAATTATGCTGTAAAAATATATGAGTACGGTGATATACCATTAGATACAGGATTGCTGAGCCCAGTAGGTAGAAATGAAGGTTGGGATTTTTCTTTTACCGCTATTGCTGATCCAGAAATAACACAGGCGACTCAAGCCACCGCTAATACAGAAGGAAGCGGCACGGTGATTACTCGACACGGCGCCGGTGAAACTGATACACAACCAATGAAATTACTAGCATATGATGGTGGCTCTGGTACTTTGCCATCAGCTGGAACGACATTAACCGCAGGTGGTGGTGCAACTGGAGATGTGGTAGAATTCTTTGATACTACATTTATTTCTGATGTTACGAGTGGATTTGTGTTAGTTGAAAACTGGAATGGTACTGAATTTGGTGATAACGAATCATTGACAGGTACTGGTTTTACAGCTACGACAAATACTGCTTCTTTATATCAAGAATATACATGGGAGTATGATCCTACTGCAGCATCAAATACTGATATTGCAGCAATTTACGATTATCAATTTGCAGCACTTGATAGCCAAACTTCTAATACTTATACAGCATCAGTGATGGAGTTTAATGGCACTGAACACACTCATATGGTGTTTAAAGAAAATAATGAGTTATCAACTAAACGAAATGTTACAAAAACTGAAGGTGTCTATATACGCGGTTTGCTAGCAACAGAAGTAGATTTCTTTACTTCTGATAGTGGCGCATTATTCAATTCACCAACAGTTGTAGAATTTACAATTAGTAATTTGCATGAAGATACCGAAGTTAGATTGTTCACAAATCCAGCTCTGTCTCTATTAGGTGGTGTTGAATCAGTTGGTAATACATCGTCATATGATACTGCGTTCACAGCTGTGGCTGGTTCGCATCCTGATGCGACAACAGGACTATATGATATTAAATATACGTATGTATATACATCTGATACAGATATATATGTAGTAGCACATTCACTTGAATATCAATATCAAAGATTAGAAACTACTTTAGTATCTACTAATTCAACTTTGCAAATTAATCAAGTATTAGATAGACAGTATGAGAATCCATAATTTTTATAAATAAAAATAACAATAACACCTCTTCACAGGAGATTCAACAATGGCAGTTTTCGTAGCTACAGATATTATTACTGATCCGGATGATTTGTCCGCAACAGTAAAATTGACAACTGAGACACGAGCGGCGGCTGATGAGATTTTTATCGATACTACACCCGCAGGAACTCCTGCCGATCCTCGTACGATCGCTGTAGTTATTGATGATGGTAATAATGGTATGAAAGAAGCCGGTCTGACACTCAAATGTCTTTATTCGTTCCTCAAAGAAGAATGGCGCACAAACGCCGATCTTATCAAATTCCCATTTCCTATGACTCCTATTACTGATGAGCAGTTTGAATTTACACAAGGATGGAATTTAGAAAAAACTACAACATCTGGTACTGGTAACGATGGTTCAGGTGTAACCACACCATATCTTATTCGCACCGGCGGTTGGGCGGTAAACAATGCACGCGCTGGTTATGTTGGCACAGTACGTGATTCAGAGCGTTGGTTTGGTGCTATTACTCTTGGTGCTCTTGATGCAAATGACCAAGTTTACTATCGTCAAATTAACGATGATACAACTGCACCAACAGATGTATTTCTAGAAGGTACAGTAAATCAGGCAGTACAATTCTATCGTAACGATAATCCGGATGCTGATGATGACACGGCTGATACAAACGAATTTGATTATACAAACTTCTTTGAAATCTTTATTCGTACATTCGGTAAGACATATACACAAACAACTCTGACTGATATTGGTGCCGCCGATGGTGTAACATATCAGGCATATCGATTCCCACTTGCGAATGCACAAGATCCAAAGATTACACAATCAGAAGCTGCTGCATCTGGAGATACAGTTTCCATCACCGGTGGTTCACACGCCGCGGGTACTACTACAATTGTAACCGCCGGCCATAGTTTTGAAGTCGATGATGTTATTGATATAGCTGGTGTTACTCCTTCTGATTATAATGGTACATTTACTATTACTGCAGTAACTGGTACAGATATTTCTTATGCCGAAGCAGCTGATCCTGGTACATATACTTCAGGCGGTACAGTTTCAGGTAACTTATTTAATAATATGAGTATTTCTTGGGCTAATACTTCAGTTGATACTTCAGAAACTGGATTTAATGATACATTCGACACAACCGGTGTATCCATTCCAACAGCGTACTTTACTGTAAATATTGATGCCGATGTCAGTGATGCGTTAGTAACTAAAGCTTCGGCTGAAAAGATATACATGTGGACTCAAGCTCAACTACGTAAATCAAGCGATATCAATGCTAATAGTGGCGATACAGGTACTAAGCGTGGAGATATTACGCCGCTCAAATTACGATTTGTGGGTGATGACTTATTCACAATCGGTAAGAAAGACGTACCGGGCTCTGATGACTACGAAGGTGTTTATATCCAAGACTTTGCGACTGGAGATCAAAACAGATTGCACTTCTTCGGTTATGGTTCAGAGCAAAATGCAGCTGCAACTATTTCATCTGCATCGCGCTCCGCGAGCGTTGTAACAGTGACAACTTCAGCTGATCACAATTTTATTGCTGGTGATTACATTACTATTGCAAACACAGACGCAACTACTGATTCGTTTAATGGTAACTTTGAAATTTTATCGTCACCAGCACCAACATCTACAACATTCGCATATGCTCAAACTGGAGCTAATGAGTCAGCAACAGTAACTGGTGCATCAATTGCAGAACCTGCGGAATTTGATAATATCACGTTCCCATTCGTATCTACATTGACAATTAATTTTAATCCAAATCTTGAAAATGATACGGTAGCTATCTATCGAGTATTCTTTACAAATGATGATGCCGGTGATAATACTGGTCGTGACTTTGGTACGAAGGATGCAATCATAGTAGACGATAGTAGTGGCACTGATATTGCTGGTACAATTTCTGGTGCAACTTCTATACAGAAATCATACGCGTATGATTCAAACGTTCAGAGAGGCTCGGCCTCAGCTGGTGAAGATGCGCCAATTACCGTAGTTGCAATTGGTGCTAATACTGCGCAATATGTTGCTGCATCTGCAACAATTCAGCGAGCTGACTTGACAGTATCTCTTGTTGCGCCACTTGAGAGAAACTACGCTAACCCAGCGTAATAAATAGTTTATGAAGGGCCCCAACTGGGGCCCCATAATTTGAGAGGATAATATGCTAACAAGACGCGATGTAAGAAATACATGTTTTAAAATGAAAAAAGGAAATGCAGTTAAGTTTCCTGAAATTGTGAAAATAATAGAACCTATGCTCGAAGAAAAAGGCTATACGTGGTTCGGGTTTTCAACATGGTGGGATATTGCTATTGTAAGAGATGAAATAAAAATTATTCGCGCTATTCATGATTTACAACAAGCTGAAACAGTTTGCGCACAGAAACAAATGGCAGAAAAAATAGGGGCCGATCCTGAGTTTAATGATGAAGAACTTGCTATTTTAGAATCAATCGAATCTCAATTTCTCGATGACATTATGACATGGCAAAATTATCGCGTTGAGTGGGCTTTAACACAGGATCAAGATAACAAAAGAATTCTAACTAAATTAATAAAAAGAAAGCCGGCACAAAAAGTAGAAATTACACAAGACGTCATCGATGCAATGATTAAGAAGCAATTAGAAGAAGCTTCAGGAGATCCGGACGCTGAAATTGCAAGACGAAATGTCACACCGGTCGAACATGTCGTAAAGATATTGGAGTAATAAATGGCAGGCGAAAAGAGATATACTAGGATACCACCGGAGAGTACTGGCGACCGTGTGTACATGATACACACTGCGGAAGTTGAATTTAAGAACGGCGGCAATTCTCCAACAGCAACATATGGTAATCACGACTGGAAAACAGGTCAAAGATATGATGTTGCTGGATTTGGAATGGTTCACGTTCATGGTGTGTATGACCGTCAGGATGGCACTGGTATTCTTGCAGTACATTACTCTCAAACCGCTAAGATGGAAAACAACGTTCCGGAAGCTGATTCGTTAATCTCGCTTGACGGTGTAAACGTTGGTCAAGTTGAAAATGCATATGATGTTTATATCCCTGCACAAAACATTATGGGATATGACAATCCGGAATATGGGTGGAACATTGATCGTTTTGGTTCTGGACCTGTTACATTTGCGGAGGGTCCACCTCTGCTTACTGGGTTCGGTTCACTTAAAGTTAACGATGCTAGAATATTGGCCACTTATGATTTTAATAAAAGCAATTTACCTAACGAATTTGTAAACTCACGAGAAGGTGGTTCAGCAGTAAGTAACACATGGGATCCTGTTACTCGTGGTGTAAAACTTGCGGTGGGTGTAGATCAAGGTGATCGTGTAACACAAACATCAAACCTGTTTCACAGTACAGAAGATGGCGCAAGTATGTTGTTCGTGATGGCTACCAGAAGTGGTGATGCAGGAAAGGAAAATGTTGCCCGAAACTGGGGAGCATTTGATTCAACAGATGGATACTTTTTCCAAATAAAAGGATCGGACGCAGCACCAGGTGGCAGAACACAAATGGGTATGCCAGTATCAGTAACTCCTGGCGCAGGTTCAGCATTAAGAATTGTTCATCGTTATACATTCAATGGTACAACGGGTAATCACGAAATACTTCAAAATGAGTGGAACAAAGACACTCTCTTAGGTACTGGTGGTGCTACAAACCCCTCTGGTATGCAATTAGACGTTACAAAAATAAATACGTATTGGGTTGACTATCAATACTTAGGAGGAGGTAGAACTCGTTGGGGTGTATTCTATAGAGGTGACCGCATTGTATGTCATGAAATGATTCATGGCAATGCAGAAGAAGGTCCAATGACTCAAAATAGTCATCCGATTTCTAATCCCAATAGACCTGTGTGTTGGGCAATGGCTAATTATGGAACTGCTGGTAGTAGTTCAGAATTTTATGCTTATGGCGCTGGTGTATTCATTGAAGCATCAACAGATCCATTAAAATCTGCTCAACAAATTAGTATTGATGTACAGACAAAAACATGGGGTCAACCAGAACTTCAACCTTATTGGAGAACTAAACAAACTCGAAGTGGTAGTTCCAGCAGTTTCCCCGCCCTGTTAAAATCAGGTACATATAGCAGTCAAAGCAGCACACAGTATGCAATGACTTTATCTCCCG